ATGAAAGGAATATTATACAATGTGTTATTTTCAACAATTCCATTTATTGTTATTGCTTTATTTTCAATGTGTTATTTAGAGTTTTTCCCTAATCACTTTGGTAAGCTAACATTGGTAACAATAGTGATTGTATTTTTCGTATCATGTAAAATGATGCCTAATAAATATATTTAAAAATTTCACACAGCCTCAGCCGAGTCTGTCCATAATTCTGTGTAACCGCCACTGTATTAAAGGTGATCGCTCAGGCGGTCACCAAACTCGATAATAAAACAACTCATTGCCAACCGCCAGTTCTGTATTGGCATACTCCATTTTTTCGAAACATCCCGGATAGCCAGATAAATAACCTTCCGCACCGAGTCGTCCGTTGGGAATACTTTGCGTTTCTTTATCGCCTGCCGGATCACACTGTTCAGTGACTCAATGGCATTCGTGGTGTAGATGGCCTTGCGGATATCGGGCGGATAGCCGAAGAATGTATTGAGATTTTCCCAGTGCGTACGCCAAATTTTGCTAATTTTTGGGTATTTGTCGTCCCAGGCCTCCGCAAACTTATCCAGCGCCATCAGCGTGTCGGAGCCTGATACACCATTTTCAAACCGCTGGTGACGGCTTTATAGTCCTTCCATGACACATATTTCAGGCTGTTGCGTACCATATGGATGATGCAGAGCTGGATATGCGTCTGCGGATAAACGCTGTTTATCGCATCCGGGAAGCCTTTCAGACCGTCCACACAAGCAATCAGGATATCCTGCAGACCCCGGTTTTTAAGCTCTGTCAGCACACTTAGCCAGAATTTCGCGCCTTCGTTTTCGGCCAGCCACATGCCCAATAGCTCCTTTTGGCCTTCGGTATTAATGCCCAACGCGAGGAACACGGCTTTGTTAATTACACTGCCGTTGTGACGAACTTTTACCACAATGCAATCAAGATAAACAATGGGGTACAGCGCATCCAGAGGGCGATTTTGCCACTCAGTGACCTGCTCTTTGACCGCATCGGTGACTTTAGATATCAATGTGGGCGACACGTCAGCGTCGTACATCTCCTTGAAGGTGGCGACGATTTCCCGCGTGGTCATGCCTTTGGCGTACAGGGATAAAATCTGGCTGTCCATCTGCGTGATGCGCGTCTGGTTTTTCTTTATTAGCTTAGGCTCGAAGGTGTTTTCACTGTCACGGGGCGTGCTGAGTTCAATCTCGCCATCGTCGCACAGCAACGTTTTAGACGAGTAACCATTGCGAGTATTTGAGCCTGTTTTGGGGGTATTTTTCTCGTGCCCGAGGTGTTCGGTAAGCTCGGCATTTAACGCTGTTTCGACGGTAAGCTTTGTCAGCATACGAGAAAATACATTAAGGTCGGCTTCGGTTTTAAGACCTTTAGCCAGTTCAGCCGCAAGTGCTTTAAGTTTCTTTTCGTCCATAATTTGCCTGTCTCCGTTGTTGGAGTGAAGATATCAAAAACAGGCAATTACACAATCTTGTTTACAGTCTCGATAAATATTTCCTTCCCACTCGTTATTGCGCTTTTTCCTGTTGTCCGTTCAATAAAAGTTTTAAGTCTGTTGTAGTTATTATTTAGATACATGCACTGATTCAACTGATTATTTCTTCGAAATCCATCCATTACGGTATTTAAATTTTCTTCCGTAAGTTTTTTGATGCTCTTATTCATACGATTGAATCGATGTTTGGCTTCATCAAAACTCTGAGATGCTATAAATGTAGAAATTAGTGCTTGTTGTATTCTTGATGCTTTACCAATGCTTTCAGCTAAGAGCATATTTAACAACTCGGCATTATGCGTAGGATTATCGAGGCTCCCTTTAACCGCTTGTAAATGACTGATAAAACCAGCGGGATCGACCTTGCCAACTTTTAGGGTTACAACTGGTTTATTTGCACCGAGAGCATAGCCAACCTCTTGGCACGTCCAGATACTGTCATTGAAATCATCCGTTAGTAAAACCAGCATCACTTCCATTGTTTTCAGCCCGTTAACGATCTCATTTCTCCACTCTTTGAGTGGTTCGATAGTCTCATGGGCAACAAAACAACTGAAGCCGTACTCCTCTAAGGAGTTAGCTAATTCTTGTGCTTCACGCTTATATTTGTCTCTATGGCTAATAAAAACTCGAATTAAATTTGGCTTCCAGATGGATAACTCATCAGGATTCAGCACCTCGTTGACTATTTCATTGATACTGATAGCTTGTTGATATTCAGGATCTATCTCAGAATTCAGTTCTAATGCAACTTCACCTATCCATTCATCATACACAGATCTTGTCAAAATATTGAGGTCGTTTTTAATTAAATTTGTATATGCTTCCTGTTTAGAAATATGTATATCTATCAATATCTCCATTGGCAAGAAAAGACAGATATCATGACCAACAGCATCATAATTATGATCTGTATGGTAATCTTCGCGAACAAATACTTTTGCATGGCTAAGAACTTTATAAATAACAGGTTCACTTTCCTTATATTGTTCCCGAATTCTTTGTAAGTATCCGGGAACCTTTGGGGGGATGCAGCTTGCCATAATGTCCCTCTTAGTGGCTTCTTTGAGTGAGCTTTGATTGGTTATTGAAAATAACGCCTAATAAATCACAGCATCCCATGTGTTTTAGCATAATCGCGCAGTGCCTCATTCATTTTGGTTTGCCATCCATCACCCTGCGCCCGATAGGCGTCCACCACATCGTGATCAATCCGTAGCTTAACCGGTTCTTTCGGGTTTGCCAGTTTTGGCCGGCCACGGGTTTTTATCACCTTTTCTGCGCCCTCTTTACCAAACAACTCGGTAAACACCTCTGTGGCAGGACGTGCGCGGGCAAACTCTGCCTCGCCCCACTCGGGGTTATCTGTCATGGTGACTTTACTGATTCTTTTGTTCATATCGCTTTACCTCACGGGAATTGGCCTTACGCAGGCTGATAACATGCACCTTGCCGTTACGTGGTGTGAATACCAACATATGTAACCGCTCTTCAATGTAGCCCAGTGCCTGGAAGCGCCGCTCTGGATATTCCTTACGGAGATCCTCAACAATTAGCGCTGTAGCAACTTCGAAATCACGCGCCATCTCAAAGGACAGTTTACGTTCAGCAATATTTTTTTCGTTTTTGATTGGGTCGTAAGATATGTCCATGAAATTAATGTACCCCCAATAAATACATTAATGCAAGAGATATTAGCATTCATACTTTATTTCATTTCCTTTGTGCCATCCCTCACACAAAACCCATCACATGCCGCGCGCGCCCGTAGGCGGCACACTGGCCGCATGAATATCCTTATTGCTGGCCTTAAACGCCTGTTGGCTAACATTATCCGTATTGGCATCGTCTCAGACGTCGATCTTGCTAACGGATTATGCCGGGTCAAAATGGGCAACCTGAAAACCGATTGGCTTAATTGGTTAACCCTGCGCGCCGGGCGGGTGCGTTTTTGGTCTGCGCCATCGCTGGGTGAGCAAGTCATGGTGATCAGTATCGGCGGCGTGCAGCGTGGTGGCGATTGGACTGAGGGGGTTAAATGACCAGCGATAAATATAGCGGCATGAACCGCAACAGCGGCTTGAACATCGACGATATTGATCATATTCGCCAGTCAATCAGTGACATTCTGGCCACACCACAAGGCACACGGGTGATGCGCCGCGATTATGGCTCACTGTTATCAACCTTGATCGACCAGCCGCAAAATCCCGCCTTACGTATAAAAATGATGGCCGCTGTTTATGGCGCTGTGATGCGTTGGGAGCCGCGCGTTACGCTGGCAGTGGAGATATCACCGGGGCGGTGTAGGGGGTGGAAATTTTTGGGGATTTATTAACAATAAAATCGCGGGTGTGCTGCCGCTGTTTGGTAAACATCACTTTGCTGGCTCGGATTATATCCGTATTCCAGACGTGCCGGGCGGGCTGATTGTGCAATGGATGACTGGCCCTGTTTCTGCCAGCGAAAATATCGCTTACCCTGAACTGGCTTTCCCCACCGCCTTTCCTGTTACGTGTCTAATGGCGTTCGCGGCCACTCAGGGGAATGACACAATACAAGCCGATGTGATGTTTCAAACATCGCCACGGTGGAAAACTGGCCGCAGGTTGAATTGCCGGAACTGCCGCAATGGCTTTTGATCGAGGCAATGAATCAGGGGTATTGTATTCCCAACTGGCCGTAACGGTTAGAGGCATAATGGGTGCGTTCAGGTGAATCGCACTCCTCTTTTCTATTTGATTATTTTTAGCGTGGGTTTATTCAGTTTATGTAGTTATACGGATTCAAATATTTCGAAATACTGATTGGCGCTAAAGAGATTAAAAGAGAAACATCCGAAAATACGTGTTAAGTAATATCAAGAAATATCTCAATTATTCTGTGGTGTGGAAAAAATAAAATATAGACGTTCAACAAACCAAACTGAACGAATAAAGTATTCCTCATGCGCGATATATATATCTTAAGGAAACGATAAGTTATGTTTTGGTTGTTTCGTTACTTACTTGGATAAGTGATTTGCTTTACAATGCAATAGACGCAAGACAGTATTAAATAAAAATATGAGGACACTATGGCATTACAAGGAAAGTTTGTTGTTAACAATGCTCACTACTCCCCTTTGAGCATTTTTGGTGTTGGTACATTTATGGCCTTTTCTGGCAATAAGGCATACCGCAACAGAGGCGGCTGTACCATGGTCCCTGATAACGGCCATTACCCGAGGGGTGCTACTGGATTGTTGAGCGCCCTAAAGGCGGGGTTAAAAGGCGGGGTTAAAACCCGCATTAATACCGCAATGAAAGATTTCCCCACCAAGTTTACCCATGCGCCGACTGACCATAATGAATGGTTTGGCTTGTACCGTGATGATGGGAAAATTGACGATTACACTTGGATCAATAATGTTGAACGTGGAAATTTCAGATTGCATCCCATCGGCCCGATGGGGGTTTCTATGGGGTGTATCACGTTACAACATGCTGCCGATTTTCAGGTGCTGCGCAAAGCCCTACTCCACACACAAACCATTGCAGTTAATGGAACTAAATTGATGGCCTATGGGTGTATTGAGGTGGTGACGAATGGCAACACTTGTCCGTAGGTTATTGAAGGTACTATTTTTTATCGGCCTGTTTATACTGGCGGTTAAGTATATCCATAGTTACCCCTATCCGATGCCTGAGAGCCAGTTACAGTACTGGTTCAGTATCTCAGAGTTTTTGGGGTTCAGTAACCCCGAAGATATCTATTTCCCGGCAATGCTGGTTCTCGATATTATTGTCGCATCGCTAGCTTATGTGCTTATTATGAAGGGATTTCATAAGTTCAGAGCACGAAAAAAGACGTCACACGCGGGATAGAAAAATCACTTTCCTGTTAATGGTAACCACTCTATATCGCGTAAAGTGGTTACCCATTTTATAGTTTTCTCGTTGTGCCATTCGCCACCATACTCTCTACCCTCAACCAACAGAGAGTTAATCCATGAGTGATTATCATCACGGCACGCGCGTCATCGAAATCAACGACGGTACTCGCGTTATTTCCACTGTTTCCACCGCCATTATCGGCATGGTCTGTACTTCCGATGATGCTGACGCCCCCCTGCCCTCAGTGTCAGCATAGTTGTCACCCCCTTCTAAAAATGGATCCAGAGGGCAACGGAGTGACAAATAAAACGTATTTCCCCAGAACGTAAAGCCGGTGTATTGGCAAAATTACTTCCCCCGTACAACATGACCGTCACGGCTGTTGCACAGATGGAAGGGATATCGGAAGCTACCCTCTACAATTGGCGCAATCAGGCTAAATCAGAGGGGGAACCGGTGCCCGGTGCAGAGAAAAACAGTGAACAGTGGCCTGCCGAAGCGCGGCTCGCGGTTATCGTGGAAACCGCCACGTTAAGTGAAACGGAAATCGCCGAATACTGCCGTAAAAAAGGGCTTTACCCCGCGCAGATAGCGCAATGGAAACAGGCTTTTTTGCAGGTTCCTTCGGGTGACGATAAGGTGGCCCTCAAGCAAAGCCAGAAAGAAAACAAGCAACTGAAAAAGGAGCTGCTGCGTAAAGAAAAGGCGCTGGCGGAGACGGCAGCGATCCTGGTGTTAAGAAAAAAGCTCAGGGACTACTACGGGGAAACGGACGAGGACGACTGACACCCCGAGAGGAACGCCAGCAGTTTATCGCGTGGATAAATGAGGCCGTCGCTGCTGGTGCACGCCGGGCGGTGGCCTGTCGCGAAGTTGAGCTCAGCGTACGGACCTGGCAACGGTGGCAAACCTCCCCGGAAGACCAAAGAACTACGGCGATACGCCCGGAGCCCACCAATCGCCTGAGAGTGGAAGAAGAGCAGCAGATACGGGCGGTCTGCCATCAACCCGAGTATGCCAACCTGCCGCCGTCGCAAATCGTGCCACGGTTGGCGGATAAAGGGGTTTATCTGGCGAGTGAATCGACCTTTTATCGGGTGCTGCGCCGTCATGGAGAAGTACATCACCGTGGCCGTTGCCTCAAGCCGGGCCGGGTAAAACCGCCAACAACGTTCACCGCCTCCGGGCCTTGTCAGGTGTGGACGTGGGACATCACGTGGCTGCCTTCATGGGTACGGGGTCGTTGGTATTATCTGTACCTGGTGGAGGATGTGTTCAGCCGTAAAATCACCGGAGCAGAAGTCCATGAAACCGAGAGTGGTGAGTTGGCGGCGGCGCTGATGCAACGTACGGTACTGCGGGAGCGCTGTTATCGCCAGCCACTGGTGCTGCATGCAGATAATGGTGCGGCGATGAAGTCGCAGACCCTGCAGGTGAAGCTGGCAGAACTGAATATCTCGCCTTCACACAGCCGACCGCGTGTGAGCAATGATAATGCGTATGTGGAGTCGTTGTTCCGCACGCTGAAATATGTTCCTCAGTGGCCATCCTCAGGCTTTAACCATCTTGAGGAAGCGCGGGTCTGGGTGGATAAATTTACCCGTTGGTATAACGAAGAGCACCGGCACAGTGGCATAGGTTATGTGACGCCGTTGCAGCGACATACGGGTGAGGACAAGGCGCTGTTGGCCCAACGAGATAAGGTCTATCAAGCAGCGAGAGCCGCGAACCCCAAACGTTGGTCACGACAGACGCGAAACTGGGAATGGCAGGAAAGCGTGACATTAAATCCAGAGCGGGGAAAACAGGCCGCATAAATCAACCTGGGGTGACAACTACCTTGACACTTACCGCCAACGCACATGTAGTATGACAGCCATACAAGCAAGAAATATCTTAAAATTTCATTTTTGAGTTGTTTACATTAAAAAAATAAACATATCAAGTTAATATAAAATACTGAATTCGTATTTTATAAAAAAGAACACCACTCTTTATAAAATTAAGCCAAACAACTGAGTCTATAAGGATATTTTATGAGTTTTAATACCTATTTAAAATTAACAGGAAGTGAACAAGGATTAATCTCTGCTGGATGCAGTTCATTTGACTCGATTGGAAATCGACATCAGAATGATCATGACGATGAAATTCAGATACTATCCTTAAATCACGCCATAACAAGAGAGCAACATTGTACACATCATCCTGTTGAATTTATCAAACCAATTGACAAATTATCACCACTAATGGCTATAGCCATATCCAATAATGAAATATTAACCCCATCATTTTCAATTTATAGATTAAATCAATTTGGTGCTTTGGAAATATTTTATGAGATAAAATTAACTAAAGCTACGATAATAGATATCAGTTAAAATTACCCTCATGTAATAAATAATCATGGTGCAATACCGTTTGAAAAAATCTCGTTTATATATGAGTCAATATCCTGGCAACATAAAACAGCAGGCACATCAGGCACATCAGGTTATAGCATATGGAGTGACAGAGTTTATTAAACCAATCAATTTTCGCGCCCATGCATTCAAGTAAATATCATTTATGTATTAGCAACGTTAAAATTAAGTCATGAAAATTTTTCTCAAACGATATGAAAAATAAAATGACAAACAAAAACCACCATAGAACACGTACATCATGAAAAATTCAGGTACTTTACCAGACATATATATGAAGAGCGCGAAAAACAGCATAGCTAAAGCAACAAATAATAAATCTATAAATACGCGATGTAATAGTTTCATAAAAAAACCTCTATCATAAAATAAACTTTAGCGCTTGAATTATTTCATCAGTTGATTTTCTTTTTATCGAATCCATTAAAACACCCACTTTTTTTCTATTAGAAAGTAAAGCATTTCTATTCCATTCTTTTATTTTTTACAAGAATGAGTTCTCTGTTTGCAGATAAGTATTTTTTGATGATTTCATCATACTAAGGATACATTGTTAGTTCCGGTATAATTTCGGGCGATACTGTCATAAATGCCCGCCCAGCACCTAAATCTAAATTTTCAACAGTATCAAATATCACGGTTGATGCGTTTTTTATGAATGCATCAAAATATTTTTCTAGTACAGTATCAGCAGATTGCTTGCTATAAATCATTTAATGAATTCCCTTTTATAATGAGATAATTCAGTATTATGTATTAATAAGCAAAAAAAAATCAACATATTGTTTAAATACCTTCGTCGGTGATCCATCCAATGTCACTGAACAATGTGACCCACTTAGCAATAAATAAACGTAAGGCGTTCCCGACGGGTGGCTCAGTACATAAAGTGATTTGCATGAGTATTCGTTTCAATCCTATAATTTTTTTCATAATCACAGTAAACTCTCCAAATTCTATTTATTGCTCATTTGGGATGGCAATGATTGATGATGCTCATACGAAAAGCCGAATCGGATCAAGGCTCCCACATCCTGAATAGAATACCCTGCTATAGCCTGTCCTGACTCGATTTTCATTTTATTATTCCTGTAACAGGTCACACGACGATATTGTTCATCTCATGACAGCCAGAGTTTGCTAACATTCATTTTCTCTCCGGTCACGCCAGTAATTTAAGCGTTCTTTAAAAAATGCCCGATAATCTACCGGTACCCGTTCAATCGCTTCCAGTACGTGGGCGCGGTTAGTCCTGCGTTAGTACAGGTCTTTGATTAAGCCGCTGGCTATCAAATCAAGATTCAGCTTTTCCTGGCACTCTTTAGGCCAACGAGAAATATTGAACGGAAGTCTGGGGGGAAGGTAGCCCGATTGCCCGTCCATGGTTACACCCTGAATTCAACAACCGGAGATTTTTCATTGATGGTCCGCATGGTCTTACCTCTCGCGTTTCAACGCGGGTCAGGTGCGATTAAAAATTTGCTGTCGAATACCGTTTTTCTCTGACAGGGAGCTTCATTGCCTCTTTTGACATGCGGCTGGCTTCTCTGGCCACCAACTGGTCAACGGCTAGAAAGTGACCGTTTTGGAACTCCTGATAAACGGTACCGTATTCACCAAATCTGTTTTTAGTTACGATAGCTTCAGCAAATCTTGCCGCCGGGCTATCGGGGTTATAAATGGCCTCCCGATACAACATGATGATGCTGTCAGCATCCTGTTCAATTTGAACCTGAATCTCTCAAATTGCTGCCAGTCTTTGGAGAAATGTCCCCTGACAATATAAGATCCGAACATATAAGAAAGTATATGGATAAACGAGGAATAACGAGCAGAACGCAGGCTAACCGGGAAAAAACTTTCCTTTCTCGCGTTTATCGCTGGGGATATGAACGCGGAATAGTGAAAGGCAATCCATGCAGAGGGGCCAAACAATTTACGGAGAAAGCCAGAGACCGCTATATTACAGATGAGGAATACGACGCAGTGTATCAAGTCGCACCTGATGTTGTCCGAGTTGCAATGGAAATAGCCTATCTGTGTCTCGCCCGGCAAGCGGATGTCCTTGCTTTGCGTCGTGATCAGCTCAGAGAACCCGGGATCTATATCAAACAGGGTAAGACGGCAGCCAGGCAGATTAAAGCATGGTCTGAACGGTTACGTGATGCCATAACACTGGCTGAGTCCCTTCCCCTGAAGTCAGGTATAAGTAGTGTGTATATCATCCATCAACGTACAGGTTTACGGTATACGCGTGATGGATTTAATAGTAAATGGCACAAAGCCAGGGAAGTCGCAAAAAACATATCCAAAGTTAGATTTTAATTTCACCTTCCATGACCTTAAAGCCAAGGGTATTTCTGATCTTGAAGGGACACTCAGTGAAAAACAGGCAATTTCAGGGCATAAAAACATGGGGCAAACGGCACGATATGATCGGAAAATAAAAATTGTGCCGGTAGTCGGTAATCAAAAAAAGTGAATTTTTATTCACCCTCCACAAAACATGTTAGGAATGATGTTAGGAACAACTCAGGAATGGGATTTTAATCACAAAAAAACCGCCTCTCGGCGGTTAACGATATACTCGTACTACTTTGTTTTACTTAGACTATTTTCCATGGTGCCCGGGGCGGGACTTGAACCCGCACAGCCATAAGCCGAGGGATTTTAAAAATTTGAGGCTATCTTTTAAAATCAACAAGTTAAGGTTGTTCAATGGGTTACAAATGCGTATCGCTGCGTATGTTTGCGTGTGGCTAGTTTTTGCTGCCATCAAAACTGACAATTTTCTAATCGATAACTAACTTGTCATAAGAATTTAAAGCGATGGCCGCATCTAAGTGATCGGGTGCAAAATGTGCATATCTCATCGTCATTAAAATAGTGCTATGGCCGAGAATTTGTTGCAGCACTAAAATGTTTCCGCCGCCCATCATAAAGTGACTGGCAAAGGTATGCCTGAGTACGTGTGTGCGTTGCCCTTTAGGCAACTCAATAGCCGCCCTTTTCAATGCATGTTTAAATGCATCATAAGATGGAGTGAATAAAGCACCGCGATTTTTTGGTATACGTTTAAATAGTTTCTCAGATATCGGTACGGTTCTGTTCTTTTTGCCCTTAGTATTAATGTAAGTCACACGGCTAGGTAATATCTGCGACTGTTTCATATCCTGTGCCTCTCCCCACCTGGCACCTGTAGCTAAACAGAGGCGAACGATGGTTCCCAGGCTTTTATTTTCCGACTCATCACAGGAGACTAAAAGCCGCTTAATTTCATCTTGGGACAGAAAGGCCAGCTCTTGATCACCCTCGCTAAATTGGCGGATACCATCAAGCGGGTTACTTCCCTCCCATTCACCAAGGCGTTTTAATTCTGAAAATACAGCATGTAAGTATGATTGCTCACGGTTAACAGTGGCTTCTTTTACAACAGTACGCCCTTTTGCTTGCCATTCACCATTCAGGCGGCGTTCCGATAAACAGCAAACATATTCTTATCGACATCTGCCGCTAAGGGGTCCCCCATTCTCTCACAAATCGCCAATAGTTTAGCTTTACGGGACTCGCCAGAAGATAGGGTTTTACCGTGCATTTCATACCATCGCTCAACTAATTCATTAAGCGTTACCGCACTAATGCCCAGCCCCGTATCTTGTTTATTCACCATCATGCGACGTTCGTATGAAAGTGCTTCGCCTTTAGTGGCAAACTGTTTGCGTATACGCTTGTTATCACGACCATAAGGGAAGCATTGGCAAAGCCATTTTCCTGACGGAAGTTTACTGACTGCCATTAATCCTGCACCCACTGCATCATAATCATTAACATCATGGCGGTTGATTTGACACTTTGATTAGTGAAAATTTCTTTATTTTGAATTGGATCTGATTCTGGAGCAAAAGCATCATCAAGTTGTTTTGCTAATTCACTCGCGTAAGGTTTAAAATCATCAACCGATTTTATTTTTCTATTTATCTCAGCCGCTAATAGCTTTTTGCTGTATATCCCGGCGATAAAGTCAGCACAAGTTGCAAGTTTGTTTTCCGGCGTGGCTGTTTGCCATGTAAGCGCATTGGCTTCATGCAGGGTTCCCCCCGCATACCAATTTTCAGCAAATGCGTTATTTGTGAATAAGGCAAAAATAAGAAACGTCAGTGACAGTACCTTTTTCATCGCTAGCCCTCGATAAGGTTAAGAAAATAATTAATTAAATATCACAATGTAAATAATTTGAGCGTGAGTTACTTACTAAATGTGACTATTAAAAGCGCAATTAAAAAACCTGAAGCAAATACGCCCCCTGAAAATATCGGGTAGTGGCGAAATGGTTTCTGCTCCCGATAAACAGCAAAAGCATTCTTGTCAAAATCAGTGACCAGTGAATCACTCAGCCGTTCACCACGCCGTCCATTGGGATAATACCCACAAATCCATTTGCCAGTAGTTAATTTGCGAATAGCCAAAATTAATGCCCCTATTTATTTTTTAGATATATATTTAAAAAATTTATTAAGCCCGGCTCCGCCCTGATCATTAAAATAAATCTGCTTATATTCTTTAGATGTCTCATCATGCCCGTACTCATCAGATATAGTGAGTTCAGAAAAACCAGTTACAGGTATAAATTTCTGAATGTCATTTAATGCTTGGGCACGAGTCTTTGTAATAGTCACTTTATCTGCGCTCACATAATCATCTTTACTATAAATTTTTGGTATGGCAGTTACGGTGATTTTATCTACATCTGTATGGATGAAGCTACGATATATACCATAAATTGCCGCTCTTTCTGTTTGTTCAGAAATCACACTTTTCAGATCATTAGGTAATACTTCTGGAGATAATTGGATGTGAAGAGGTTTTTTTGAAATTACTTTAAAAGTACCGTTATCAGTAGAAAAATCATTAAGCTGCTGAATCATATCTGTAACAGATGGAAATTTTGTAGGCCCATCAGCGTAGGCCACATTAGAAAGTACCACTGTTAGCATAATGATTAGATTATTTATTAACTTCATCATAAAGCCTCCTTATTCGAAAAATTTTGTTTACTTGTTATTTATTATTAGTCAGTTTATGCAACTTCGATTGCGCGAACGCATCACCAACCGCCTGTATGTTTAATTTTGCCGCCTCATCCATAGCGCGGTAATTTTCAACTAGTTTTTGTTCCTCCACTGAAATGCCATCAAGCGGGGTGTGCTTACCCGTCAATACGTACATAATGTCTACACCGTACTGAGTATCTAGCAATGCCAAGGTTGTGGCATCTGGCATGGTTTCCCCTCTTTCATATTTCCCCCAAGTACGAGTTGAAACACCAAAATTTGCTGCCATGGCCTCTTGGCTTTCACCCGTTTTTTCCCTTTCTTCACGTAACCGCGCCCCAATAAGGAATAATAATTCCTCTCTTTTAGTTGACATAGGAACAATACTTCCTTAGATTGTGTTGTACAGGAACTTAGTGGATCACAATATACCATTATGAAACAAGTCAAACACGATCAACGCTCGCGATTACCGAAAGGAATTGCTTCAAAAAACCCGACCCATATGCGTTTGTCTGATGATGAGCGTGCAGAATTAGAAGCGCTCGCAGCAAAAGAAACTCGTTCAATTTCCAGTATGGCGCGTCTAGTTTACTTGCGTGGTATCACCGCTATTCAGGCTGATTGATAAGGGGGAATTATGGGAAATATCACCATAAATATAACCGTTCCAACTGGGTATGTATCGCTTGAAATATATTCCGAGATTGTTGGTATTCCATTTGATACATGCCGTGGAATGGTGCGTGATGGTCGGATTATTATTCGCCCGAAAGTTAAAGCTGGTGACAAAGTTGAAGTTAATTTGGTTGCTATGTTGAAAGATGCCATAGCCAATAGTTAGGGGAAAATACAATGCACGCCTTAACCATTATTAGCCGCCATTCATCTGCCTATCGTGGCTTTGTAATTACTCATCGGCCAAGAACTGCTATTAACCCCATTGCCCGCTATGAAGTATTCCTGGGTGAACAGTCTTTCGGTTTACTTGACGCTCAAGCACTCGCCACCGGCTTCATTGATCAGTTGTATATCGAACGTAAAACGGGAGCCGCAGCATGAAATCACCTTGCCTGCAGATAGCTAACGCCATACTGCGAACACACATGGCTGATATGGGAGAGTTAACCCGACGTGCGATAGAGGAAAATGGTGTTTTATCCCTTCGAGCTAATCTCCGTGCTCGTGAAAAAAAAGCCATCACCAGCAACACCCTTGCAGGCTTAAGTATGATTACCGCCATAGCGTGGCAATTGCGTGAAAACGAATTAGCCACTTTCCACCAACTGAATGCCGCAACACAGCAATTTCGGGAGTCAGGCGTCATACCTCAATTTTTCAATGAAGAGGTACAGACATGCCAGGGCAACTAATTGAATTGACCAGCGGAGCATTAGCCGTGCTGGCCGTGCTTATCTGGCTTGCGTTTCTGTCTGCCCGCGCCGTGATCCGCGATCACCGCCGTCGCACCAATATCAAACGCAAAGCGCGCCAACACTCTTAAGGAGAAAGGGATGAAACAAGCATATTTCACATTGATTAACGACCTGTTGCAGCAATACCACTTCAAGGCCGAAAACCTGCGCGCCGCTTCCGCTGTTGCCGACGAGGTGCGAATGTTTTCGCTAAATGATTACGCCTTTCGTCTAAGTGTCGGTCTGGAGGGTCTGTTAAGCACGGCGCAAGCATCTGGGGATCAGGACAGCGCCCAGGAATTAGAGCTGTTGGTGACTCAGTGTAATTCCGGGGGTATTCCAGAGCCGACACATTCTTGAGTTAATTACTGTCATACCGAGAGGTGGATGATGGGGCAAATTAATATGGACGGTTCGCCGCTTTCAATGCAGGAATGGAATCAGAAAGTAGGTTTACGGCATTTAGACCGCATAAAGGAACTGTTTAAAAAGGATCCAGATGAAGAGTTTGAGCAGCGTTTGGAATCATTAAGCAGAGGAAAGACAAAAGGCATTATTTATTACGCGGCTGGGATAAAGAAAGATAGCCACGAAAAAAAGTTTAGAGAACTGGAATATCATGAAAGAAAAGCGGTGCGTAAAGCAGCGTTGGATTTATGGGTTGATTTAAATTCAATCCCGAAAGACTTGTTATAAAGAAATAACGTTTTAGCGAGTTATTAAAAATGGCGCATTTATCGTGCCGGGTATTCTATTATCTAAAATAAGGTGATGTGATATGGAAAAGCAGAAAGAAACTACTGATATCCCAGCAATTATATATTTACAAAATTTTATTAACCGGCGTCCGGCGCATGGCCTTACCTATGGGGATAATCTCAAAGCCCTTGCAGATCTCACCTATCTGGAATGTACGTTAAATAAACAATCATCTTCTATAGATGCCTTAAAAAAACAGGTGGAAATAGTTTCTGGTGCTGCAATGAAAGTATCGGGCTATCTGGACTCGATAGTAACAGCTATTGAAGCGACAACCCACGGCAAGAATTGCACCACCAGTTATGCACACAAGACTGTGAGCAATGTTATTTCAGCCATAAATAAAACTGAGTCAGCCTACAGAGAAGCCCTAGACATGCAGGGAGTGTCTCAAGAAATACCATGCTCACTTTATACATCACCAAAGCTTCATCGACTAAAAATTCTGCCGGAATATTTCAACGCTGTATTTAATGGATACAAAAAAGCTGAGTTACGGGCTAATGACCGTGATTTCTCCGTAGGGGATTTCCTGCTTTTAAGGGAATGGGAATTAACCACAGAATATTCAGGGCGAAAACTTGTAGTTGAAATTACACACATTACTCCGTGTGACTTTGCCCTGCCCAACTATGTAATGCTCTCATTTAATGAATTATATACCACCAATTATTCCCGTTTTGATGATTTTGACGGAGGCGTCCCATTTTGAATACTAATAACCCACCATATCGACTGACGCGTGCTTTTTGGCGGTTTATATTTAAAGCAGGAAAAGCACTTTGCAAATTAGACGCAAAGTATCGCACTCAACGATGGCTAAAAAATAACTATCTTATTCTAGATACGGAGACAACGGGCCTTGGTAATGATGCTGAAATAATTGAAATCAGTATCATTGATTGTACTGGAAAGATATTACTGGATACGCTTGTTAAGCCATTAAAAGCCATTCCCGCAGAGGTAACCGCCATTCATGGAATTACTAATGAAATGGTGGCTGATGCACCAACGTGGCGAGATATTCATTATCAATTCATGACGCTGACGAATGACCGCACTCTGCTTATTTATAATGCCTCTTTTGATTCCCGCTTAATTTTTCAAACAGCAGCAACGAGTAATTGTCATGTATCAGAGAGGAAATATATCTTTGATGCTGAGTGCGTCATGAAAACCTATGCGGAATATTACGGCCAGTGGGATCAGAACCGGAATAAATTTAAATGGCAAAGGCTGAGTAATGCAGCCGAACAACAGGGCGTTGCCATTGATGGTACGCCGCACCGTGCATTGGCCGATTGCAAAACAACGCTAGGTATTATCCGGGCTATGGCGGGGGTGAAGTCATGAAACGCATTTTCTCCCCACTGAAATGGGCCGGTTCCAAAGGCCGTATTATGCCAACCTTGCGCCAACATCTGCCCGCTGGAAAGCGTCTGGTCGAGCCGTTCGCCGGTTCCTGTTCCGTCATGCTGAATACTGACTATGACGAGTATCTCATTGCTGATATTAACGGCGATTTAATTAATTTCTATCAGCAATTACAGCGGGATTGCGAGAGCATCATTATTCTTGCAAAAGAGCTTTTCAAATTTGATAACAGTGAGGCGAATTATTATTTGAATCGTCAACATTTCAATGAACGCGAGTTAAGTGACGAGTACCGCGCCGCAATATTTTTATATTTAAACCGTCATTGTCATGGTGGTATTTGCCGTTATAACCAAAAGGGTGAATTCAACGTTCCCTACGGAAGATATAAAGCGCCCTATTTCCCCGAAGCTGAGATCCGTTATTTCGCTGAGAAATCCCAAAAGGCCACGTTTGTATGCTGTGACTTTTTCGAAGCGCTAACCATGACTATGCCGGGCGACGTGGTTTATTGCGATCCCCCTTACATTCCAACATCCACTACCGCAGATTTCACCAGTTACCACACAGGCGGTTTTAGTTCTAATGAGCAATTTTGGTTATCGGAAATACTCACGATCATAGCGGATCAAGGTTGCCACGTTATTGCATCGAACAGCGATACCCCACACGGCCGCTATCTTTACGAAAGTTTTGATATTCACAGCATTACCGCCCCCCGCTCTGCTAGTTGCAAAGCTGATGGCCGTAAGGCAGTAGGTGAAATTATTGCAACCTTGAGGGCTGCAATATGACCAAGGGTGCTTATTACAACGAGATTGATCCCTACACTGCTCAGTGGCTGAGAAATCTTATTAAGGCCGGCCATATCAACCCAGGCTATGTTGACGAGCGGAGCATTGTAGATGTTAAACCAGAAGACCTCACCGAATTTACCCAGTGCCATTTCTTCGCAGGAATTGGGGTTTGGTCATACGCCTTGCGTAGAGCCGGATGGCCCGATGATAAGCCGGTCTGGACCGGTTCTTGCCCCTGCCAACCTTTCAGTGCCGCAGGAAACCGGCTCGGAACAGCAGATGAGCGACACCTTGCGCCTGTCTGGCTCAATCTCATTGATCAGTGTCAGCCTGCAGCTATTTTTGGAGAGCAAGTTGCAGCGGCAATTGGGAGGCACTGGCTCGACGATTTATTCAATGAGCTGGAAAACCAAAGCTACGCCTGCGGGGCGGCAGTATTGCCAGCTTGTAGCGTCGGCTCGCCGAACATCAGACAGCGAGTCTGGTTTGGCGCAATCCGGCTGGCCAACTCCGACGGCAAGCGATCCGTCGGGTGGGGGGAGCGCATCAATAGCGCTGAGGAAATTATCCGGCGCGAAACGCCCTTCGGGGCACTCGATATCATCGGCGCTCCGGGACTTTGTACAATTGGCGGGATGGCCGACGCCAACGACCTGCGACAGCAGGGGATCGGGGTCGGCAGTAATTCGTTCGGATGGCAGAAGCCGGATGTTCGGAAGACTGGATTATGCGACAGAACAGGGATTATCCGGCCAGCCATGCCGACTAACGGCTTCTGGTCAGATGCTGACTGGCTCTTGTGCAGAGATGGAAAGTGGCGGCCAGTTGAACCCGGCACATTCCCGTTGGCTCATGGGGTTGCCGCCAGAGTGGGACGTTTGCGCGCCTACGGAAACGCCATCAATGCTTCGACGGCGGAAGCATTCATAAGGGCGTACTTAGCCACGCCACTGTGGATAGGTATCGATCTGGCTGGTATTGCTGAATGACCACGCATTCCCGTGGCCGCATCACCCCAACTCCACCGCTGCCTTATCCGGGCAGCGGTGATGTTTCTATTGAATGGGATCATCCGTGGAATGCCCCGCGCCCCGCGATTGGTGGCCACCAATCTTTAGCGCCGGTCGTAGTGGTAGCAAAACCAAAATCTCACCCGCTGGTTATCCGTTACGTAAAACGCCTGAATGCGCTGGGCTATACCGAACTACGGGAGCCTAACCTCACATTGCTTAAAATTCGTAAGGAGCGCGCCGCGCTTGAGCGCCAGATCTATTTGAGGGACAAGCAACAATGGGCGGATTCACCGCAAGGTGTAGAAGCCCGCATTGATCAGCAACCTATATTTATTAAGTCCCACTTTCAAAATAAAATTAGATGGTTACGTGAAAATCATGGTGATAAACATACCAATGCATTCTTAACCGGTACCGGCAAGAATGCATTGTTACGTCTGGATGCCGTGCGCCAATACCAAGGCGTTAGCCAGGGTCGTATTTCTGAGTTAATGGCCTATTTTCAGGGTATCTATAGTCACCTTGCCGAACTGAACAAGCGCCGGGTCAAGTCGCTGGCGAGTGAGGTAGCTGGCCGTATTAATGAAATGTTCTGCACTGAGGTATCAACACCCACCGAAGAAACCCGTATTTTATCTGATGCCGAGTTATTGACCATTTATCGCAATATTGCGCTTGAGGTGTGGTCTTTACGGGTCAGGCCGCCGCACTGGCGCGAGTTGGGGCCGAAGCCCAATCAACCAGATGAACCAGTAGATCGCACGGTCTACTATTCCGCTATTGCCCGATCGATTAACCCCGATTGGTGGGAGCGTAAATTGTGGCGACTGCGTAATGATTGGCGAGAAAGCCAGTTACGCGCCGCTGGCTTGATCCACAAGCGTGCCGCACCCTATGTCAGTAAAGAGGCATTGGCCGACTGGATAGAGCAAAAACGCCGTAATCGCGAATTCTTCAAGCGACATGAATTAGTTGATGATGAGGGTAACACCGTTTCTTTAGAGGCGATGGTGGATGCCAGTATCAGCAATCCAACGATACGCCGCCATGAATTAATGGCTCGCATGCAAGGGATCGAACTGGTTGCACAGTCGCGTGGGGATGTTGGGGTGTTTTACACCATCACTTGCCCATCTAAATACCACGCCAACAACCAAAGCGGCCACGCTAACCCGAAGTGGAATCACAGCACGCCACCACAGGCACAAGCCTATCTTACAAAGTTATGGGCCAATATCGGATCCAAGCTAGGCCGTGAAAATCTGCGCGTTTATGGTTTCCGTGTCGCTGAACCGCATCATGACGGTACACCGCACTGGCACTTGTTGTTATTCATGAAGCCGCAAGAACGCCACGCCATCACTGAGATTATGCGCGCCTATGCCGTTAAAACTGATCGCGCCGAATTAGGTAAGCGCACCAGCGCCCGGTTTACCGCTAAGCGGCTTGATCCGAAGAAAGGCAGCGCCACCGCCTATATCGCTAAATACATCAGTAAAAATATTGATGGATACGCGCTGGATGGCGAACTAGACCATGAAACCGGCAAGCCGCTGAAAGAGACGGCCCGCTTCGCTATGGCTTGGGCGTCACGCCACCGTATCCGACAATATCAGCCAATCGGCACACCACCGGTAACAGTCTGGCGGGAGCTGCGCAAGCTGAGCAATCAACTGGTCACTACGCTCAAGATTTCCGGCACCTATCAACGCGGCAAGCCGTTATTGATCGATCCGGCAATGGATGCCGTCACCGCCGCCGCAGATGCGGGCTGCTTTGCTACCTACATCATGAAGCAAGGCGGCGTGCTGATCCCACGTGAGGATTACACCGTGCGCATTGCCTATCAGGACAATGAACAGCCCAACGCCTACGGCGAAATCACCGAGAAGATTTTCGGCATCTATTCCCCGCTTTTGGGTGAGGCGTCGCGCATCTGTACTCGCCTAAAAACTTGGAAAATTGTCGCCCGCCAAAAGGTGAAGCCCGCCGTTGTCGTGGGGTTTGATGTTTTTCAGGACGGCCCCGCCGTCCCTTGGAGTTCTGTCAATAACTCTCCGGTAGAGCAAAAAACACGCGAACCGGATGAGGCCATAGACAGAACATTAGAAGAAAAAATAATCGATTTCACCGCGATCACCGATGCAGAACGTCGGGCCTTGCTGCGCAGGATAAAAAGCGCGCCGGTACTAACGATTAAAACCAACGCATTGACGCCAGCCGAAGAATTATCACGCCAGGCATCAGCCGAAAAAGCCGCCCAGCGGCGAGAAAAAACCGCACGACTGGCACCAGTGGCAACAAAAATCCGCGATTTTGCCGAGTCAATCGGGCTTTCCATTAGCGAACAACAAGCGCAATCACTGGCTTGCGGCGCAACATTGACCATCGGCGGTCAGAACTGGCGGGCAAGAGAGGATTGTTGTTTGTACCAGTGCCAACCAACCACCGCCCAACGGGCATTTAGCGTAATGAGCCGGGTGGCAAAATTGCGAGAGGGAGTAAACCGTGAAAGTCACCAACATTAATTACACCGACACCATTTGTATATTGTCAGCCGATGAACAGCGAGTCGCTCAAATGCTTGGCGATGCATGGAATCAATATTTACAGCTTTCAATTGAGCATCCCTGTGAACGTGATGAGTTCTGCCGAGCTATTCACGATTGCCAGAGAATCATATTAGCCCGCCCGGCAATTCGTGGGCTGGCGGAAAAAGGTCAGGGGTACAAAAAATGACAACAGCAAGTGAACGTAAACGCGCCCAGCGCCTGCGCGATAAAAAGTTAGGCATCACCGAACTTACCTTACGTATAGATACCGCAGAAATGGCAATGCTTTTGGATGGCTGCGAACAGCGCCGTATTGCTCGCGGGCCTTATGAACGGGCCGAGTATTTGATCGGCTTGCTCCGCCAGGACAATAAATTGCTACACAAACAGCTTGCTGAGTTGAAGAAAGACAGTTGCAAGCGGTGCGGTGATACATTGCCAGGTGATAGAGACGGTTGTTGTTTTCAAGGTGATACGGCGTGTTGGCAGACGCAGGGATATAAGAAACTGATGTTGGATACCCTATAGCGCGGGTGCTGATAGTGCACCACGGCAATATTGCACAAGTCACTTAAATGAATACATATGCGTGAAATTGAATAAAATACACGCGCCCATCAATTTACTCTCAAAATCACCCCACACCAAAGCGCCTCCACGCCACGTAGAGAGGCGCTTTTTTCATTTCACCTACAATGATGTACTTTTTATATCGAAAGACTAGGGCTGCGCATGGCCGTTTTTGGGGGTGATTTTGAACCCATATGAGAATGGATGCGGGGGCCAACCGCACCCCGTTCCGCGCGCCCCCCCGCCCGCGCTTTGCAATGACTAGATATTCACTTTTCATGCAGTTAGAAAGAGGCTGAAAAGCCAGTATTGGCGCGGCTTAGATAATGATTAGGGAGTGAATATAATTATGCGGATTGTTGCGCTTTGAATTTGCAGGGTTGCAGTGGTCAGTTTACTAAATAATTTGGGCAATTATCACTGATTTTCGAGGTGGCCGTTGCGGCTTGCTCTTTTAAAATCGTGACATGGCACAGAAATAAAATCAATAGGCTTGTGACATGTCACAAGCAATTTAATTTTCATCATTGTGACTGAAACAATTCTCAATATAAGAAATAAAGTGGCGGCCAGTTAATTTTCATGTGCATATAAATGCAAAAACCGCCTAAAAGACGGTTAGCATATGCATAAGTTGGATTTACTCTTGTTTGGCAAGTAATTCATACGGCTTAAATCTGACAACTTCCTCCCCAACCCAATCATTAATTTCCATCAGCCGCTCCTGTAACGGTGCCAGTTCGTTAATGGCGAATACCCGCGCGGCTTTTTCTACATCACCAAAACCGCCGGTGTTATTGGGTAAAATACCCATCAGTTGAGGTGGTACCCGTTGCATTGCTAATTGATCGTCACGGGTAACATTCTTAATACTGGCGAACTCATCTTTAGCCGCCACTTCTGCCAGTGGGATCACCTGTATGCCGTCCTTTTTACCGGCCGGGGCATACATAAACAAATTGCGGAAATTGCCCGGCCCTTTGGATTCTTTCAGCGCCTTACGTAAGGCGTCGATATCCTCCTGTTTATGGGCGGCGTCGTTCATATACAGAATAAATCCGGCATGACTGCCATTTAGATAATATTTACGGCGAAATAGCGTTGCGGCCTCATTAAGCCAAGTGGAGTTTAGCGAGGCGAGGTATTCAGGAACGCCGTAGATCTCCTGATTAATATCCGGGTCTAGCAGGTGAAAAACGCTATTGGCTTCAAACGGGTGTGGGTTGGCATAGGATGAGACATACCAATAGGTGTCCGCCTCCACGCCGCGGCGGGTGTATTTTGCTGGGCTGGGTACCAGTTTCATGATGCCGCCCAACCGGTTATAGCGGGCTTCTAAAAACGAGTTGGCGAATACCAAAAAATCCAGCGCATAACGGCTAAAATCCTGTTTCGAGAGTAATCGGTGCGGCTCAAACAGACTAACCAGTACATTGCGTTTCATATAGATTGGCGAGCTGTGATGCACCGCCGCACGAAATGACTTAGCCAGACCGTTGAATGACACCGGCGGCTCATACCAGCGATCCATCACGGCACATTCCAAATAATCCAGAATATCGCGCCGATCCATCATTGGGATCGGGTCGTCAAAAGTAAACGCCTCAGCCTGTGCGGCACTATTGCCCGCCATAGCTGTTGTCACCTTGGCCGAGCGGGTTTTCCTGTTGCGTTTACTCATCAATATATCTCCATCACACTGGTGTTATTGCTGTTAATGCCCTCAAGAGGCTCATGGAATAATGCGTGCATAATGGCCCATGCCACGTCGCCGTGACTGACGCCCTCAGATCTGCTAGTAACAAAAGTGGCGTTTCGCCCAGTGGCGGTCATGGTTTTGCGGATAGACATAAATGCGGTGGCGATATCAATGCAGCCCGCATCAAACTCCAGACGGCCGCCATGAATGATATTTTTTGCCTTATAAATGAGGTCGGCTTTCATTTCCAGGCTGTAGTGAATGGCGTTCACTGCCGGGAAGAATTGCCGTACTAATTGCGTCACGGAACGGCCCAGACCGGTATCATCAATGCCGATATAGGTGACGTTATAGCGCTCAGTGATCTTTTTGATATTGCTGGCTTGATCGGCAAAATCCATCCCTTTCCACTGGTGGCGCTCCAATACCCTGAACTTACCGCCCGCCACCACTGGCGGTGCAATGACGGCGCAACCCGCACTATCGCCGGTGCTGGCCGGGTCGTAGCCAATCCACACCGGCCTATCACCAAATGGGCGTAGCGCCAGCAATTTGACGTCTGTCCATTTTTCCCAGCTATCCACCATGCAGCGCTGCATTTCTGCAAGTTTGAACGTGGAAGCGTTATCGTCAATGAAGCCGCACATAAACAGGTTTTCAAAATCTTGATCGCTGTTTTCATTGCGTAACTCATCAATATCAAACAGGTCGCAGCCACCTTTCAGTGCATCCTCAATAGTGACAATCTGGCGGTACTGCTTATCCTCACATAACCGGCCTCCGGCCAGCCGTGGGTAGCTGACATCAATTTCAATGCGTTTATCTTTGGCTTTACCTTTGTTAAACAGCGTGCCCGCCCAGAACGGATAAGCCTCATGTGAGGTGCTGGACGGAGTAGAAAAATAGGTGGAGCGGTATCTTTTCTGCGATGCCATGCCCGATGCGGCTCGGCGCAATTTTTGAAAGCCGGGTATCCAAAAATATTCATCCAGATAGAGATTGCCGGGGCGGCCCTGTGCGGTGCTGGCGTTGGTACCGAGAAAGTGCATTTCCGCGCCATTGGGTAAAATAATCACCTCACCGCGCAAATCAACATCCACCTGACGTGCGGCGGCGACAATATAGTTTTTAAACTGGTGCGCCTGCGCTTTGGAGGCGGAAACAAACATCTGGTTGCGGCCAGTGTCGAGGGCATCAAGCAGCGCTTCCCATGAGAAAAAGTAGGTTGCACCGACTTGGCGGGATTTTAAGAAGTTACGAATACGGTAATCAGGTGATAAACCGGCCTCATACCAGTTGCGCTGATAGTCGAACATGGATTCATTGAAAATATCTTTCAGCTTGGCAACCTGCGCCTCACTGAATACATTTTTCTGCGCTGCCTTACGTGTCCCGCTGTTGCGCTTCTCAATGTTAGGGTTGAGATCGGCCTCATTGCCGCCATCATTGTATTTACCGATCCGGGCGTGGCGTTCGGCTTGCCGGCCCAGCAAATCAATCTCTTTGTAGTCTTTGGCTTCCTTGGCTGATTTCATGACAAGTCGGCAATATTCCGCTGCCGTGGTCAGTTGCATCTGATCCAATGGCCCGTAAGCGTCCCACTTGTCGCGGCGCTTCCAACTGTGTACCGTGACGGCTTTCTCACCGATCATTTCCGCAATCCGGGCAATACGCAGCCCTTGCCAATACAGATACATGGCTTGACGGCGGGGATCTAAATCGGCATTGATAGAAACGCTTTCCATGTGAAATAGCCTGCTTTATTACTTAATTGCAGCAAGGCTACCTATCTGCACCTCCCCCATCCTGCATTACACCTTGTGCCAGCCATAGCACAAGAGCGCCTGATTGTTCCGTTGGTCGCCGGTCGCCAACATAGGTCACTACTGTATCGAATCAGACCGGAGCATCACGCATGACCGTAAAAGCAAAAAAATTCCGCATTGGCGTAGAGGGTGCCACCACTGATGGCCGCACCATCACCCGCGAATGGCTAACGCAAATGGCCGATAGCTACAACACCACGGTATACGGTGCCCGAATCAATATGGAGCACATCAAAGGCTATTCACCAGACAGCACCTTTAAACGCTATGGTGATGTGACGGGCCTGAGTGCCGAAGAAATCAAGGACGGGCCGTTATCGGGGAAAATGGCACTGTATGCCGAAATCAGCCCTACAGCCGATTTGGTAGAAATGGTGAAGGATCGCCAAAAGGTTTACACCTCAATGGAAGTAAATATTAAATTTGCCGACACCAACAGTGCCTATCTTGTTGGCCTTGCGGTCACTGATGATCCCGCCAGTCTGGGTACTGAAATGTTGAATTTCAGCGCCAGCGCCTCCGCTAATCCGCTGGCCTCCCGTAAGCAAGCCCCTGAGAACCTGTTTACCGCCGCAGAAGAAACGCTGATTGAATTCGAAACCGAGCAAGAACCTAAAACCAACCTGCTTACCGCCATTAAAACCCTGTTTACCAAAAAGCAAACCGGTGATGACGCACGTTTTAACGATGTGCATCAGGCGGTTGAATTAGTCGCGCAGCAAGTTGAGGGGAAATTGTCGGCTATCAGCACCTTGGAGCGGTCCTTTACGGAGCTTAAAACTGCCAATGATGCGACCAAACAGGAACTTGATGAGCTGAAAATCACGCTCAGCAAAACAGATCGCGACTTCTCTCAACGCGAAAAATCAACCGGCAATGACAGCGCCATTCTGACTGATTGCTAGGTCATTCCGCTTGCTACGTTAAGGAATTAATTTCACATGAAAAAAGCCACCCGATTTCAGTACAACCAGTTTTTGCAGCAGGTCGCCCGGCTGAACCATTTGGACAATAAAGACGACATTGCCGCGAAATTCACCGTTGAACCATCGATTGCGCAAAAACTGGAAACCAAACAGCAAGAAAGCAGCGCCTTTCTGTTAAAAATCAACATGTATCCAGTGGATGAAAAAGAGGGTGAAAAAGTTGGTTTAAGTATTGACCGCCCGATTGCCAGCACCACAGATACCACGCAGAAAGAACGTGAAGCATCAGACCCTAGCGGTCTGGATGGGACAAAATACAACTGTACCCAGACTAACTTTGATACCGCGCTGCCTTATATCAAATTGGATATGTGGGCTAAATTCCCTGATTTTCAAACTCGCATCCGTGATGCCATTGTGAAACGCCAGGCACTGGATCGCATCATGATCGGCTTTAACGGTATCAAGCGGGTGAAAACCTCTGATCATACCGTTAATAAGCTATTGCAAGATGTCAACCGGGGCTGGCTGCAAAGCATTCGTGATGATGCGCCGGGCCAGATGATGGATAAGATTGTTGATGATAAAGGCGATGTTATCTCGCCTAAAATCCGCATCGGCAAAGGCGGGGATTTCAATAATCTGGATGCGCTGGTGATGGCGGCCACCGATGAACTGATCGAGCCGTGGTTCCAGGAAGATACCGAGCTTGTCGCGATTACCGGCCGCCAGTTACTGGCCGACAAATATTTTCCTATCGTCAACCAATCACAGCCGAACACAGAAGCGCTGGCCGCTGACTTGATTATCAGTCAGAAGCGTATCGGTGGTCTGCCCGCAGTACGTGCGCCGTCTTTCCCGCCTGATGCCATTTTTATCACCCGGCTAGATAACCTGTCTATTTACTGGCAGGACGGCACCCGCAGGCGCTCAATCATCGACAACCCACGCCGTGACCGTATTGAAAACTTTGAATCGGTTAACGAGGCCTACGTGGTTGAAGATTTTGGCTGTGTGGCCCTGATTGAAAACATTGAGTTCGGTGATTTTTCCGTCCCAGCAGAGGGTTAATCCATTATGAGCAACCCCGTTCGCCGCCATCGGCTATTTGTCGCGGCTCAGCAATCATCATCACTGAGCGAGGCGGCAAGCCTCAGCCATGCCAGCAACTACGAGCTGTTGTTGTTCAAACTGCAACAGGATATGGCCCAATTGAGCCTTATCGAGTCAATCAGCCGCAAGGCCGAGGTTAAGCAAGGCATGTTACCCACATACCAACCGTGGGTGGCCGGTGTGTTGGCAAAAGGCAGTGGCGAACAGGACGATATTCTGATGCGCATGTTGATTTGGCATCTTGACGTTGGCGATATCCGCAACGCATTAGATATCGCAGAGTATGCCGTCCAGCATGGCTTGGTGACTCCCGACAGCTTTAAGCGCACCACCGCGTGCCTGATTGGCGATGAAGTCGCCGCCATTGCACGGCAAACCTTGGCCGATGAAAAACCGCTGGATACCCCGCAGCTATTGCGCGCCCAGCAAATGTTAACCGGTCAGGATATGCCGGATGTCGTCAGCGCCCGCCTGCATAAGTTTGTCGGCTATGCCCTGCGTCAGGACGGCGACAACGTTCTCGCACTGGCAAACCTGAAAACGGCGCTGCAACTGGACGATAACAGCGGTGTGAAAACCGATATCAAGAATCTTGAGAAGCTGATTAAAGCGTCTTAGAGAAAATTCGATTAGGCGTGATTGTTGCAGGCAGTTTGGACGCGGACAGCGCGGAGCAACCGGAGCGTACACGCAGTACGTGAGGATTGCGAGCACTGCCCAAGTCCAAAATGGCAAATAAAATAGCCTAATCACCCAAACGCCCCGGCGAGGGCGGCACGTTGGCTAACCCAGAATATTTATTACTCTGGCAAAGCCACCGTTCACCGCCCGTTTATTTTTGGAGTGTCGGCATGGAAATTGTCATTAACACCAATCAGACACCAGAAGCGCCAGCGCCCGTGGAACCAGCGGAAAACACAGTCATTAAAAATGACGGTTTCTGGCCTGATATCGACCTGAAACAGTACCGCGAAGAATCACGTCAGGACGGCACCATCACGCAGCCGCGTGTTATTGAAGCGGCATTGTTTGCCATCAATGAAGTGAATGATCGGCTGGCAATCTGGCGCTTAACCCAGCAAAAACAGGGTTATCTGTCAGCGGCTGAGGTACCGGTGGAAAAACTGAACGAGGAGAGCACTCGCATTCAGTTGTACCGCACCGCGGTGTTTTGCCTGATGCAAGCCCGTCTAACTGATCGTTTTCGCGGTTTTGATACCACCGGCACGGGCGGCAAGCGGGCCGATTCACTGGAACCCACTATTGATAATTTGCGCCGTGATGCTGCATGGGCAATTAACGATATTCAGGCGATCAACCGCATGACGGTTGAGCTGATTTAATGCGCATTCTGGCTCAGCAGTACGACACCATTGACGCCATGTGTTGGCGCTACTACGGCCGCACCGAGGGTGTAACTGAAAAAGTGTTGGCCGCCAATCCGGGTTTAGCCGATATCGGCCCGGTTTTACCGCACGGTTACCCGGTGGAAATGCCAGAAGTCGCCGCCGCCATCACTGCGCAAACCGTGCAACTTTGGGACTAACTACACAATCCCCATAGGGGGTAACGGATATGAAAATGCCAGACAAAGATCCGGGTTGGATGGGTGCATTACTGGCCTTTTACTCTGCCTACTCAACCGCGATAAACGGTTTTCTTATCGCTTTTATTGTGGCATTTCGCCGCGTGGTATGGGGCGGCGGTAAGTTACGTGAAGGGATTGGCGAGGGGGTCGTATGTGGGCTGGTCGGTGTCAATATCGGTCCGGTCATTTCCCCTGTGTTGATCCGCATGATTGATGCTATTCCCTGGCTAAACGGCGCATTAACCGAGGTCGCCGCCGGGAAAATAGAAATTTTTATCAGTTGTTTGATCGGTCTGATTGGCTTGCAGGCTATCCGCGAGCTGGTATTTAAAATCATCAATAAAAAGGCAGGAACCACTGATGTTAACCAATAAATTTATTCTCGGCAAAGCCAGCGAAAGTAATCTGATCGGCGTACATCCTGATTTGGTTAAAGTGGTGCGCCGCGCGCTGGAACTGACTCCGCTTGATTTTAAAGTAATTGAGGGCTGTCGCACGCTGGAACGCCAGCGCGAACTGGTCAAAGTCGGAGCCAGCCAAACCTTAAACAGCCGCCACTTAACCGGCCATGCGGTAGATATTGTACCGCTGCCATGCGGTAAGGTCAGTTGGGAGTGGAAATATTTTTATCCAATGGCTGACGCAATGAAACAGGCCGCTGCCGAGCTGAGGATCGCCGTGGAATGGGGCGGTAACTGGACCACCTTTAAAGACGGCCCACATTTTCAATTGCCCGCCCGTCAATATCCGAGCTGACACCATGCCACTCTTCAACACCGCTCCGCTCGCATGGGCGATTGCCGCCGCCTTACTGCTTGCCGGTGGCGTACAGACTTACCGTTTGTCTGAGGCTCGGCAAGTGATGATTGACCAGCAAGCGGCCGAGGTGGCCAGCAAAAACGGCCAACTTATTGCGCTGGCACTGACCGCCAATGCCAATAATCAGGCACAGGCCCAATTGCGCCAACAGGTTGCCAGTACGGATCAGTTGTTGGCGCAACGTAATAGCCAAATCAAGAGGTTATACCGTGAAAATGAAACATTGCGCCGCTGGGCTGATACTCCCCTGCCTGATGATATTATCCGGCTGCGTCAGCGCCCCGCCCTCACCGGGGCCGCAGATTACCGTCAATGGCTGTCCGAGAGTGGCGCAGTGCCAGTTTCCGGCAGCAGGGCCGCAAACTAACGGTGATTTAAACGACGATATTGATCGCCTTGAGGCCGCATTGCACGCTTGCGCGGCACAGGTCGATACCGTCTTTATTTGCCAGCAAGGGGCCGCTGATGCTAAAGCCTGATTCGCTGCGTACCGCCATTTTAAAGGCGGTGCCGTATATCAAGCAAAACCCGGACTGCTTACATGTCTTTATCGATAAAGGGGCGATTATTGCCACGCTGGCCCCGTCACTCTCTTTTGAGTATCAGTACACCTTAAATCTGGTGGTGACTGATTACGCCAGTGATATGGATCTGGTCATTGTCCCGGTCTTGCATTGGTTGCGCACTCATCAGCCAGATATTATGGCGAACCCCGACAAACGTCAGGACAGTTTTACTTTTGAAGTTGATTATCTGGATAACAAAGTGCGCGATATCAGCATTGATATCAAGCTCACCGAACGGGTGATCGTTAAAGAGAAAAATGGCAAATTAAGCGTTACTCATCTTGGGGAACCGGTGCCACCAGAGCATTTTATCAACAGCTATCAAATTGATATTGAGGGTAAAACTGTCGCGGAGTGGGTAACGTGAATAACGTGCATGAGCTAGATCAGACCTTATCAACATTATTGGCACAATTGGCCCCACAGGCGCGCGGCGCGTTTATGCGTCAGGTCGCTAAAGAACTACGGCGACGCCAACAAAAGCACATTCAGGCGCAACAGAACCCGGATGGCTCACCCTTTGTTCCGCGTAAGAAAAAGCGCCGCGATAAGCAAGGCCGCATCAAACGCAAGATGTTTACCAAACTGCGCACCGCTCGTTATATCAAAAACGAATCCAACGCCGACGAGGCCGCTGTTGCGTTCAGCGGCAAGGTCAATAATATGGTTAGAGTCCATCATTACGGTTTGCGGGATAAAGTTACAAAGAACGGGCCAACAGTGAAATACGAACGCCGCCAGTTGTTAGGCTTTACTGACGGCGATAGTGAGTGGATTGGGGATCTGGCGTTGGAGTGGCTTGCTAAGTAATTATTATCTATAAGTAATTTATTTTTTTATTATATAAAAAATCACTTTCGTAATTACATATGAAAGAATAAAAGCGAGGATGCCCATTTCATAAAATAGTGCTATTAGAATATTCGTGTTCAGAAAATTAAAATAACTGATAGCGTCACCGAACTGGTCGCTTGACAACACAAAAACCAGCACTTCTGGAATAGCCAAGAACAATACAACAAATAAAACAAGAAAAGTCCCAAATTTAGCCAGTCGCATCGTAAAACTCCATTGTAGTATTTAAAATCCATAATTATTACGTATAGTACACGATTATTAACAATCAATGGAGTGCTGTTTAATGAATAATTCCGTTTATTTAAAAGAAAAACTAAATGCAGACAGGGTATTATCACTATCACTAGATCGCGGGATAAAAGGAACCATAAAATCTGCAAAAGGAACAATCGAGAGTGTATATAGTGGTGCTGAAAGAGCCAGTTGGTATACATCCTGTTTCTTTGAAAAGTATGCAAGCGAATGCCAAGAGATAAAATCGGAAGACAAAAGAGTAATGAAGGCAATATCAGAAATATATAAAAGGTCTGATGTTATCTATGACATGATAAAACTTTATATCGATTATGTTCTTGAAAAGAATACACCCCGTGAAAATATGCGCAGTACTACTTATTATTCTGTTAATTTAGGTGCTAAGATTTCAGTTACAACAGCCACTAAGAAGGCAATGGCTTACTCTATAGCTAAAACAGTCTCTGAATCAATATCTATGTCCAATATAGTGAGAACAGAAATAAACAGAAAAGGTTTATTTTTAATCACGAGTATAGATTTGTATGGTAAGGTTCAAAATCCGCAATGGCAGCAAGAAGATTGCAAATAATTGATCCAGGATACTATAATTCATTGCGCGCCAATAACATAGAGATGTTATACATATATATCGATCCTATCATTTCCAAGGCATCCAGAAGAATACATTCAAATTCAAATTTAACATTTGATGAAGTTGTGAATATACTTAATGATATGGGGCGATAGTGAAAAATATATTCTATAACATATTGTTCTCAACAGTTCCATTTATTGTTATCGTTTTTTTTCGGTATTTTATTTAGAGTTTTTCCCTAATCATTTTGGCAAACTAACATTACTAACAATAGTAATTGTATTTTTTGTGTCATGTAAAATAATGCCTGATAAATATATTTGAAGTAAAACCTATGAGGTAGCTGTTTTACAGCTACCATTTGAAAACTCCATACAATAACCCGCTATTATTTTCTTATTCTCGCCTTAGATCTCTTGTGCCATCCCTCACACAAAACCCATCACATGCCGCGCACGCCCGTAGGCGGCACACTGGCCGTATGAATATCCTTATTGCTGGCCTTAAACGCCTGTTGGCTAACATTATCCGTATTGGCATCGTCTCAGACGTCGATCTTGCTAACGGATTATGTCGGGTCAAAATGGGCAACCTGGAAACCGATTGGCTTAATTGGTTAACCCTGCGCGCCGGGCGGGTGCGTTTTTGGTCTGCGCCATCGCTGGGTGAGCAAGTCATGGTGATCAGTATCGGCGGTGAGCTCACCACCGGTTTTGTGCTGCCCGCTGTTTTCTCTGATGCCAATCCCGCCCCGTCACAATCCGCCGACGCTATCGTGATCACCTTCCCTGATGGTGCCCGTTTTGAGTACGAGCCAGAAACCAGTCACCTGGCCGTAACCGGAATAGCAACAGCGGTGATTGAGGCTGGCGAATCTATCCATGCTACCGCCCCCAACATGACCTGTACCGCCTCGGTCAAAATCACACTGGACACACCCGAAGTGGAATGCACCAACAACCTGACGACGGCCACCTTAAACGTGAAAAGCGGCGGCCAGATGAGCGGCGACATCAGGCATTCCGGCGGTCAGTTTTCATCTAATGGCGTGATCGTTGATAACCACAGCCACGGCGGTGTTGAGCGCGGTGGCGCTGATACGACAGGAACAAAATGACAACCTATAAATATAGCGGCATGAACCGCAACAGCGGCTTGCAGATCGACGATATTGACCATATTCGCCAGTCAATCAGTGACATTCTGGCCACACCACAAGGCACCCGCGTGATGCGCCGCGATTATGGCTCACTGTTATCAACCTTGATCGACCAGCCGCAAAATCCCGCCCTACGTCTAAAAATGATGACCGCTGTTTATGGCGCTGTGATGCGTTGGGAGCCGCGCGTTACGCTGAATGCCATCAGTATTACCACGCTGAGCAACGGCAAGATGATTGTTGATTTAACCGGTAGCCGCACCGACAGCGACAGCCGGTTGAGTTTGGCTGTGCTAATAGGGGGTCAATAATGCCGACCATCGACTTAAGTCAGTTACCGGCACCACGGGTGATTGAATCACTGGATTTTGAAAGCCTGCTTGCATTGCGTAAAGAAGATTTTATTGCCTTATATCCGTCCGAGCAGCAAGCCGCAGTGAGATTAACGCTGTCATTTGAATCTGAACCCATCGTGAAGTTATTGCAAGAAACCGCTTACCGCGAGTTGCTGTTGCGCCAGCGAGTGAATGAAGGGGCACAAGCGGTGATGGTGGCCTACGCAAATGGCAGTGATTTGGACCACCTCGGCGCAAACAATGGCATTGAGCGACTGACCATCACCGCAGCCAATCCAGACGCCATCCCGCCCACTGCCGCCGTGATGGAGTCTGACGACGATTTCCGGGTACGCATCCCACAGGCTTTTGAGGGTTTGAGCGTCGCCGGGCCAACCGGTGCGTATGAGTATCATGCCCGCAGTGCCGATGGCCGGATTGCTGACGCCTCCGCGATTAGCCCATCCCCCGCTTGCGTTACCGTCACCGTGCTTTCACGTGAGGGAAATGGTACCGCGGCACAGTATTTATTGGATAAGGTTTTCTCGGCGCTAAACGATGAGAACGTGCGCCCGGTAGCTGACCGCTTAACCGTCAATTCTGCCACCATCGTGGAGTATCAGATTGACGCCACGCTCTATTTTTATCCGGGGCCGGAAGCTGAGCCGATCCGCGCCGCAGCCGAAGCCCAATTACAAAGCTATATCAGCACCCAGCGCCGCTTAGGGCGTGATATTCGTCTGTCAGCTATTTATGCCGCGCTGCATGTTGAAGGTGTGCAGCGGGTAGAGCTGATCGCGCCGCTGATTGATGTGGTATTAGACAAAACGCAAGCCGCTCACTGCATTGGTTATACCTTGACGGCGGGCGGCTCCGATGAATAAACGCTTATTACCGGTTGGCTCTACCCCACTGGAGATCGCCGCCGCACAAGCCTGTGCGCGCATGGCTGACATTGACGTACCGCTGCGCAAATTGTGGAATGCCGACACCTGTCCGTTGGAATTGCTGCCTTATCTGGCCTGGGCGTGGTCAGTGGATCGCTGGGATGAGCTTTGGCCGGAAGCGACCAAGCGCGCGGTGGTTAACGCCTCGTACGTCGTCCATAAACACAAAGGCACCATTGGTGCTATTCGTCGGGTGGTTGAGCCGCTCGGCTATCTCATCAAGGTGATCGAGTGGTGGAAGACTAACGAAACGCCCGGCACTTTTCGCCTGGACGTTGGCGTATTGGAAACCGGCATTACCGATGAAATGTATTTTGAGCTTGAGCGGCTGATAGACGACGCCAAACCATGTAGCCGTCACCTGGTCGGCCTGTCTATTAATCTGGATGTCAATGGCGCGATCCCTGTGAGTGTCGCCAGCTATGACGGTGACGAATTAACTGTTTACCCCTATTTACCCGAAGTGATTACCGTGACCGGCCAATGCTATACCGCCGGTGTTGTACATTTGATTGATGAAATGAGAGTGAGCCTATGACCGCTAAATTTTATGCCTTAATGACCAATCTGGGGGCGGCCAAACTGGCGAATGCAACAGCCCTCGGTACCCAGTTACAGATTACACACATGGCGGTTGGGGACGGTGGCGGTGTGCTCCCCACGCCGAACCCGGCACAGACTCAGCTTATTGGCGAAAAGCGCCATGCTGCCCTGAATTCGTTAAGTATTGATGAGGTCAACAGCAGTCAAATTATCGCAGAACAGGTTATTCCTGAAACGGACGGCGGTTGGTGGATACGTGAAATTGGCCTGTTTGATAAAGACGGTATTCTTATCGCCATTGCCAACTGCCCGGAGACCTACAAGCCGCAGTTGCAGGAGGGCAGTGGTCGCACACAGACGGTGCGCATGGTACTGATTGTCAGTAGCACCGAGGCAGTCACGTTAAAAATTGATCCGTCTGTAGTGCTGGCAACGCGGAAATATGCAGACGACAAAGCAATTGAGGTTAGGCAGTATGCCGATAAGTTGCTGTCTGACCACGTCGCTGCGACAGATCCTCACGACCAATATTTACGTGCCGCCGACAATCTTGCGGGCGTGAACGATAAGTCTCAAGGTCGAAAAAATATGGGGTTGGGCAAACTTGCACAACTGGACGAACTGGCATTCTCTGATGTGGGTGCCGCGTCAGCCAATGATGTCGTATCACGTACACGGGGAGGCACATTTGATAAATCATTGCACGTTCGTGACACATTGAGCGCAGGTAATATCAAATCAGAAACTAATATTGACGCGTCCGGGATTATTACTTCTCGTAATAAAATTGAATGTCGTTCGCCGGGTTCTGATGCCTATTCCGCCGGGTTCCGCTGTTATATTCGTGACTCGGTCACATCAATCACTACAGATTATGTCAATACGCATCCCGAAGGTGGGGAGCAGTGGATGTTCGCGACAAATTACAACTTTGTTACTGGGGGTGTTGATTTCACTACCCGAGGTCATTTTATTTCTAATGGGATAGTGCGTGCGGGAGGGCTTGACGGTGGGTTTATGGATGGCAGTGGAAATATCACCGGGGCGGTGTGGGGGGAAGGGGGTGGGGATCTTTGGGGATTTATTAACAATAAAATCGCGGGTGTGCTGGCACAGTTTGGTAAACGTCACTTTGCTGGTTCGGATTATATCCGTATTCCAGACGTGCCGGGCGGGCTGATTGTGCAATGGATGACTGGCCCTGTTTCTGCCGGCGAAAATATCGCTTACCCTGAACTGGCTTTCCCCACCGCCTTTCCTGTTGCGTGTCTAATGGCATTCACGGCCACTCAGGGGAATGACACAATACAAGCCGATGTGATGTTTCAAACATCGCGTTGGAATAACAGCACGGTAAAGGTGTTCCCGCAATGGTTTGGCACTGCACAGCAAAACCTGTGCTATCCACTTATTTTCGCCATTGGCTATTAAGGATAAAAAACATGATCTATTTTTCTGCTACAACGGGCGGTTTTTATCCGCAGGAATGGAAAGAAGAATATCTGGCAACAGGTAGCTGGCCTGATGATGCACTATTGCTCACGAAAAAAGAACAAACGAAATATTGGAAACACGTTCCAGCCAAGGGGAAAATGTTAGGGGTTATGAAAGGCCGTCCGGTCTGGCTGGATATTCCGCCGTTACCTGCGCCTCACGGCGATACCCTCGCCGCACTTGCCCGCCGTCATCGCGATGCTTTTATCAAAACCACGGATTCAATTACTGTAATTGATTATTCAATTGATGATAGCCCGCTAACTGATACTCAACGTGCCGAGTTAACCGCTACCCGCGCCGCCTATCGCGCATGGCCCACGGTGGAAAACTGGCCGCGGGTTGAATTGCCGGAACTGCCGCAATGGCTTTTGATTGAAGCGGTCAATCAGGGCTATATTGTTCCCGACTGGCCGCCAGTCGTATAGCCCTGCTCAACAACCCCGCCAGCCGGGGTTGTTGGTTTCTCTGTTGTGCCACCCCTCACACAATCCTCATCACCTGCCCCGCGCGCAGTAATCCGGCATCATAGCGAATGAACGCTTAACCGGAGAAAACCGCATGTCTGCAACCGATTACCACCACGGTGTGCGCGTCATTGAAATCAGCGAAGGCACCCGCCCGATCCGCACTGTCAGTACGGCGGTGGTCGGCATGGTCTGTACTTCCGATGATGCTGACCCCACTCTGTTCCCACTCAATACCCCGGTATTACTCACCGATGTGCTGGCCGCCAGCGGCAAAGCCGGTGAAACCGGCACATTAGCCCATTCACTGGATGCTATCAGCGACCAAACCAAACCACTGACCGTCGTTGTCCGGGTGGCGCAGGGTGAAACCGAAGCTGAAACCACGTCAAATATTATTGGCGGAATAACACCGGATGGCCGTTATACCGGCATGAAAGCGCTGTTAGCGGCGCAGGGTAAGTTTGACGTCAAGCCCCGTATTTTAGGGGTTCCCGGTCATGACACTCTGGCGGTATCCACTGAGCTACTTTCCATCGCTCAGAGCCTACGTGCCTTTGCCTACATCAGCGCCTATGGTTGCAAAACCAAAGAAGAGGCCATTATCTACCGCGATAATTTCAGTCAGCGCGAAGCGATGGTGATTTGGCCCGATTTCCTCAGTTGGGACACGGTCACTAACGCCGAAACCACCGCTTACGCCACGGCTCGCGCCCTCGGCTTGCGTGCCAAAATTGATAATGATGTTGGCTGGCATAAAACCCTGTCTAACGTCGGGGTGAATGGCGTCACCGGTATCAGTGCGGATGTGTTCTGGGATCTGCAAAACAGCGCCACCGATGCCAATTTACTTAACAGCAAAGACGTCACCACGCTGATCCGCAAAGATGGTTACCGTTTTTGGGGTTCCCGTTCTTGTTCTGACGATCCGTTATTTGCCTTTGAGAACTACACCCGCACCGCACAGGTACTGGCTGACACCCTGGCCGAGGCCCATATGTGGGCTAACGATAAGCCGCTTACCCCGTCACTGGCAAAAGACATTATTGAGGGTATTCGCGCCAAAATGCGCGAGCTGAAATCATTGGGTTATCTGATTGATGGTGACTGCTGGTACGACGACAGCGTAAACGATAAAGACACACTAAAGGCTGGCCGCCTGTTTATTGATTACGACTATACGCCGGTGCCGCCGCTGGAAGATTTAACCCTGCGTCAACGCATTACTGATCGTTATCTGGCTAATTTCGCCGCCGCCGTTAACAGCTAAGGAGCGTAACTATGGCATTACCACGCAAGCTTAAGTTCCTCAATGTGTTCAATGACGGGAACAGCTATCAGGGGGTGGTTGAATCCATCACCTTGCCAAAATTAAACCGCAAATTTGAAGACTTTCGCGGGGGCGGGATGAATGGCAGCGCCAAGGTCGATTTGGGGCTGGCTGATGGGGCGCTGGACGTTGACTGGACGCTGGGCGGTATTGAGTCCGAGATCTACAAGCAATGGGGCGTGACCAAAGTCGATGGTGTGTTACTGCGTTTTGCTGGCTCCTATCAGCGCGACGATACCGGCGAAACCCACGCGGTAGAAATTGTCCTTCGTGGTCGTCACGAAGAAATCGACGGCGGTGACAGCAAACAAGGCGATAACAGCACCACAAAAATCTCCACAAAATGTACTTACTACAAATTGACATGGGATGGCGAAGTGCTGATCGAGATCGACATTGTGAACATGGTCGAAATGGTCAGCGGCGTCGATATGCTGGAAGCCCACCGCCGCAACATCGGCCTGTAATATCACGGTGCGGATAACTCCGCGCCTTTACCCCTTATTTATTGGTAACCATTATGAGCAAGATAACCACTGTAGATGCATTACCGTCCGTGCCTGTCGAGACTTTTGCTGATGCCTTTAACGTAGTCACATTAGATGCGCCGATCATGCGAGGTAATACAACAATCACGCAGATCACGGTCAATAAACCCAATACCGGCGCATTGCGCGGTGCCAAATTGCAGGCACTGCTTGATACCGATGTTGATGCGTTGATCCGTGTGCTGCCTCGCGTCACCACCCCTAACCTGACCGTGCCAGAAATCAACAATTTGGAACCAGCCGATATTTACGCGTTATCGCAGGCACTGGCGCTTTTTTTCTTGCCGAACTCGGTGCGGTCAGATTTCCTGACAGCTTAACCGTTGACGATTTGATAGCGGATATTGCGATAACCTTTCACTGGCCGCCCTCCGCTACCGAAGAGATGTCCTTAGGTGAACTTTTAGAGTGGCGACATAAAGCCATTATCCGCAACGGGGGCAGTGATGAGTGATAAGAACCTCCGTTTGCGGGTTTCCTTAAGTGCCATAGATAAAATCACCCGGCCATTTAAATCTATGTTGGCCAGCAATAAAACGCTGGCTGCATCCATCAAAACGACGAAAGACCAGCTTAAGCAACTCAATGGCCAGGCGGCCAAAATTGAGGGTTTTCGTCAGAATAAAGCCGCTGTTAATGGTGCCGCACAGGCGTTGACTGCCGCCCGCGATAAAGCGCGTCAACTCGCCACTGAATTAAAAAACAGCGCAGCGCCTACAGCTAAGCAGGCGAGAGAGTTTAAGCGTGCCAGTGAAGAGGCCGCAAAACTCAAGCAAAAGTACAATGACTTACGTACCGCACTCCACACCCAGCGTGCCGCCTTACAAAGCAGCGGCGTTGCCACTAATCGACTGGGACAAGCACAGCGAACCCTTAAAGCCAGCATCACCAGCACCACCGCCGCGCTGGCCGCACAACAACGCCGGTTAGCGCAACAAGCCCAACAACAGCAACGCCTGAATGCCGCCCGCAATCGCTTTGATGCCAGCAATCAGCGCAAAGCGGTAGCCGCCGGATTAGGGTATACCTCGTTTGCTACCGGCCGCGCCATGGGCCGGGGGATAACCAAAACGTTGGGTGTGGGTTATGAATTTGACGCGATGATGAGTGGAACTCAGGCAGTAACGCGCATTGCAGATAAGAATTCTCCCGACATGCAAGCCATGCGCCAGCAGGCACGCACCCTTCCGCTCTCATCCAAATTTACCGATTTGGAAGTTGCGCAGGGTCAGTATTATCTTGGCCGCACTGGCTATAGCCCTAAACAGGTTGTCGGGGCGATGCCCGGCCTGGTGAATCTGGCAGCGGCGGGTGATATCGATCTCGGTATCACCGCCGATATTGCTTCCAATATTCAAACCGCGATGCGTATTCCGGCGGAGAAAATGGATCACGTTGCCGATGTGCTAACAGCACTCTTCATCCGGAATAATGTCGATATCCCGATGCTGGGTGAATCGCTTAAGTACTCTGCAGGTGTGGGTCGCGAATACGGCCAGAGTTTTGAAACCGTCGCCGCTTCTACCGCCATGCTGGGGAGTGCGGGTATTCAAGGCAGTCAGGCCGGTACGGCTATGCGCAGTATCTTGAGCCGCATCGGTGGCTCTAAAACCGTGAAGGATTTGGGCGTCAAAACTGCCGATAAAGACGGCAATATGCGTGACCTGGTTGATATCCTCAAAGATATCAATGAAAAAACCGGAAAGATGGGTAACGTTAAGCGCGGTGCAATCTATAAAAGCATTGCTGGCCAATATGCCGTTACCGGCTTTGGCGTACTGATGAACGCAGCCAGTAATGGTTCACTGGAAAAAATGCGCGGTAAGCCCGGCGAATATGACGGCGAAGCGGCTCGTGTTGCGGCTATAAAGCTGGACAATATGAAGGGCGATATGACCATTCTCCATGCCGCCATGGAGAATATCAGTGTTGAGTTATTTGAGAAGAATAACGACTGGTTACGTTCGGCGGCAAAAGGCATCAGTGAATTTATGCACGGCGTGGCTGAATTCCTTAAGGCCCATCCCGGCGTGAGTACTGCGATTGTAAAAGTGGGTACCGTTGTCGCCATTGCAACCGCCGCATTCGGGGCGCTGGCGATTGCTGCCGTGGGTATTTTAGGCCCCTTCGCCCTGCTCCGTTTTACTACCTCAGTGCTGGGGATCCGCTTATTGCCGCGCTTGTCGTTGAGTCTGTTTCGACTGGCAAGTATCACCCCCATTACAGGTGCGCAAATTGGCAACTTTAGCCGCTCCCTGCTCGTGATGTCTCAACAGGGCGGCCGCTCAGCCATCGCCAGTTTAAAAGGGTTGGGTCAAGGTCTGGTGAACGTGGCCCGCTCGCCAGTGAAATCGGCCGTCAGTGGCTTTACGTTACTCGGTAATGGTATTAGCTGGCTGGCTAAATCCCCGCTTAGGTTCCTGCGTTTCGCGCTCGGTGGCCTGGGTAGCATGTTGGGTATCCTGATCAGCCCGATTGGGTTAATTGCCGCGGCAATCGTGGGTGCTGGCTTATTGATTTACAAGTACTGGCAACCGATTAAAGCGTTCCTTGGGGGTGTGGTAGAGGGCTTTATGCAGGCCGCCGCACCGATTAAAGAGGCGCTTAAACCGCTGGGGCCGGTGTTTGACTGGATTGGTGATGCAGTCAAAAACGTGTGGAACTGGTTTAAAAAGTTACTGGAACCGGTGCAATCAACCACGGCCGATTTAAACCGCGCCGCTAATGCCGGTAAGGCCTTTGGTCAGTTTTTGGCTGACGGCATTGGACTGGCCATGATACCGATAAATGCGTTGATCTCATCCATTAAATGGGTACTTGAAAAACTGGATGAAGTAAAGCAACGCTCTGACAAAACCCAGGCACTGGCGCAGGCAAGCCCAGCCACTGCCGCGGGCCCAGGTAACTACGGCGTGGCGTGGAAGCCAGCGCAAACGAAAACCTCCTATATCGAAAGTAAATATACCGGGGCATATGATAACGGCGGCACCATCCCGCTGGGGAAATTTGGTGTGGTAGGTGAATATGGCCCGGAAATCATCAACGGCCCGGCACAGGTCACCAGCCGCCGCAACACCGCCGCTATGGCGGTTGCGGCGTCCATGCTATTCAGTGGCTACCCGGCCAGCGCCGCGCCGCTCCATCCTTACAGTTTACCGGCGGCACAGTACCGCAGTAGCAACGGTCAGACAAATAATCATCAGCAAAATCAAACCAGCCATGCTGCGCCAGTTATCAATATTTACCCGACGCCGCAGCAGGATGCGCAGGATATTGCCCGCGAGGTGGCCCGCCAACTGGCCGCCCACAACCGCAGGGAACAGAGCAAATCAAACCGCAGTTATCAAGACCATGACGACTAAGGAGCAATAACATGATGATGGCACTGGGGATGTTTGTCTTTATGCGGCAAACCACCCCCTATCAAGATTTTCAACATCAGATGGCGTGGCGGCATCCGTCAAATGCCCGTTTTGGTCTCCGCTCATCCAGTCAATTTTTAGGGCCAGATGAAGAATCAATTACCTTATCCGGTGTGTTGTATCCAGAGCTGACCGGCGGCAAGCTTTCATTAATGGCCTTGCAACTGATGGCAGAAACCGGCAAGGCCTGGTCACTGATTGAAGGGAACGGCGCGATCCATGGCATGTTTGTCATTGAGAGCCTGGAACGCACTAAAAGTATTTTTTTCAGCGACGGGTCAGCCCGTAAAATTGAATTTACGCTTAGCTTAAAACGTACCGATGAATCACTAAAAGAGATGTTTGGGGATCTGTCTCAGCAATTTGACGATATCGCCAGCAGCGTATCGAACACCGCCGCCGGATTATTATCATGATAAGCATTGATACCGGGCATAACGAACCCGATTATTCTATTTCAGTGGATGGCATAGATAAAACGGGTGGCATTAAAAAGCGCCTAATGTCATTGACGTTAACTGATAACCGGGGCTTTGAAGCCGATCAATTAGATATTGAGTTTGATGACGCGGACGGTAAAGTGGAGTTACCTCGCCGTGGCGCTAAAATAGCGGTATCACTCGGCTGGAAAGGCGCAGCGCTGATCGATAAAGGTTCATTTACCGTAGATGAAATAGAACACAGTGGCGCGCCGGACAAGCTGACTGTTCGCGCGCGCAGTGCGGATTTTCGTGAAACGCTCAATATTCGCCGGGATCAGTCTTACCATAAGACCACTATTGGCGGGATAATTAAAACCGTTGCCGAGCGAAATAAACTCGCCCCAACATTAAATAAAACCATGTCAGATTTAGCCGTTGATCATATTGACCAGACCAACGAATCAGACGGTAATTTTATTACCCGACTGGCGAAACAATATGGCGCTATTGCCGCTGTGAAAAATGGCAATCTGTTATTTATTCGTCAGGGCCAAGCTAAAACCGCCAGCGGTAAACCCATTCCGGCCATGACTATTATTCGTGGTCTGGGCGACGGCCATCAGTTTAGTATGGCTGACCGGGGCGCTTATACCGGCGTTGTCGCCAACTGGCTGAATACTCGCACCACTGAAAAGCCCGTGGTTAAGGTCAAGCGAAAACGCAAACGTAAGGCGACCACTGCCGCCAAACCCAAAGAGCCCGAAGAGAAACAGGGCGAATATCTGATCGGTACTGATGAGAATGTGCTGATCTTACGCACCACTTACGCCAGTAAAAACAATGCACAGCGGGCGGCAAAATCAAACTGGGAACGGCTGCAACGGGGCGCGGCGAAATTCTCTATTCAACTGGCGAAAGGGCGTGCGGATCTCTATCCCGAGGTGCCGGTTAAAGTTACTGGATTCAAAAAACAGATTGATGAAGCAGATTGGACGCTGGTCACGGTGACCCATTCCGTGAGTGACAGCGGTTTTACTACCGCGCTGGAATTAGAGGTGAAAATAGATGATTTGGATATGGAATGATGATTTTTAATCAATAATAACGCATAATTATCATTAATACCGACCACAGTCGGGATGATAACGGACTCGCTATCATGTTCAATTGCCCTTTATGCCATCAGGCAGCACACACCCGCAGCAGTAGCCAGGTAACCACCGAAACCAAAGAGCGCTATCACCAGTGCACCAATGTGAATTGTGGCCATACATTCGTAACGATGGAAAGTTTTATGCGTTCTATATCGAAGCCCGGCGAGATTAACCCGGTGATGCCCCACCCACAAACCGGCGGCCAGGTGGTCATGTTCTGACGGCTGGAAATAAATTTATTTACCCGACGCTCATCCCGCTTTTGCGGGTTTTTTTTCGCCTAGAACTCACTAAAACTATCTTGCTCAAAAAATCTTCGTCGCCAAGGTGCCGCCATTCTGTCGCCACTTTCCAGTTTTTCCGCTTTCCCAGAAACAAAAAAACCGCCTCTCGGCGGTTAACGACATACTCGTACTACTTTGTTTTACTTAGAATATTTTCCATGGTGCCCGGGGCGGGACTTGAACCCGCACAGCCATAAGCCGAGGGATTTTAAAGCGCCGATAATATCCTTTAATTTCAATTGGCTAAATGATTTTTTCACCAAACCAAGCATTTAATTACATGACATATATCAATATTTTAAAAAATCAGTTCAAAGGATAAGGCGAAGAAAAAACAAGGGATTAAAAGACCCTTGGTGCAAGTTAAATACCGTTTTTTAAAGATCAATATATAGTTAGCAAGAGCGTCGGAAATGCTCGGGGAATTTTCGAACATCATAATGAGGACAATATGACTTCAACTCTATTTACAGTATGCCTAATTCTCGCTGCCGTGATGATCACCATCCACCCCGCTCTCTGCATTCCCTTTGTCGTTGCTGCTTACCTGTTGGCCGGTAAATGCAATATGCATATGGACAGTAATGCTAGTATTATTTTTGGGATCATTGGATTTATTATGTTTCTTACCCTCTTAGTCATGATCCACGAATGGGTAAAATGAATATTCAATGTCTACTGCGTCAATAATTTCATTAAAAACAGTATGGATTTTGACTATTTTTAGTCACAATGCCATATTATTTATATTATTAGCGTGGACCAAGCATTATTATGAAAGAATATTATTTACTGCAGTATTTCATCGATTACATGGAAAGGAATGGGCTGATTAAAGAGGCGGTCATATTTGACTTGGACCAGCAACTCTGTGATGAACTCAATGAATGGTATAAACAAAGTTTTACTTTGCCAGAGCTTCAGAAATCAGTTGATAAGTGTATTGCAAATGAATGGCTCAAGCACCGTGGGTTAAATGATAAGTACTCCTATTTGGGGATCACTACTTCCGGGGTGGGAATTATCCGCTCTCGTAGAAATTTAGAGCAAAAGAAAAAATCACGAACTGTTTTAAAAAAAATATCGGATAGTATTGAAGAACACAAAGGTATCATTGGGTTAATAACCATTATAATAGCCACAACAACCATTGCAGTAAAAATCCTAAAAGGAGATTAGTATGTCGATAACAGAGCTCGGAAAAGTCTCACTGCATTGCTTATTCTGTAAATCTGAGCTGAAAGGCCCTGGTGATGCAAAATTTCAATCTGGTGACTTAATAGAATGTATTGCCTGCGGCGAACAAAATGACTTCGAGAGCGTCATGGCAGTCGCAAAAGAAGAAGGATTAAAACTCGCAAAAGCTCATGTTAACAGTATTATTAAAAATATTTTCAAGTGAACATAGGTGGGCTCTAGCCCACCTATATTATTTATTAAAATAGGGATTCACCCTCTCCACTGCCTGCTGTACCAGTTTGTTTCTGGTTGCCATTAATCGGTCAATCTTTTCTCTTTTCTGATCCGCCGTTAATATCCGGTCCCGCCTCATCATTTCAATCTGGGCATTCAGTGTCTTCACTTGTTGCTGAGTCGCCGTTAGCCCCTTACGTTGCGATAATTTCCCGCGGTTATTTTCTAACAATTCATTGGCATCTTCACCACGCCCCTGCTTACGAAAGCTGTTAATGGTACTGTTAATTTGATTGGCTTGGGTCATCATGCGGTAGAAATCTTCAGTGAACTGTGTAGATTTGGCTGGGTCAGTCCCACGGAAGAAGGATTTAATAACGGGCATTTCATCAAGGCGAATAGCGGGTGTTTCACCGTAGTCCTTCAGATTACGCATAAGAAGATTGGTTGCTCCAAGCACGTACCCGCCCAGGCTACTGGTGTACCCGGTAATAATGTGATCAAGCATCTTCGGTGACAGGTTTGTCGCTTGACCAATTTCACGCATCAGCAGGCTGGTTTGGTCGTTGTAACGAGCGCCAGCTATCAGATTCTTATCTGCCATATTCTCAATCGGGCTGCCTTTGAAGAAATCATAGTTAACATAAGCTTCAGCAATCGGCATGGCGACTTGCGGAATCGGGTTGAAGGCCATGGTTTCCATAAAGTTATGTGCTACCAGCTTGCCAAATTTAGCCCCTGTATCTCTGCCCCCCAGTGCACGAACAAACCGCTCAGGCAAAGTGCCAAACATCAGACCTATCTCGAAAGGTTTCGGAATACGAATATGCTGATCACCAATCCATGCATGCCAGTACGTGTCTTTATCCCAATCCTGTAATTCTTCGTAGCGTTCATCATCCCAGTTCAGTGCCAACAGAGCCAGTGAGGCTGCAGCAATCATGCCTCCGCGTTTTAGTACCTCACGGGGGTTCTCTTTAATACCTCGACCTAACTTACTTAACCCTTGCATGCGGGCATTGAAGAACGGCAACATATCACTCAAATTAATCATGATATTGCTGGCCCCCATCATGCTGAAGTCCATGAGATCACGAGATTCAAAGGCTGCTAGAGCTTTACTTTTCCCCGACTTGACTGCAGCTTCATAAGTGGCCAGCCTATTCGCGTTTTCTGCCGCTTCACTGACATGCTTATACTTCTGCAATCCCTGCTCAATTTTGCCCAAAACCTCTTTGCCAGACCGGGCAATAGATGATTCAAACTGATTGATCTGGCTGTCTTTATAACCCTTCCGACGCAGCACAGCGCGGATAGTTTGTGCCGTAGACGCCGGATCGTAGACGTTTGAATACCCCCCGCCAAATGTTGCGCCAGCAAACATCATATCGACAAAAGTATCATCGGTTCTCAGTGTTTTTTTAAACCCAGCAAACGATGCGGTAACTGGCTTAAAGCCATCTTTATTGATAGCCCAGGAGTGCACGGAATCACGTAAGAAGTTACGGATAATAAAATCAGGCATTGATGTAGTGCTAATGGTCAGCACTTTTTTAGCTGTGCGGGCCGCTTTCATAAATGCGGAACTGCTGCGCTCAAGGTCAATCATGGTGAATGCGCGGTAAAGTTGCGGATCATTAACTTGAACCAACTTTTCTTGCCCATCGACAAACATTTTCACCACGTCTTTACCTATGCGCTCAAAATCCATCTTATTCGGTGAGTCAATAACTTCAAGTACACCAGTATCTGCCAGATTAACTACCGCACGGCGCATAGCTTCATTCTTCATTGACGCATCAACCGACTTGGCAACGTAGTTAAACAGGTTTTCTATAGGATCTTTAATGGTCAGATCACTGCCTTTAAGTTTCCGCACTGTGCTGCTTTGGTTGGCAATACCTTTACTGCTCCATGGCCCGCTTACCTCACCATTTTCAGCTTCGCGGTAATAAGGCAGATACCAGGCATCTTCCCATTGCGCCCGGCTTGCAGGCTCGATGAGTCCCATATCCTGCTGGAGGTCAAGAATCGATTTAATAAAAGCATCGTATTTCTTCTTCTGAGCATCAAATAATGCCTCATTACCCTTGTTAAGGGTTTGCATGTAGGCAACTTCATCGGCGGTAAAGTTGTTTTCTTTGCCCTCTTTCATCAACCGTTCAGAGCGGTGACCCGCGATCCATTTTAAGAAGCTCTCTCGATGGTTGCCGAGTCCATCCAAGATCCCCATGAGCGAGTCACTCTTATCTGTACCCGCCTGACGCTCAATCATCCCCTCAGCTTTGTTGTAACGCGGCAAGCCATGCTCCAATGTTGCTGCAGTGACAGAACCGGCACCGGCAGCCATACGCGCACCGATATAAGCCGAACTCCGCGCATCATCAATACCGGCTGCATCCTCGGCATACTTCAGCGGAGCCATGCCATCAAATGTTTTGGTATTCAATTTGCGGCCTGTTTCTTTCAGCCATGCCTTAAGTTCTGTCTTATCTTGGCTGGTTACCGTGTCATAAAAGGCTTTGGCTTTATTGAACCACCCCTGCTCAACGTTAAAGCCCATTTTTCTGTTGGTTTCAGCATCCATTACTGGGTTGGCGGTGCGGGAGTAGAACGCATCATTGTTGCGGATATCATCAGAGTGGAGTATATTTTTACTCGAACCTCGTTCGTTACCCTCCTTGGGCAATTGGAGCCCTCTGGACTGGTAACTCTCGGGGTTTTGTTTTTTCCGTTGATAGAGTATCAACCCTTCATTTTCCATTGTCTGAATCTTTCTCCCCCCCTCGATGCCATAAACTGAAGCAATACTATTGACCTCAATTCTGCCCTTTCGCGCATTCAAGTGAATGGCTGTAATAACGGGATCGCCATTGGTATCTTTAGCTTCCAAAAGCGCAACCACTGAATCCTCTTGTGTTGACGAACGATATACAGCAACTGGGTCATGTAATAGTTCAGGCAATTGTTCGATAACTGACATAGGTACATTGTGCTTTACACCGTTGGTGGCTTTGCGCACAGTATCTCGATTGATCACCATATCCAGATCTGGAGCACCCAAGGCTCTGAACACCGGAGGCGTTCGGCCTACACGGATAGGTGTATCCACGCTGCGAAGTGATTTGATTGCACTGGTTAACTCAGACCGATACTGTTCAGCATCTTCGCGGGTTGGCTGAAGTGGATCCGACTTCTCACCTTTGGAATACAGGGCATCAGAGCGTGAAAACGTATTATCAAACTCCCGCGTTCCCGGTTGTTCGCCATCATACATAGCCGTTTTTTTAAACCGACCCGCCACTGTGCGCAAAATGTTACGAATTTCCGTAGGAGATATATCCCCAGGTTTGATCATGCCCGCTTTTTTCAATCCATTAATGAGTAAAGAAACAAAGCGATCCCATACCCCACTGAGGCTACTAAGTTCTGAACGTTCTGCCATGTGGGCTAAAAACTCATTAGCCTGCATTTCTGGGGACTCATTGCGGTATGACTTATCAACTTCCTGCCAGACATCCTGAATAATCTTATTTTTGCTGTCACGGGTCTGATGCAATACGCGCATGATACGATCATATTCCACATCACCAATAACGGAAGCGAGGCCGTGGTGTGCCAAGACCTCATGACGCAATTTTGCCCGAAGCTGACGACCATCAATAATGTTATCCGCAACAACGATCACCCGGCTGAGTTCAGGCTGATAAATAGCGTGGACCGTACCAAATTCCTTCGGGATCCCACTAGGCATCATGGCCGCTGCTTCAGCTTGGGTTTGAACCACCTTAACTTTGATTTTTGCGGCCCCACTCATACCACGAACCCACATATCAGATATAACTTGTGCTTCACGTTGGCGCATTCCCTTTGCAGGTTTATTGCCTGTGACAGTATGACCTGTATCGGAAATGACATTACCTTGCTCGATATTGGTATTCTTGCGGGAATAGAAGGCGATACCTTTATCAGTTGGCTTGGTTTTGAGGGTGTTAAATAGATGCTCAAATGCCTGGCGAACACCGCCACTTAATTCAGCTTCAGTGGGATAGGCGTAAGTTTCAGGGTTGGCATGTTCGTCGGCTTTTCGCAGATTAGCCATATAATCATTACTGATCCCACTCTTTTCTGCCTTATCAAGTAAATAGCGTTCAAATGCACGCGCTGACATTTCGAGTTTAGTTGTCCAGTATGGCTTGCTCCTGCTTGCATCCAAAACGGTCGCACGCTTCATCATGTCACTATTGTTGACCACATTGACTACTTGCATAAAAGCATCATGCACTTCCTGACGCACGGGGTGAGTAATCTCACTCCTTTTTCCTTCACTAAACTCATAGCGTGGGCGCTTGCGATCAGTAACGAATGCCCCTGAGCGCTTGCCGGATGCCTCGCCGTGAACATCAGTGGTACCAAAATAGTTATCCAATGCATGGAACCACTCATGTGCAAGTGAGCCTGCGCCATTCCCTTTTGTTAGATTGATAACCACTTGTCCCGGCTCGTAGTGGGCTTTTGCCCCGCCTTTGCCCCTAGCGCCAAATGCCAAGCCCAGCTCACCATTTAATGACATCGCTTTAGGCGGTACATTGAGTAATTCGGCCATATCAATCAGCGAGTCATATGCATCGTTTAAGTCAGACTGGCGGCGTGGCCCCTCAACATAGTTGCCAAACTGCACTCCACGGAAACCAAAGGCATCACTAAACTGCTCAGGTGTCACATTGCCATTACGGCGATCGATCCCCGTCCGAGGCTCATTTGTTAATTTGCGCTGCTCTTCCCGCGATACCTTGCGCAACTTGTCCAGCTTAGCTTCAATTTCTACACGGTTTTCTGCCAAATAAGCCCGTGCCTCAGTTGGCGTTTTAAAACCAGACTTAAGAGGCAATACCCCTATCGAACCTTTGTAACCAATGAATACGCCCTTATCTGCCCGTCGAGTAAAAATTTCCAGTTTTGCCTGCCTAGGCGCTGGTTTACCGCTACCACTATCGAGTTGAGACTCAATGAAAGCCTTCGCATTAGGTAATAACTCAGCCATTGATGCGGCTGAAATATCAGCCTTCACACCTTTAGGGGCAACAAGTTCATACATGGTTTGCCCATTGGGATAGCTCTTACCACCAAAATAGGTGTAATGACCGGAACGGATCCCGTACTTGGCTGCATAAGCCATTTGCTCTGGCTTGAATTGTGAGATTAAATCTATTGCATCAGCAGCAGAACGTAATGCGGGCTTGTTGCGGAAACGAGCTTTGATATCGGCAACGCTTACATTGTTGTTGATAATTGAATTTGTCAGGTCGCGTACAGCTTTAACTTGTTCAGCCCACTGATTGAGCTTATAAGGTGAGCCAGGCCTAGTAGGAATAGAAGAACGCAGCGCTGTGACTACTGCCAATTTATCTATTTCAACGCCACTTTCCATTTTTGCATAATCAGGGGGAGGGAACAGTTTAGAAAGAGGCTGCCGTTTAATATCTTCAATATCCTGATCAGCCTGTAAAGCTTCAGCCAACTGGCCCCACCGATGTTTAGCCGCCCCTTGTAGCTTCTCACCAAAATCCTCTATTTTCATATCAGGACTCTTTGCCTGAGGTGCGGACTTCTTTGCTGGCAAACGGACACCAAAGCCCTTACCCACAGGTTCAATTGTGGCTCCCGGCATTTTTCCCCATTTGGAATATCTGGCCACTTTCTCGTTGGCGAACGGGCGGTCCTTCGCATAGAGTTTTAATTCACCATCGGCCTTATCGCCAGATACAACAACGCCCTCAGTTGAGGGCGCTGGTTTTGTATTTCTGTTGACCGGATCCGGCGGTAGCCGCACACCAAAACCATCACCGACTGGCTCAATAACAGCCCCCGGCATTTTTCCCCACTTGGAAAATTTAGCCACTTTCTCATTAGGGAACGGTTTATCTTTGGCAAACAGTTTTAACTGACCAGGGTTCTCACCTTTCGCATATGCCTCAGTCTGGGAATCAATAGGAATACCGCCAACCCGATGGCGCTGATCAGTGAGAGTCGGGGCAGGCTGCCCCCCCCATCTGCTCCGTAAATCGGCGCACGTCTTTACGCTGCCCCCCATCAAACTGCGGAGGCGTACCAGCCTGCACATGATCAGGATTAGCTGCAGCCCCATCAGAAAAGATAATATTCTTATCTGTTATACCTTGCGGTTCGGTTTCTCCATCATATGTATGCGTCTCCCTGCCCCCTCCCTGCTGCTCAGCTTGCGTCTCCCTTGGTAAATAGATTTGTCCACGAGTCTGCTCTCCAGCGGTAAATTGTGGCACGTATCCAGCCTGGGCCTCATCAACCACAGGCCCCCGTACTGGTCCCGGCATTGGGAAACCGTCACCCAGATGGATATCACCCGGCGCAGGCAGGCGTGGTATTCGCTGTGATCGAAGTTGGTCAGCTTGCTGTAGAATGGCTAACTCATCGGGTGTAAAACCCTGATCACCCGACTCCATTTGTTGCTGAATAAGCTCTTGGGCGGTTGGTTGTGGTGCCAGATCCGCAAGCGAACGTTGTGCATCACTATCCTCAGCGAAGCCCTGCACGCGAGGATCCTGACGCAAGTAAGCGGGCGTATCACGGAACTCATCAACCTGAGATGTTGGCACACCATTTTCACTGACTGAGTTTTGTTGTGCAGCCGGATTATCTACCTGTGGTGAGCCTCCTGGTTGAGGGTTCTCTGATGTCGGCGAACCACCGGCATTGTCGGGTGGTGCTTCTGAGACTGACCTTCTGCTGCGCACACCACCCGCGCCACCCATCGCGCCACCAATACCGATACCCAGAACGGCATTATTGGCCCCATACTCCATAACGTCTTTCATAGGGTCAATTTTCTGGCCTGCCGTATTGATGAGCTGCTGATTCTGAAGGTATCGCTGAGTAGTGCCTTGGACAAATTCGGTACTCCCCTCCGCAACTGCGCCTCTAGCTACGCCCGATAGCACACCTGAAGCCGCCCCTGTCTTAGTCAGCAAAGTCAGTAATGTGTGGTCACCCAATGTGGATGCAGCGATATTTACCGCTAATAATCGAGGGTCGGCGGTCACAGTACTCGCTGCTTGTTCAGCCACATAACTTCGCGCAAGAGTTAACTTTTGCGTATCTGATATATTTGCATTGTTTGGATCACTATCAATAACTGCAAACGCTTTTTGAAAAGTGGGACTTTGCATTAATTGTTCAAAGGGTAATGCATTTATCTCATCACGCATTTCATTGCCGCTAGCGCCTTGAGCGGTCCCCGTCATAATACCAACAAAGCCGGTTTTTTGTGCAATACCTCTGGCCTTCTCCCCCGCCAGTTGCGCAGTCTCTCTTGCAACAGCATCTGGTACTGACTTTTTAAGTCTTTCGTAAGTCGCCCGCTCAACTCCCTCCGCAACTGCTCTGGCACCAAATTTTGCAACCAAACCACTCGTTGCCATTTGTGTTATTGTCGGAATGGCGTTAATCAGCCACGCATCTTTATCGAATAATCCCGCACCAACCTGAAGGTTACCATCCTTATTCCGTTCAATAAATGGCATAGCAGCGGCCTGCTTTGCCCCATCACTGTAGTTATCCTTAATGCTTTTAGAAGCATTTTCGGCCAAAGTCCCAGCCCCCTGAATCAAGGCATTACCCAAGTTGGATAATGTGTTACCACTATTATTCTGCATCACCTTCAACATTTCAGGGCTAATAGGAATATCAATCAGTGGCTTCTTTTCACCGCGTAGGTACTTTGATGCTCTATCATCAAGAAACTGATTACCTGCCTTAAATAATTGTGCATTACCGCTAATAATATCAGCAGGAGCCGCAGCAATAGAGAGGAGAACATCCTTTATACCCACGCTCGGATCTTGAGATTTCGCAGATCGTCCTGCCGCCTCGCGTGCTGCCCTAACGGCCCCCCAGTCGAAACCAGTATTGGCGCTCTCACCTGGCTGGCGAATATTTAAAGTTTCACGATTGCTATTGCTAACCTGCCCTTCCGGGCGTTGTTGTTGCGGATCGTAAGTCATTTAACAGACTCCAAATTTTAGGCATAAAAAAAGCCCCACTAAAAAGTGAGGCTTGGCATCTTTGGGTAATTTAGCGCGTAATTAGTTTAATGTGAAGTTAAGGGTTATTTGTCTTTTTAGACTTCAGCTCAGAAACTAAAATTAGTCCAAGAAGGGACGCGTTTTTGATTGTTTCAATAGAGGTATTTTCATCACTATGTGTTAATAGATCCAACAAGGCAGTAAGGCACTCTAATGTATCTTCAGTATTCATTTTCATTAATATTATCCTTATAAAATATAATTTTTATTAATGACATAGCCTACTTATTGATTCGTGGGTGCCTGTCAGCGTTATCGTGGTATGGATCCATTAATGCGCTTCAGTCCCCTTAGCTGCTGCGCTGTATTGCTATCAAGAGCTGAATTACTTTGAGTTGTACCAGGTTGTGCACTCGGTGAGTGTTCTTTCATTTGCTGTAGTTGCTTCTGCTTCCACGCTATAAAGAATTGCTGATCTTGTGGACTACTCAGGTCCGGCGCTTCACCAAATTCTTTTTGATATTCACCCACAAATGCTTCCAACTCTGCAGGGTCAATGCCTGGTTGATTTTGTGAACTACGTCCCCCACCAACACCATAGAGTTCCGAGGCTTGCTGACGGCGTTGCTCAGAGTTGTTTTTAATTTCCTGCCTTGCCGAAGATAATTGTTTTTCATCCATCATTGCACCATCTTTATTCAGCGCAGCCAATTGTTTGCCTTCGTCTTTGCCTATATCCAGTAACTCCTTGCGGTAGCCTTCACTCTCCTGACGCATCGCAGCTTTATCCGGCGGGTTAACCATGCTGCCAATAAACTTGGCTCGATCGGGCTGATTGAGTTGCCCAACCATCTGTCCGTAGCCACGTATCTGATTCATAAACTGATCGATAGGGATTTTCGCTACCTGGTTATCACTCACATCAGCAGAACCGAACTGGGTCATAGGTTTATTGGCGGTCGAGCCATCGCTATAAGTGACTTTCAGGCCGGGAATAACAAACTTACCATCTTCACTGATACCAATGTGACCCAATTCCTTACTCTTAATCTTCTTGCCAGACTCCGGATCGACTTCATCAATATTGCGTTGGATGTGAGGGGCCAGTACGGTATTCATCGCCTTCAAAACTTTAGGGTCGTTGTAGCTCACCTCTCCAGAAAGCACTTTCGGCATAATCTGGTTAATTTCCATTACATTGTTGATGGCTTCCTGCCCAAAAAAACGGGATGGGTTAAGTGGATTATCCTTTGAAATTTGCCCGAACAGCTCAGGATCAACCTGCCCCGTCGTTTCAATTTGTTTATACAGCGTCTGAACAACGGGCATTTCTTCTTGCATTCGCTGCTGGCGCTCGGCTTGTGACCGCTGGTAATTAAACTCATTCTTTCGCATATTGATTTCTTCGGCGCGGAGACCAAGGCTCGCATTTGCTGTACGCTGATTTGCCTGCGCCAGACCATAGTTTTTATTCCACTGCTCATCACTTGCGCTATCGCGCTGCGCTTTATACTTGTGATCCCGGTCATCAGTTTCTTTCCGCCAGTCCACCTGATCTTTAGCTAAGCCATAATTACGCTCAGAATCTTTAATCTGCTGCTGCTGCGCTGCATCACGTAAACCCAATTCACGATTGCGACTTACCGCCTGATCCGCAGTATTGAAGCCAGCAAGAAAACCGTCCGCTAAACCTTGTACGCCCATGATAATTCCTTTAGAAAATACTGCCCGCCAGCAAACCTACGGCCGCCCCTATTCCTGCCCCGAGCGGCCCACCCATCGCCATACCCGTACCCGCACCAACCCCAATCATGCTCATTTTACCCTGCTGCTGTTGCATCTTAAGCTGTTGATTTGATGACTCACGTTGAATCTCACGGCTTGATGCGTCTCCTAGCCCCTGTAACGCTTGTTGGCGGGTATCACGTGCGACATCGATCAGTCCGTACCCCATTAGTTGCCTCCTCCGCCAATACTCATTTGCTCACGCAAGCTTGCGCTGCCGCCAGTTAAAATATTCATTTGTCGATCTTGCTCAGCCTCGCGAATACCATTCTTCGCCCCAGCAGTCGCCAGCGCTGAACGCAGACCTAAACTATTATCATCAGGGTTTGCTGTTTGAGTTGTGCCATAACGAGCCAACTGGTTTTGCGTACCCAATTGAGCGGATTGGAGGCTATTCGCCGAACTGTCGCTGACACGGGTTAGTTGTTGGTTCATCAGCTCGCCGCTGGTCGCCAAGCCCATAAGCTCTTTTTGCTTCGGATAAAAACGAGTAAGCCAATCATCATACTGATCACGAATAAGGTTGGCATAAGTATCAGATGCCTGTCCCATAACTACCTCCTGTCATTAGCTGCCACCAAAGATACCTGTGGATTTACTGCTTGCGTCTTTAAGCCCATAACTCCGCGCGGCAACACCGCCAACCGCTCCGACCAACTGCCCCACGGCTTGCCGATCACTGAGAGAGTTTTGAGCGTCACTTGTTGCCTTACTCAAACTTTGATTAGCAATATTGCTGTAACCAGACAGAGCATCAGCTTTTTGTCCGGCCCCCATCGCCACCACATCCTGTAATCCGGCTACATATTTATCTTGCTGCGAGGTTTGCGCCCGATTAGTTGTATCTATTTGTCCGGCAACCTGATCACTCTGAATATCACCAAGTGCACTCTGGAATTTGCCACTTGATGGATCGACGCCCGATGCGGCTAACCCTGTTGCCGTCTGCTGTCTAGCCTTACCAAATTCCTGCTGATAGCCCAAGTTGACGGTACCCGCCGCATCGTCATAATTCGACTCGTTATTCATTGCATCTACTTTGCTGATGAATAGATTCTCCATCGGTTTGAGTTCATTTTGATACAGTTGCCACTGTTTCCCAGCAATCTCCGCCGCAGCTATTTCCTGCGATGTTTCTTTAATCTCGGTGCTACCGCTTCCACCTTTACCCATAATGACCTCATACCGGTATTTTGAATTTCATCAGTCCATCTTTATCCGGCATACGCTCGAAGCCGAGGCGTTTAGCGATTCGGATAAACCCTTTGCGTGCCGTATAAAACTCCGCCCAGCGCCCGCCTATCATGCGAGTCAGTTGCTGAACCTCCGGGGTATATTTAATCAAGCCTTGCTGCCCGGTGCTGACCCCGACCCATACCACCACATAGGGAATGCCTTCCTTCATCCGTGGCCGTAAGACGATCAGTGCATCTTCCGCCGAAAAGCAAAACGCCTGCTTTTTACGGCAGGCGTCTTGGATGTGAATGAGTAGTTTGGGATCCCCAGCATCACCAGCTATTCGTGCCAGTTTAGAAGTGAAAGTAGTCTGTAGCATCCAGCACCATGATCTGAATATCCGCAGTGAAATAAGTATAAGGACCAAACGAAGCTGGCTCATAAATAGCCCGACCCCAAGCCGGGCCTATCTGAGTACCATTGCTGTTTATCCAGACATTCACTTGCCAGTTATTAGTGAACAATCCGCCAATATTACAAATTGCGTACATTGGCCGAGGAATGCCCTCCACACTCTTTTTTTCTCCCAGTGCCATTCCAGCCAGACGAATAAGCTTTGGTCGAGCAAGAATGTCATAGCCTGAGTTGTAGACTAATGATTTATCCACCGCAGAATAGATTTCCAGACCGTAGTTTTCTTTCTGTAATTGCCCGTTACCGAAAATGCACACTTTCGCACGAATGGGTGTTGATGATTCACCACCGCCCACACTGTAAACACTATAATCTCTTACAGCAGACGGACTATTATAGTAACGGGCTGATTTTGCACAAATCGTCTTGCTTTCATCCTCGGTGTAAAAGAAACATATGACCTTGTCTGGGGTGAATTCCGCATTGATATTACTGGGTAACCAGCCATTGTAAATATCCACTTCCCCTTTGAATAACAGGCAAGTGAATTGGCTAGCATCCGTAATACCTGCAATATTATTCGCGCCAAAGAATTGTATGCCATAATTGCCTTGGTCCACACCTGTAGGCCATGTATATACGCCAAAATACGAACCCGGAATAATCGTGTTATAATTTACCGAATTAACTTTTAATACTCTATTTGCATCCAGTGAGGGTTGATTATAAGCATGCCTGGCTGGAGTCCATTGGCTTTTTCCGCCATTGACCGCAACAACATATTCAAGCCACGCATATGACGACATCCATATAAAATAATCAAAACCCTCTGGAATGGTTACACCGGTATTCCACGAACCCACCCCTGACTCTCTGCTCCCCATCGTCAGTATTTTAGTCACAGACGTTTGGTTATCTAAAATGATAGACGTCCCGTCGCGGCGAAATACTTCTAGACCGTAGCTCGACACTGCCAAACTCCGTTGAAATTAAAATCAGGAGGCGGGTTTTTACCAACCGATATACATGCCGTTAAACTAATTAAGCTTACCAAGACGAACCATAAGCGCACCTTTCTCATCATAAACCTCTATTCTCTCGTTAGTGATAACAAGGCCGATGCTGCCAGTACCTTGCTTGATTGTAATTCGTCCGGTATTTGAAACGCTGAACAGTTCGCCAATCTTCAGATTACCGGCGGCATCCACGGTGAATTTACCGTTATTGATCGTGGCGCTATTGAGCGTGGGCGTTGAAATACTAATCCCTGCTTTAACTTCATCAGCGATAATGGTTTGAGCATTCAGAATTTTGATTGTGGCTTCACGGATAGCCGCCTCATCAATGACCACTCGCCCGTCGGAAATAGAAAACGGAATAGCATAAGAACCGGTATCAGTAGGATTGTTCGGGTCAAAGACAAAAAGCTGGCTGGCCGATATGGCGACCTGAGCAATGGGTTTTCCGTTAGCATCGATGCCTGCGACAATCCCGATACCTGCAGTGATCCCGCTGGCATCAACTTTGGTGCTCCACATTTTTTGAAATGCTTGCCCACCGTGTTGGTCAAGATCCTCAATACCGCTCGCCAGTTCACCAATTAACGGCGAGTTATTTATCTCCTTATTAATCAGGTCAATGATTTCATCAATATCTGCAGCCGTTTTTGCCGGAGTGCCTTCACTGGCATTAAATGGCCCAGCCACACCTGCGGAGTTGATAAAACGAATCCAGTAATAACCCTGCCAGCCCGGATCAACCGGGTCGCCATAGACCGCCGCAGCCGAGCTGGCCACCATCACCGCATTCGCCAAATTATCTTCGGTGCTGCGGTAGATTTCGGTCAGTGAATGCCCGCGATAGTTCGGCATAGCCCACTCAAGCAGTACCGCACCAAAACCGCCGTTGGCTTTGAAGTTTTGTGGTTGAGTGGGAAAAGATGGGGCTGGCCCCGTATTATCATTGGAGCTGGGTTTGAGCTGTAATTTACCGCCAGCGCCGGTGCGCAATTTGGCTAAATCCAGATCAGCCAAATCAGCATAAGTCACAGCACGATTGCGGCCGTCACCGCGTTGGCCAGTCAATACCTCAATATTTTCAGAGAGTGCGGCTGAATCACGGCCAGCACGAAAGCCTTTTGTCATGCTGGCATCTCCGTCATTGAGGTACTCAGGGTGATGCGATCAACTTGTGCGTAACCCCATACTTCAATAATCCACCGGCGGCCAGTGATTGGCGGCAACTTCAGAAGGCCATCAATTAATGACCCCGGCGGCAACGACAGCACCGGAGAACCATCCACAATAAAATTGACGCCTACACGGCTCACGCTCTCACTCATGATCCGCAGGCAAGAAAATGATGTACCAGGTGGCGCAAGAAATGGTTTGCTGCGCCACGTTATCGGCAAAGGTGTTGCACTGGCTTGGGAGATGGTTAATTTATCGCCTTTAATGGTGTAGAGCGTATCCGACTCCAGATCATTAAATGCAGTATCAAAAACAGTGGTTAGATGGCGAATATCCATCGCTTGCGGATCGAAAATAAATCCGGCATTAGTTCCTTTTGCCGTCTGGTAAATCGCCAGATATTCACCTTCGACCTGCCACGCTTTGATGCTTTCTGGATTGAAGTTTTTACGCCACTGACGCGGCTCGATAATCTGCTCAGTTGCAACTAATGCATTGCCAGCACCATCGACCGAGACCAATCCATTGGGTGACGCGTAGAGTGCGAAACTGTCCAAGCTCACCATGCTGCGGCGGCTGACACAGGCTTGCATCACCGGTAACTTAGCGTTGGTAATATTCGACGGGGTGATGCCACTGAAGAGATAGGGACGCCCTTTAGTACCAACCACCAGCCCGGCACCAATAGGCGCAATAGCGACAATATCGTGTTCGGTACTTTGTTTGTAGCTATCGGGCCATGCATAGGGCAGGAACGCCTCAGAAAACATCACCTCATTACCGGCAAAACCTGCGGCAATGCCATTTGCCATCAGACACAGACCAATCATTTCATCTGGCGGCATCAGGAAGTTTTCAGTTTCCAATACCGGGCCAAGTTCTTTATCAAGCGAAGTGTCCTGATACACAAGCACGCCAATATCCAGCTCCACCAACAGCAGATAATCAGCAACCCCACCGCCAGAGGCAGAGCGATAAATACGGCGGCGGGTGATATTTGAGTTCTGACTGCCCGGTGGCTGTAGAGCAAGATCAACGGTACTGCCGGGATAAACGATTGTGACTTCCTGCGATACTGGCCCCGGTGGCCCTTCCTCCCCATAGCCAGTGACATAAGTTTCAACATAAAAACGGGTATCATCATCGGTTGGATCATCTTCACCATGATCAGCCGGCGGTGTAATCGCAGTAACCTCAATAGGATTACTGGGTGCGGGGATCCCAAGGCGAAAACTGACCGCAGGGAAATTACCGTTCCCTTGTGTAGCGATTTCATTGCTGGTGACCTTGGGATATTTTCCATCAGTGAAATAAACCCGCTCATATTTATCCTGTGCTATTGGGCTGCGTATCGCATCGACAATGTCAGTCCAGGCAAACCAATAATCATCGCGGTAACGGAAAATTGTGGTTGGCGACATAGTGAAAGTTTTCCCGCCGTCTTCATCAGCCATTAGCGGTGTAATAACGCCATGGCGAAAATGGCAGTTTTTAGCAATGGTCGCCGCTTGCTCAGGCAATAGATGTGCAACCGCCCGTGGCATTTCGCCGCGCATTGTTGTGATATCGATAGCAGACATAGTGAGTGATTTCCGGCGGGCATAAAAAAAGCCCCACTAAAAAGTGAGGCTTGGCATCTTTGGGTAATTTAGCGCGTTAATTCTCTGATATCAACGTAATGAGAAATTAAATACATTTGAGGATTGTCTGAATCTCTTGCCACTCTAGTTTAATCATGTGAGGTAACAATATATGCTGATGAAGAGCAAATGGGCTTTAAGCAATAATTAACACGATAACAAGGATGTACTATGGATACAGTTGAAGAGCTGGGCGGGACGTACTTTTATGCAGGTCGTTCAAATTTAACCGCCAGCGGATTGCTATTTATGATTTTTTTTGAAAAAACTGTAGATCAATTTGGTTTAGGCATGGCTGATTTTGGTGCTGCAGCCGCGATCTTGTCAGGTAGAAATAATCTTCCCACTCGACCTAAGCCTATAAGTGCAATGAAGGGCACTTCATATGCCTCCAAAGCAGCAAGAGGCGTATTTAAGAAATCACAATTCCCCTTTGGTATTCAATTACCTACATGGATAGGTGGGTATACACCTTGGACAGCAAAGCGGAGGATGGTCTCTAATATTGGAACATTTGTAGGTCGTTCTATTCCCCTGCTTGGCCTCATCATTATTGCTGCTGACGTATCAGAAATCACTTATAGAGCAATACGTGATTACAACACTATAGCCAGGGGTAACGACAAAATATGGTAAATAGTATTGAACAGTGTATTTATGAACTTGTTAGGCGCCATGATGGCGCTTATCTGTTTAAGAGTAAGCAGCCAGTATTAACGCCAGAAACGGACCTTGATACTGATCTTCGTATGGAGGAAGAAGAAGCTGAGGAACTCATGAATGATTTTTTTTCAACATTCAATATCCCAAAAGATAAGTTTAATATTAAAATCTATTATCCAGATGAACCTTTCTCATGGAATCCATTCAAAAAAACAGCGCCCATACCTGTTCCAGATTTCACTATAGGGATGCTTATTGAGTCCGCCAAGGCTGGTCGCTGGTTGTATGACTGAAATAGGCTGGGCTTAATTGCCCAGTTTTGCTTTGGTTAAAACCACCGGCAATTTTATGTTGTCGGGAGAAACGGGCCACATGATATCCGGCGCTGTACTCACATCAATATCATCAAGCGCTATACGATATGACTTCCACAGTTTCAGCTCTGCTGCTTTATCTTCCCCCGCCTCAATCCTATCTTTTAGAATCTCTATTCTATCGCTTGCATCACTTATCAGCTTTGATTTTTTGAGTTTCGCTTGAGCAACAAATTCCGCTTTCTGAGCTGCAATGTCTGTAGCTGAAGGTCCGCTAGTCTCTACCCACTGCCCGCCTGCCCATTCGCCGGTAACTGGATCTACAGTAGCATTTTGATACTGTGCTTTGTAGTAGCCGTCACCGACTAAATTTGACGTCCAATTCTTGGGTAAATATCCCTCGATATAATCTTCAATATAAAACCCATCACTATCTAATTTATTTAACTTTTTCATAATATTCTCTTCAAATAACCCAACATGACTTTATTCCAATATCTCCGTTTCCTGTTACTCCATAAATTCTTAACGCCCCATCCGTCCACAACGCAATTCTCGATTGTGCTGTAATGCCACCCTGCGTGCTACCTGAAATTGGCATGACACTCACTTGATCATCTGATGGCCTATATCCAGCGGGTAGATTTGCAATAACCACGCTTTCTCCCCATGCACCGGCGGTGATAACTCCTTCAACGTATACGACTCCATTTATTTTCCGATAGATTGCATTGTGATAACCCTGAAGGGGTAACCAGCCGTTTTGAAGTGTCAACGGGATCCATGGCGTATTGGCTATTTTATTAGCAGTAAACGCGTCAGCCTCTAAAGTTGTAGTGCGCGATGCAAGTTGTGTTATCTGCGTTGCTAATTCGAGCGCGTTAATTTGACCATCATTTAATGCTGAGCCTGCCAATTTTATTATGTAGCAGCCGGTGGCGTTCACAGGCCGATTTTCGATTGCGGTGGGACTTACTAATGCAGAGTCAAAACTAACACCAAGCTCACCTAGCGCGGGCTCCCCAATATTAGATGGAGTTGGTCTTCCAGTCGCCACGCCAGTTCTTGTAAAAGCTCCGGCAGCCTCACCTATAACTAGGCCATAAGAAACATTAAGTTGTCCGCCAATTCCACCAAACGTCCCAGTAATTCTTCTGCTCGCGTCTCCTTGGATTCTCCCCATTTCTCCGAGAGAGCTCTTACCGTCCCCCCCCAAAAACACTCTTCCCATGCTGTCTGCGGATTTGCCGTTCAAGTCCGGAACTCTGAATGTTGTACTTCCGTCACCAATGGAAAAACTAGAGCGCCAGTCTTTATAAAATACCCACGAGTCATCAGCAACAACCGGATATTTCCCGCTTAATATTTCAGCTAATGCAAATGGAAATAGATTGCGTGATAGTAATTGACCATCGGCGGGTGCCCAGCCCGCAGGAATATAATTTCGGCTCATGTGCCATTTTACACTTAATAGAAATTCGCCTCCGGTTCTTTCAAACTGTTGAAATGTAACTGGCTCTAACGGCTCTGTTGCATCACCTGCCAACTCTACTGGGCCTGTGAACGCACCACCAGTTTTTGGCATTACATCGCCGACGCTTTCTGCTGAAGCATGCGCCTGCTGAGCAAAACCCTCAGCCTCATCTCTAAAACCTTTTGCTGCATTTTTATCTACTGTAGATATTCCTGCGTTCTGTCGTGCTGTTTCCGCACTGATTGCCGCTAACGCTTCCGATTGAACAGCACTGTTTGCCGCGGTTGTTGCCTTGACTTCACTATCTCGTGCGGCGATAGCTGCTTGTGTTGTTTCGCCATGCTGTTGAGCAACTGTCTGAGCTGTGTCATCTACCGAGGATTTTATCTGTTCACTTGCTATACGTGCCGCTTCGGCACGATCCGCATCAGTTTTAACTTGTAACTTAATTTTTTCTGCTGTCCGCTCGGCTGCAAGTGTTGACGCATCATCGGCTGCTGTGGCCGCTGCTGACTGGGCTGAGTCGCGATATGAAAGCGCATTCTGCTCTGACAGTAATGCTGAATCGGCACTGGCTTTAGCACTCGTTTCACTTATCGCCGCTTCCTGCTGAGAGAGTGCAGATGCATCCGCACTTATGCCCGCTTGGTCGCGATACCCCTTGGCTGTTGCAAGCGCCTCAGACAAATCCTTTGCATACAACATAGCCTCATCGCGTGAATGACCTGCGCTCTCTGCCGCATCTGTAGCACTGATTTCTAAAACTTTTATTGTTGCAAGATCATTTGCGACCTGCTGTTGAATCTGGCGGAAGTACAGGATCACATCAGGTGTGAGTTCCGACTCCATGATCTGCTGCTTCAGCAATTGATTGAGTGTGCTGGGGCCTGTGGTGTTATCCAGCGTGACCGCGCCATAAACAAAACTACGGCCATTCGCAGCCACTGTAATGGAGTAGCTGCCCTCTTCTAACTGGATGCGATATGTACCCACCCCGTCCGTTCTGACTGTGGCCGAAAAGGCATTGAGCACAGTAAGGCTATTGGTAACCGCTGTGAGGGTGATCTGTGCATTGACTACTGGCTCGCCGACCGGGTTAATCATAATGCCGGAAACTGTTACGCTCACTGCCCACCTCCCTGGTACTGCGCTTCTTTCAATTGCTGGGCGAAACTCTCAGAATTTTGCTTAACCCCCAACTGATCGCTAAATGCTTGATAGTGCTGCATGGCTAAATTGAGGTTTGCCCCCGCTTCACCATCTTTACTAAACGAACGAAACAGCATCCAATCCACCAACGGATTCACATAAAGCTCGTCAATCGGTACTGGTGTTTTATCTGCCAGGTCATTGATAGCAACGGCCATCGGAATTCTGGCCACTACAGCATCAATATCGACTGGCTCTGCGGGGCCGGGAAACAGGTAATACACTTTGGGTGTCAATTCGTTATAGGTGTAACGCTCAACAGAACCCGTCATCTGATGCCAATCAGGATATTGGCTATCAAGTACATCACGCGGTACCGGCCTTAATGCCCTGCCGTCTACTAAGCGAATCATCTCAATTAAGCGGATAACGCCATCCGGCAACGTTTGTTTAGTCCCAATCGCAGCGGTAATCACTTCGGTCGTTGCCCCAGCATCTGGCCGTGCAAGAATGACTGCCCGGACGGCATCATTGTAATAATCACATAGCTCCGCCAGCGGCCAGCGCAACCATGCAGTATCTTTGAGCTGGGTGTTAACCCGCCCAATAATCTCGGCAATGGTGATCATTAGAAGAACTCGTGTTGGCGAACAGGGTTATTGAAGGCTGTGATCGGGGAGTTATCTAGCGCTTCACGGAATGCCCGGCGGTAACCATCAATAAAACGCGCCCCGAAGTATTGTGAGCGCTGCGGATCTGTCCACGGCTTGCCCGGCATAATAAATAAATCTTCCAGAGCGCCAATGGCGATTACGTCTGCGTAATCGTCGGCCAGAACGTCAGGCACTTCAGTAACATCACGCTTGGGTTCAATAGCAAAATCTACGGTGACTTTGGTCAGTGGCTGATTGAAGGTGATTTGATTGGCAGACTTTACGGTAAACTCAATGCCCGCCGTCAACATGACACCCGGCGCACTGGCATTACTGACCTGATTAGTGAGATCTAATACCCGTAAACGCTTGACGCATTTCACCAGCTCGCTATCCGTCAGTATATAAGTTATACCCGGAGTAACATCATGAAAAGTAACCGTATCACGACACAGCAACGACTCACGACAAAAGGTGATCGCTGCCTCTAGTGCGGCCTGCTTCATCATAATATCCAGCGGCCCGCTAATATGCTTGCGAATGGTCGGCAGAAATGCGTCAAGTGTTGCCATGGTTATTCTGCTCCGGTACTGGCGGCGTTCTTGGCCTGAATAGCTTCACGAACACGCGCGCGGAATTCATCTACCTTTTCCTGAGCGCCCTGCTTGATATCCAGATCTTCCGATTCGACTAACGTTGCCAGTTGAACAGACGTCAGTTTGGCAATATCGACATCATCACCGCCAATCGTCAGGACAAAACTATTCTTCGCAGCCTCTAGTACGGCCAGCGCTGCGAGGCGTACCGCAAGTTCTGCATGCTCTTGTTCCGATGTTTGTTGCAGATTAAGCGTACTTTCCAACTCATCGTGTCGGATAAATACAGTTGGGAAATCCAACAATTGATGGGCGATAGCACTTTCAACCTCAACCGGTTTGTGGCGCGGGAATACCAGGCGGCTACCGGTAATGGTGTCACGTTTTTTTTCTTTTGGGCCGATATAGACCACGGCGATTTTGTTATGCATGGAATACTCCAAATAGCAGACAGTAAAAAAACCCACCGAGGCGGGTTTCTAGAGGGATTGGTGGGATTAGTAACCTACTGCCACATACAAAATGTTGACGGCAAGATGACCACTGGCAGGGCCACCCGCAATAACCGCAGTCACTTTCTCGCCTGCTGCAATAGTGCTGTAAGGAGTAATGGGCACGTTCTTCGCGACAGTAACAGCATGACTCGCGGCAGACACTAATGAGGTGGTGCCGCTCTTAATCTCTACTGTTACACCCGCACCAAGCGCGTCACTCACAACACTCACACCATAAATACGCATACCGATCGGCAGTTCTAAAAACTCAATCACATCACCGACTGCCGCATCTTTTAAAATAATCTGCCCTTCTGCCAGCGACAGATTGCCTTGCGGACCTTGGTATACCGCGTCGCCAATAGAAGGCGCTTTAATGATTGTCATAATATTTTTCTCCAGACAAAAAGAGAGCAGACCGAAGCCTGCCCTTTGAGGTATTAGCGTATTGAATTACTGAGAGATTACTTGCCCAGAGTGACCGCTGAGTCCACTACCATGACACCGTGGTCATTGACTCGGCCATCTTTCTGTTTGAAGCGGATCTTCTTCAAACCGTTAATCCAGCGGATAGAGACTTCTGTCCCATTACCGTGATCCACTTTCTCTTCGTTATAGCCAAAGAAACCACCGCCATCACCGGTACCGTAAGCGTTAGCCAGTGCCTGACCACCCAGCAGCATAGCGCGGTCAATGGTGGTGCCAGTGGTGATTAGCTTGGTTGAAGCCACCAAGTCATTATTTGATACCAACACTTTAGAGCCAGTATTAAAACGAACTGGCGTACCACCATATTTCCGCACCAGCACGTTACGCCACATCGCACATTCGCCTTTGAACAGCGGATGATCGAAGCCCTTAGAACGTTGCACTGCACGGGTCATCATCGCTTGCCAGTCTTTACCTGAAGTAGATGTGTACCAGTCATTCCACTGCCGCGGCGTCACGTATAGAACAAAATACGGATCCTCATTAGCCAACTCATCTTTAGACATCCGGATCGGCTGTAAAGGATGGGCCATTTCATCAAGGAACAAGGCAATGTTATCGACAGTGGCTAGCGTGAACAGATCCGCTGCATCCAATGTTTCCATAGATGTCGCATCACCAGAATAGAAATGGCGGTCATAGGTGGGTGGCAATACATCATTGATCATGATTTTGCCAAATTCACCGTGTTCAGCCAGTGGCACGATGGTGTCATCAGCCATGTAATCGCCACGCGCCCCCGCCAGATGGAAGGTGGCAGACTGGTCCTGCACATCGTTGAAGTAAGTTCCCAGCAACGTGCGGGCGGTCTTATTCAGGTTGTGCTTGAAACGCTGCTCAGACATCTTGCCGCCCGCATCAACTAAATGGCGGCCTTGGTTAATCTTCAAAGCAAAGTCTGCAAACGCCAGATTTTCACCGCGACCGGCCAACTTCTCATCGCCCATCGTCGGGCGCTTCGACAGTTTGTGAACGATTTGCATATCCACTTCATCGCCTTTCTGCTTTTGCAGATCAGTGATACGCACCACGGGCGCGTTGTGGCTTGTCTGGGTAGTCCCTTTTTTATCAGGATTGACTGACTTCGGCGCTTCCTGTTGTTCGGTTAGTACGTTAACAAATGAGCGGTTACGGTTTGCAGCCGTGAACAGCGCGACCTGCATTAGCTTATTCGCCTGGGCAGAGGTGATAGTCGTCATAGATACTCCATAAATGAAAAACCCGCCGTAGCGGGTTGAGATTTAAATCAGTAGGGTTATTAGATTGCCTGGTCTAACAGCGCCTCAATTTGGGCATCCGTCATACCGGCAAACATGGCCTGTAGCTGATCAGGCGAAGCATTAGCAGCTTGCTCCAAAGGTGAGGCCGTATGAGTTGTTGTTACCCCAAGATCTGACGGTGAGCTAGGTACTTGCGTCGCCGCAGTTGCAGCGGCCAATTTCTCAGCGGCAATCCGTTGAACATCTGAGTTGGTCGTCGTGGCGGTGGTTGTCGTAACCTGCTCTTGTTGAGCCGATTCACCGTAGGCGGCCTTGGTGCGTTTCGCGACTTCCACAAAGCGCTCAGTTAAAGACTTATCTTTCCATGCAGGGTCATTTTGCAGATTAGTATCAATGTGTACTGCCAGTGTGAAACGGTCAGGATCTTGGTCCTGCCATGACTTCAGGTCAGGTACAGCATTCATGGCATCCATTACTGGGTTGCCGTTCGTGACCGGTGCTGGCTGACTCTGCTGCAGGTAATCGATTTTCTGCACCATCGTGTCCAGCACTGCCGCCATCTCGGGGAAACTATCGCGTATGGCATCGATTTGTTCAGGTGTAACCTGAGCCTTCTCAGGTAATGGAGCAGGTTGCATACCAGCGGAGTTGATTTGTCGGGTCAACGCCTCAAGCTGGCGCTTTGTATCAGCTAACTCAGTTGCAGCTTGCTGATTGGATCCTGCCAAACGCTGTTTTTCTGCCCGCTCGGCCACCAGCACGTCGTAAGGAATAACGTGCTGACCATCTTTGCTGAGAATGCCTTTCGGTTTCTCAGAACCTTCAGTGGTTGCCGCTTGCGTGGTGGCTGTCGTTTTAGTGATCGGCACTTCAGTGACTTGTGCTGTAGTCGTCGCGCCCGGCGTCAGCTCGTCTTTCTTATCGCCCGTATTTACTACTGCTGCACTTGCATCGTTAGTAACAACAGTAACGGGCGTAGTCGTAACCGCTGCTGTCTGTGTTACATCAGAAATATCCACATCACCAAATCCATCGATTAGCGCTTCCAACTCTTCTGGCGTTTCATTACCTGTTAATTCAATGTCCACGTTATAACTCCTGCATGACTATTTACCGGATAGATCCGAATGAGGAAGGCGTATCGCTGCCCATGCGAATAAACACTCTTGGGTAAGAGCGCTTAGCGGCATAAACCGAATTGGTAGAAAAAGAAAAGCCCACGCGTTGTGGGCAAGTTATTCAGATGAAAATCAGAGACGCCAGAAAGCAAAAAGCCCCGCGTTTAGGCGAGGCTTAATTCGGTGCAATGTAGTGCATCTTTCGGAAATTTAGCGCTTATTCTGCATGCTTGCAATAGCTAGAGTGGCAATTGATCAATTTGTCCCTGAATAGTACTCATCATTTCATCACGTAAAGCGCCTATCTCCTCGGTTACATTCTGCATGTCTTGCAGCACTTGGCCCGTTTTAGCCTGAGTATAAGCATCATTGAAGCGCTGACCATTGGCCAATGTGGCCTCACGTTCCGCTTGGGCATTAATGCGTTGTGCTTCGGCTTCCAATTTTGCAACCTTACCAGCAATTTCGCGCATGGCGAGTTCTTGTTGTTGCTGCTGTAGCTGTTGCTCCTGCTGTGCGGCTTGCTGTTCTTCTGGTGTCATTTCATCCGGAGATTTCGGTGTCCCCAGCGCCCCACGGATCCGCTCAATAAACTGCTGTTTGTTCGGCAGGTCTAGCAGTTCTACCCACATATCAAGCACGCTGACTTGAATCTGCGGCGGTAACCCGACAATAACTTCAGACAATCGTTGCGCCAGTTGTGATTTATAGGCCGGTGTCTGTTGAATCGGTGCCAGTGCGATATGCGCCCGCAAGCGTGATATGTCATTATTCATACCACCCACTTCTTCTTCGGCATTCAACACCACCTCTTTGCGCTTACGAGGGTCATCACGATTGATTACCACTGGATAATTCCTGCGCTTTGTTAATTCTTCCAGCAAATAGCACAGTAATAACTGGCCGACCTGCTGGCAAGCGAACTGATAGTTATCGTTGATCTCCGCCAGAGTGGTCGCCCCCTGCTCTACCAGGTTGCTGATGGCTACTCCACTGGCCGCGTTGGAATCTTGCCCGAGGAATGCAGAGTAAACCCCAAGCCCATCTTGGATCAGCTTCATTGACTCCTGCATCACCTGAAACTGCTGCTGGGCGACTTGGAAGTCCTGCTGGATATTTAATGCGTCTGCGGCGGTGGTTTTATTGGCGCGGTTGGGGTTGAGGTTAATGACCCCATCCGGGCGCTCGATCTCTTCGGCCAACTGTTTATCGGTCATGTTGGTCGCATCTGCATCCTTAATCACTCGTTTGGCTTGCAATAGCCAGGTCAGTTTGATGCGACGGAAATTGACTTCATCCTGTGCCGGAATAGCGCGGCAGGCCAAGCCATACGGCGCTCCAGTTTTGTCTTTACGATAACCCCAAAATGGAATCAGCGGGAACATGCCCTGTGGTGCGGTACATGGGCGGTCGATGATAAAATGAGGACCGACAAACCACGATTCGCGGATCCGGCTGACTCGCGCCATGGTTATCTGCACCCGACCAGTGGCCACTGCTACGGCATGCATCACGTTATTCTTGTCGTATTCCACCACTCGGCCATTACTCAGTTGCAGGATTGGCAGGCGCTGGAAAGTGCGATAGTAGATAACCTGAAGCAGTACGCGTTTACGGTTTGATGTGACCCACTCGGTACTCTCACGGCTCCATGATTGATACTCTTCGTACGCACTGATCAAATCAGACTCTTGTCCCTCAGCTAAGCTAGTATCAACAAAGCCCTTCCACTCGTTGAGTGAATAATCGATTATTTGTGCTTTATCTGGGAAAGTCCCTTTAACCTCATCCACATCCAGCCAGCGCTTACGCATCAGCCAACGGCAATCACTTAGATCCGCCTCGCGGCTGAACCAATCCCAATAAACTTCATTACGATGAACGGTAGAGACTTTGAATTTATTGGCAAACGGATCATCATTACGACGCACCTCCACCCACGATAACCCGGCTTTGATTTGCTCGGCATAAGCATCACTGCGGGCCTTATTCAAACCACTTAACCGGCAAGCATCAGCAAACTCAGCATTGACGGCCTCGGCCATGACTTCCATTTCTTCATTGGGATCATCAGCAATCACCATTAAATCAGTACGTGTCTTGGCTTCCATGCCCAACACGCCGTCAATCGTTGGTGCGATAAGGTTATGTTGCGTTAATGGCTGCCCGCGTTCCCGCAGCTTTGCGACCACCTCAGGCGCAAGCTGATCCCCGTCATAATAAGCACAAGCAGTATTAGCACTGGTGCGCCAGTCTGGCTGATGGTCAATATCTGAAGAGATATCCATCAAGCGCTCAAGTGTGAAACGGTCACGGTTTACTGGCTGAGCAGACTCAGTTTGATTAGTAGCGGTATTCATCAGATAGCCATCCAGTGTTTAGGTTTCGAGCGGTCAATAGGTGTGTGTTTTGGACGTGCTGGCATACGTGCTCTCATTTCTTGTGCAATTGCATAGCTCATCACCTGGTCATCGAAGCAACCCGTTTGGGCATTCATACGGCCCCGCGTGTCATAAACGTAGGTGTTCAATTCGTTGATGGTGCCAATCCAGCGAACACCGGAGGCGTTCTCTCGAAGCAATGTTTTAAGCCCCTCAATAATGACCGGCTTGCTTTGTGCGGTAGTTAACCAGCCCAGTTTTGGCGTTTCATCATCGTGGTCACGGTCGAGATATTGCTCTGAATAGATAGATCGGTGTGGGTAAACTTCGCGTAATTTTTGTATGACTGCGTGACCGTGGTTGTTCCGTTCAGGACCAATGAAGGCCGTGTTGTACCAACGGCCAACATGGGCCATCAGTTGAGCGAATAGCTCAGCATCAAGATAGCCGAACCAGTGAGCGACCTGTTCACCGCTAGACTTTTTCACCACATCAAATGATGATCGGTCACGGTTTTCCAGCCCTTCAGCCACATCTCCGCCAATGGCGTAATCTTCATCAGGGTCCGGCAGTTCCCACACTAATAAGTGATTCAGTAAAGTGCGTTGAAGTTCTTCTGCATTGCCAGCACGTAATGCCTGAACTTTGGTTCGTTTACCGGTGACTGGCTCAATGTCATATACCAGCAACGGGGACTTACACTGACCTTCGGCCTTCATAACATTAATGGCGGCGAATACACGGCGGCCAGATGTTAGAAATGCCTCAGACGGCGTGCTGGGGAATTCCTGTTTCATTTCCTCCTGCTGCTCAATTTCTTTGCGGACATACCACTGCTTTTGTTCATCAAGCAAAGTGATACCCATCGCTTGCTCAACAGCAGCAAAATACTCCTGATGGTATTTACTTAAACGCAGGCCGCCAGCGGGTACAGGAGCCTGATACTTAGGATCCTGCCACCAGGCAAAGAAATGGAATTTATAATCTTGTGATGTGAGCGGTAGATTTAATTGGCCTAAATCCATTGCTCGCGTGCTCATGGTATGGAAATCGCCACCAACACCTTCAGCGGTGCTTTCAATAAAAACAATACAGCCGTCTTTAATGGCGTTTAGCGTACCAGTTCTAACCTCTTTCGCTTTAGCTGGATACGTAGCGCAAATCTTTCCATGCTCTGAAATATGTAACCGTTGAACTGTCCCCGAACGAAATGAGGTTGATACACGTATCTTGGAACCGTGGGCAAACTCAATATGCCCACCATTTGCTCCTTCACGTCGAGTGCTCACAGGAAAGGTGGCGCGTAACCAAACAGGCAAGTTATCAAAAGGAATAGATATTTTGGTGCTAAATATTTCCCCTGCCGCTGGTAAGTCCTGGGCGATGATCCCGCAAGAGAGATTGTTGTTAAACAGCGCTTGATCCAGAAGGTAAATATCTATGCCCGTTGAGAAGCCTAATTGACGGGCTTTTAGAATGATATTTCGATAGTGCATATTTTTGAACAATTCCCGCTGCGCGGGACGCATACGGAAGGTTACCAGCTCACCATCTTCATTGACGATCTTGTACAAGTTATTCAACCGCCACCAAACATCAGATAAGTGTGCTTTGATATAGGCGATCTGTTCTGCCTCCCCCATTGCTACAATGTCTGTATCGTTAAGCCTATTATCTTGTGTCACAGCAAACCATCCTGCCCTGAATCTCTAACTTCCTTCACCGCTTCACTGAGTGGTGTTGTGACCCCTTTTCCTTCCGAAGTTAATTTTTGGGTTTCCGCCTTCAGCTTAGAAGTGGCTGCTTTGATACGATACATATCAGCCGTTAAACGAGGCCCATTGATGGCATCCAGCCTTAATTTACTCAAACTATTCTCTATTGATTCAATGCGACCAATATTTCTATCCAGAGCAGATTCCGCCTTTAGCAGCTTGTCATACAGTTCGATACGCGCTTCAACTGATCCCGCCGCCACGAGATCCTCGTGGATTTTCCGCATGGTTTTAGTAACAGACAACGCACGCGCTCGAGTGAATATCAGTTCGTCATGAAGATCGGAATCTGCTGCAGCCTCAAACAAGTCATCTGCATCAAGATATCGAGCATAAGCACCGTGCTTTCTTGCCGTTTGGTTTCCGGGAGTGAAGGCACCAACGGGATTGGGATTACCTGAATTACCTTCTGAATGACGATTACCCTTGCTGAATCGCCCGTCTCCAGACCTTCCGGAGTTCGGTTTCTCGGGGGGCTCAGAGTCCGGATCGCTGTCATCGTCTGCGTCCGATGATAATTCCTGTTCCTCCTCTTCCCCTTCATCACTGTTTGCGCACTGTTGCGCAGTAGTATCTGATTGCGCATTGTGCGCAGTTCTACGGGGTTTCTTTTGCGCAGACTGCGCAGCACGAGGTTTGATGTAGCGGCGTGCTGATTGGTAATTAAGCCCATGCTGTTCACACCATTGCTGAGCAGTAATCCCTGTATCCGCGTTGTCCGCCAGAAATGCAGTTTGTAACGCTTCCCAATCATGCTTTGCCATAGTGTTCTATTGGTCTGTTGTGGGCCATTATTGAGCCACCTCTTGGGAAGTGACTCTGTAATGACTTAAACAGCCTGAATCCCTATGTTCTTATCAGCACGGAGAACATCCAGTACATGCTGGCTACTTAGCGCCCTTACCGGTTCCCGTAACTCAAATGGGAAACCATCGACTTTCACGATTTGCCCAATAGGCAATTCATACTCACCAACGGAGTTGACCACTGTCTCATTACCTACGATGGTCCAGTCCTCTGCTAACATATCCGTTTGGGATGCCAGCCAGCCTGGTTGCATTTCACCAGTAGCTGTTTTCATGTCAATGTGGGCGTTGATAGTCACAATACCTTGGGGAGAAACGGCTAAATCTGCGTATGGTGTTCCCTCGCAAGGTTCTACATCTTTAGTGCCTGAGATAAGAATTAGAAACATCCCTTTGCCATTCCACCCAATGCGGGCCACCTTGTATCCAGCTTTCAGTGCTTGAAGTGCTTGTCCGAAATTCATAGTAATTTCCTGTTGAAGTGATTTGTTAACCTAATTTGGCGCGCACAAGACAATCCTTGGCCTCTAATAACTTACGCAGGCCAGCCGCTTTCTCTGCGCTATCGGGCAACTGCTCATCCATTGCAATAGCTAAATCACCAATTGGCTTACTGACTTCCTGAAGCACTGGTGGTAAATGGGTATATGCAAAATATTTGATAATTGGTGAATGCATGACTCACTCCTGTTTGCTTTGTTGTTGTGATGGCAGACTGCGGATCGATTCTCTATCGTTATTAGCTTGGTCTAACAGGGTCAGCAACGGGTCAATCCACAACACGGCTTGGCGGTATGTCATTCTGCGGGGGGAAGTGGTACCAGCAGCGGTTCCGTCAGGCTGGCCGGAATTGCGCATTGCCCTGGCACGTAAACGGTTCGTATAGTCGTACATCCGCTGAGCAGTAGAATCAGGGATGTACTGATTAGCGCATTCCTCAACTTTGAGGTCTTTGCGGTTTTCAATTTGCCTTTCCTCGCTTTTGCCAGAAATGGTGACATTATAACTACCGGCTTGCGCCGCTATCTCATTTGAGCGCTGGAACTGGAAAGCCTGTAATGCCAGAGTGGCTTTCGATTCATCCAGATCAGATTGCAGTTGCAATAATTGCCTGCCTTTCTCCGCAGCAGATTGATGAAAATAGAGTGCGGTACCGCCGAGGCACAGGACCACAATTGCGATAATGAATTTTGTGGACATATCAGGATCCGGGCTTAAAGCCGTTTGCTATGAAAAAAGCAGGGGTAATGGCAGACACCAGCAATTCAGATTTCACGTAGCGTTACCAAAGCAGCTTAAAAATGGGTATTACTGGCTAATTTATAAGGGGTTTATGGCATCAGGCATAATTCGCGCTCGACTTCACGGCGATTCACTAACCCCTTCCAGACCTTGCCACCTGCCTTAATCCATCTGCGCAGCTCATCGCACGCGCCAGAAGTGTCGCCACGGTTGAGCTTTTTCACCATGGTGGAATGGGTCATTGCAGTAATACCAACGTTGTAGCCAAATGATGCCAATGCGGCTTTGCGGAAATCAGGCATTGGAACGTTAACGATGCGGTCAATGGTGGCAAATACGGGGATCAGATCTTGGTGTAGCAAAGCATCACATTCAGCATCGCTATAACGTTTGCTGGGAATAATATCTTTGCCGGTATGACCATCGCAGACCGTTAGCACGCCAACCACATCACGATAAGGGGTATATTCGCGCCCTTCCAGACCATCGCTGCCGCCCACCATGGCGATTGCTATTGCCATTGCACCGCCGATTGCCGCACCCATGACTTTCTTGCGCAACGCGGGGGACATTGCCATTATTCCCCCTTCGCCGCTTTCCGCTTATCTTCGCGCACCTTGAAATATAGGTTGGTTAGGAATGTTAGGAAAGCAAACATCAAGCTACCCAGCACACCAATAGCCGCCCATTGCTCAGGGGCAAATCCATTCAGTAATTGTTTAAACCAAAACAGTGCGCCGCCACCGCTCGCGGTATAAGAGATACCGGTTGTGAGCCTCTCCATTTTCATGCTCCACCTCCCCGGCTTGGGGAAATAAAAAAGCCTGCTGGGCGAACCATGCAGGCTTTGGGTGTAGTCAGGACTGACCGGAACTGACCAATAAAAAACCGGAGCAGCTTTTAAGCATACTCCGGCATCTTTGTGTAATTTAGCGCGTTAATGATGTAGGGTCAATCATTGGTCAAAAGTCTTTTTCTAGCTGAATTCTTTCAATTAAAACCTCACCAGCACTCGATTCTTCAACATATAGCCAATGCATACATTCTTTAACCAGAGGCACATATTGCGCCGCCCAATCCCCACCGGATATCTCAGCCCCTATGATACCCATAGATTTGCGCAGGTGTTCCATTGTCGGCGGTATACGGCCACTGCCGCCGCACTCGTTGCATATTTCGGGATGAGGCCGCAGGGTTTTACCGGCACCGTGACAACGGGGGCAGACTTGCTTTATCGCCGCCTGATGATTAGCCCACGCCCGCAGTGCACCACGTTCTGTTTTGATTTTAGACTGAAGGGTTTTTATTTCGTCTGCCAGTAATGCGATAGTGCCATCATCAAGTGCCTGCGCTTTATCTCTTTCCAGTAATTTGATTTGCTGCTGGAGTCCATCAACGACTTTTCTGGTGATACCTGTACGGGAGCCGTAACGACGCAGTAAAGTGGCAATTTGCTCTACCTGCGCCGGAAGGTTTCTATCCAATACCATATTAAGTGCCAACTGGCAGGCAGCAATAGCTCGCGCTGGATGTGGTCGCTTATGCAACCACACACCAATGCCCGCCCGTAAGCGCTGCTCGGCTTGGCAGTCATTACGGTATTTGGTCATCAAGATATCGAAGCCAATGGGATGTTGGTGCTGGCAGGTGGCGAAAGTCCCTAATATCTGGTCTTTGGTCAGAACGGCACGACCCCGGCCAATATTCAGCGATTCAATGCTGACGCAGCGCGGATCGTGCATTTTGATAAGTTGTTCAATTGCAGTGGTCATTGGTCAGTCCTGTGTTTTAAATTCACAGGAATGATTTTATAGTTCATTTCACAAATCGCAATAATAATTAAATTATTGCAAAAAATGAAATCACTTTGTATTCCCATCATGTACGAAATCATCACTACCAACACGATGAGAACCATAAGCAACTTTATAATCAGAGTCATACTCGGCTCTTTTTTCTAAAGCTTCTTGCTCAGTATTAAATGTTTCAACAAAGTGCCACGGTGAATTGCGGAAAACTCCGTATCCGAGCACCCATCCTTTGTTATCTGGATCTATTAAGAAACTACTATAGTTTTTCATTTAACCCCCAAGGTATTTGCCATTTACTAAGTAAGAAATAATAGCACCTTTAGCACTTAAGAAACTGTAGGAGACATCTACTTTGTAACCTATGTCGCCAAGTTTCGATAACCAACAATTCTGATTATTATTTACATGTCCCTTGCTACTCTTCATCTCTATCCACAACCCCGCATACCCACCGCGCGGCAGCGCCAGAAACAAATCTGGTACGCCTTTCCTCAAACCTAGCCGCTTGGCATCCCTCGCCGCCTTTGGTCCACGTTTCCCTTCATTGGGTATATGGATCAGATAATCCCCGATACAAATACCATCGATAACGGTTTTATCTGCCCACTCAATCAGCGCTGCCTGTTCTTCGGTTTCTGCCTGGTGGTTAACCTTGTGAACCGTTCCATTTCGTACTTCCAGCTTGGCTTTTGTTCGAACAAGGTCAATGGCATCAATTTTATTTATCAAATTTTCGTCAGTTTATCGTCTAATAGATAGTTATATTTTTCTGGAAGGAGAGCAAATTCGCCCCAACCCAAACCTGCCAAACACAAACCAGTCCCACTCTTTTCAACTATCCCATACATAATAATGTAGCGTCCCTGGCTATCAGTTCGGATCCCTTTATCTTGAGCATCTTTATTTTCTTGCTTAAAATAAAAATCAGAGTAATTGTCATTTCTTGGCCAATTCAATCGAGTCATCCGTATTGAGTGATCCAAAGGTTTTTTACTCCAACTACTTAATATTTTTCCAAAATATAGCCTTGGTGAATCAGTAATATCTTTAATCACTTTTATATCAACCAACAATCTGTCAAGACGTTCCGCATTTTTTTCACCAGGTAAAACAAAGAACTTATAGTAATTATTGTCAAAATTCCGACAAAAACCTGCGACTGTAGTTATTACATTTGGCAAAGAAAAAGACTCACCTGTATGCCTGCCAATAGCAACTTCCGACAAACCACCATCGATATCTTCTAAATAGTTTTGATCGTAAATTCCGATTTCAGACTTTTTTATTTCAGGGCGATCTGTCATAAATGCTTTCACAATTGTCAATTGATCATCTGAAATCGCTTTTTTAGCTTCTTCTTCGTTTAAATATCTTTTCCCTTCAGCTGGTTTAGAACGCAAAAAACAAGGTACATCACGAAAAGAACGTAGATGAGCAAAACTGGCGTTTCGACCATTTGTTGTCGTATCCTTATGTTTCGGCCTTCTAGTCAGTGGTGTAAAGCATTCTGGGCAGAAAATAGCTTGATCCATCTCTAGGGTAAATTCACTAGGTAGAACTCTTCGCCCCTGAGACTTTAAAACTGGAATTGAGTGTATCGTCCTTTTCCATGTTGAATGAAAATAGGCAAACTTGATTCTAAAGGTGCTTTGATCTTCCATGCATTCCACCAAATTGGTTTAAATATAAAGTAACTCTTATCAATTATTTTAAGTTCGTTCAATGACACACATCATTTTTCAATCAGTTGGATGAGGCCACAACAGAAAAAATATTTAAAAGTTAAATGCAATGCCAATAATATCGTTTCCTCAAGCTCTCCGGGCTGCCAGTTATAAGGCACCCGGCCATCAATAACATCATGGCAGCAGTTACACCCAAATACGGCCCAGTAGTCATCTGACTTATACCCCATGCCGTGGGTTGAACTGGGTAAATGGCACAATACCGTTGTTTCTGGATTGCTATTACAGATGCCGGGTATCTGGAGCGTGCAGCATTGGCCCCGCGCAGAATCGCGCAGGGCTTTGCTTCTAAATGCCGAAGATTTCATATCAATACTCCAGCAACCGGTTAACTGCCTGTTCCATCTCATACTCGTCATCAAAGTGCTGGCCTAATGTCTCATTCCAGATAACACCGGCCACCCCTTTATAAATTCGGTCAAAAACGCCCTGATCCATATTCACGAACGCAATACTCCAGCGCTGCTTCAATGTGCCGCCCTCTGGGTTGGGCATCAGGTCATAGAATCCGGCTTTGATCATGACGTGGTTGAAATAAGCGGAGTCCGTCTTTACCGCCTCTCCATCAAACCTTTTCTGGCGCTGCCTGATTACTCTGTCTAGCACCGCCTGAGCGATAGACTTTGTCACCTTCTCATAGAGTTCCGGATCTCCTGCAGCGCTGCCCACGGCTTTTGCTACCTCGTGAGCTATCCACTCTTCAGGTGCGCTAACAAAGGTCCAATCCGGTACCCAATAAGAGAACCCCAGCTCGAGCAGTTTCCAGAACTTACGGTGATGCTTCAGGTTGCGCCGGTCACCAATTGGGCTCATTGAAATTGGAGTGCCCGCAGGCACCCCCTTCATAGTTTCCCGATCATGGTCAGTGGCGTACTTGATTCCACCCCCAGGTAACAGCACGCCCAATACTTCAGTCTTTTTCTTTCTCGGGGACTTAGTTCGCGGTGCTGTTGTCATAACCCACCCTCAGGATCAATGAGGAGCAGTTTGGTGGCATTCGGAGCCTGATCACCCCAGACATCCCACCCCAGTGATGATGTACGAGCAAATAGCTCTATACGTCGGGCATTCTTGAATCGCCGCTCTATCTGCTCACGGAAGAAATGAGGCTTGCCAGAATGGATACCTGTATATTTTTCTTCATACACTGTGTATTGGTTTCTCTCGGTCTGTTTGCCGCAGACTTTGCCGCGAGTGAACAACAATAAAAATTCAGCGTCATTCATTCCCCAAGGACCAACAACACCGTGACGGCTACCAGTATGCTTCTTCTTTTCCCAAACCTTATCGACTCGAATGAATTTAAACCCCCACGCAGCTCCGACAATCAACGCCTCTGATATCATGGCGCCCGTCACCCACATGAACAGCGCAGCATTTTGGCTGGCTATGCTTTTAACCTGCATTGCGCATAGTTCTGCAACTGACATTGTGGAATATTCAAGACTAACGCCACGATTTGGCTTGCTGCCATACTGCCAGGGTGGATCGGCATAAATGACATCGTAAAGCGGCGACGGCAGTGCGACGGCAATTCGCTGCCCGAGCCAATGCATGACATTGACAGCCATGCTGTTACCGATCGCTTTATATCTTGGGCCATCAGCAGAATTACGACGGGTCTCTTCTGTTGTCATTTCAGGAAAGTGATGTCGGAGATATAAATACTCATCTGCCCTGATTTTTTTGGTCTTTCCATGTGGAATAAGGGTGTAGTTATCCGGAATACCTTGCAGGCGCTCACACTCGACAACAGTCAGACGGCGAACATCCATACCATCAATAATTGCCGGAGGTTGCCCACCATTGGCATTGCTTTCTGTGCTGTTCCCTGCCCGTAATGTCGGAGAGATATTAAACGAAATATCACCGCCTGAGTCTTTATAACTAAACGCATATAACGGGCTATGGGAAAGGACTGCCGGAATCTTGTTACACTGTAGTGCGCCGCTGATCTCACAAAACCCAAGCGATGAAGATGTATTTCCAGCCGCCTGCCAGTTGAAAGCAATAGCCAGATCCGCTGCATCTTTGTAATCTCTGGCCTTGCAGGTCGAAGCTGTTTCATCATCGGCATACTCACCCAATGCAGTCATTCTGAATGCTTTACTCAGAACTAAATGGCCGGCTCTGTCCTGGTTGTCATCTGCACCACATGTTCCAACGCCGTTTGCAGTAAGGGCGGTAACTGCTTTCCCCGTTTCTCTGCTCGGCGCAATATCCCTGCGCAGGCTGTCGAACTCAAATAATACTTCTGCGGGATTAATGTCATCTCTAGCACTTGCGACAACGAACACACGGCGGCGGCGTTGGGCCACTCCGAAATATTGGGCGTCTTTGATGATCCATGCGATTGCTCTTTTGGGTCCAGACACATAACCAACGTTCGTCCATTTTTTCCCTGATGGGACAAGTGGGTCATCTTCTCCGGCAAGTGCTGCAAGGAAACACCCAAACGCATTATCTTTACTGCTGAGGACGCCAGGTACGTTTTCCCAGACAATAATTGATTCTTTTTCTCCGCGTTGGCGGCGCATGTTGTCGATTGCATCGGCTAATTCCACATATGAAAGAGTTAACTGGCCACGGGCATCTGCCAGACCATTACGCAGACCAGCAACGCTGAACGCCTGGCAAGGGGTGCCACCTACCAGAATGTCTGGGGCTTCTACACTTCCGGAACGTACTAACTCGGCAATCTTTGTCATGTCGCCAAGATTGGTAACTGTTGGCCAGCGATACGCCAGAACTGCTGATGGAAATGGTTCGATTTCACTAAACCATGCGGGCACCCAGCCCAAGGACTCCCACGCAAGGCTTGCGGCTTCAATACCACTACATACTGATCCATATCTCATGCTGCACACCCCTTCTTAACTGGATACGCAGATAAAATACTTTCGATACGAGCAGGAACCAGTTCAGCGTATGCTGGGTTCAATTCGCAAAGAATAGCTTTCCGTCCAGTGGCCATGGCCACTGCGGCAGTCGTGCCACTACCACTAAATGGATCCAGAATCACACCGCCCACAGGACACCCAGCCAAGACGCAGGGTTCAATCAGTGCTGGAGGGAATGTTGCGAAATGCGCTCCGGCATAGCCTCTGGTTGCTATTGTCCAGACATCACGCCGGTTTCTGTGAGTGAGGTCCCAATCTGACTCTGGCCGATCGGGTCTATGCGTACCAACTGTTTGACCAGGTATAACCTGCTCTCTTTTACTTCCCTCTCGCTTGAAAGAATCACGCTTTGCCCGACTACGCCCCGATCTGTTATCCCGAGGATCAGCCTCAGATGCTCTGTTCCATCCAACGCCAGTGCCAATTGTTCTATTTCCACTGACAGACCGACGCCCGCCCTGATCGTTTTCGAAGGTTTTGCCATTACAATAGGCCCCTCCTCTAAATGAGTTTGCATTCCCCTTACTTGAGGCAACCGGTTCTCTGATAGAGTCCTTATCAAAGTAATACTTTGGTGATTTTGACAGCAGAAAAATGTACTCATGCACTCTTGTGCAACGGTCACGCACGCTTTCTGGCATTGGGTTCGGCTTGTGCCAAATGATATCCTGTCGCAAAAACCAACCATCATTTTGCAGTGCAAAAGCTAACCGCCATGACATTCCAGTAAGCTGTTTTTTCGTGTAACTATCCCCGATATTCACCCACAAGGTACCATCGTCACGTAATACGCGGCGCACTTCACGGAAGACTGCAATTAGCTTTTGGATGAACTCTTCCTGACTTTCCTCTAAACCAATCTGCCCTTCAACACCATAATCACGTAGCCCATAATATGGCGGGCTGGTAATGCAGCTATGAACGGACTGATCTGGCATTTTGCGCATTGAGTCTATGCAATCACCGATAAAAATCTGGTAATTCATTGCATGCCTCCTTGCGTGGTAGGAACCAGACGATAAAACCAAACCCGCTTGCCGCTATCATCGTTACGGACAATTTTGACCTGTTTAACCAACCCATGGCGGACAGGATTAATTTCACGCAGACGAGCACTTATAGCGGCCTGGGTATCACCTTCACCGGGGAACATCTGAGACATCAACTTTTCGAGTTCGCGCAGTGTCCGCCAATCAGCACCACTTGCGGCGGTGATCACGCGGTTTAACTGGCTGTTTGCATCACTTATACGGCCAGCTAATTGCATGGATCTTACTGCGTTATTGATACCAACCCTTTCGGCATCGGGTACGTGTGGTTTGATCACCATTACGCGCCCTCCCCAGCAAGCACTTTGCGGGTCCCGTCTGGTGCGGGTTGGGACACAATGCCTTCAGCCTGCATTCTTTCAATCAGCCATGCGGCACGGTTATAGCCAATACGGAGTTCACGCTGTAGCCCCGAAATTGAGGCTTTTCCTTTCGCCTTGGTGAAGTTCACTGCTTCTGGATAGCGATCATCATCGTCCCGTTCTACTCCATCCAAATCTACCCATGAACTGCTGGTTGCCTCGCCGCCCAGCGCATCCACTAGATGGGCAATCAGTGCGGCCAGTTCACCCGCCATCAAAATAAAATCGGCATCAAATCGCTGCGCGTAATCCTCGCGATCGATATCGTCGTTTTGCTCCAGAAGCGTGGCGCTGTATTTCACTCTCTTCAGGCTGCCATCATCGGACAACATAAAGCTAATGCGCCCCTGCCACTCCAACGCTAGCTTAGTCACCAGCTTACCGGCGGCGATATGCCCGCGGATCTCATCGCTGACTAAATCCTGATGCTTACTGCGCAGAATACCACCCTGCTCCAAAACGGCTTTTAACTCGGCTTCTTCCTGAAGCACCAACCCAGCAGGGGCAGCACCAGACCGTAACCACTCGGTTAACGTCAGTTCAATCGGGGTATTAAGTGTCAGAGGGACAACTGGCAGAGAACCCATAGTTTTGCGCAACAATGCCAATGCATTTTCAGCTTTCCGCGCGCTGGCAGCATCAATGATAATTAACCCGGCCCCTGCGTTAATCCAGATGGATGTTGTAGAGTATTTGCTAAAGGCCCGAGGCAATAGAGTCTGGATAACTTCATCTTTCAGCGAGTCTTTTTCTGTTTTTTTCAGTTTACGATGTTGCTCTTGCTCCAAACGCTCAACTTTACTCGCCAACTCACGAGCGATAACCGGGGCGGGTAAATCCTTTTTTTCACACTGCAATGTGATAAGGATTTGCTTGTTAGCCACATGCGCAAGCGTTGCGCTTTCGTTACCCATTGGCGATATCCAACCGGTTTTCGCCATATCCTGACTGCCGCACGGTGTGAATGCGAACTGCGCCATTTGCTCTTCCAAATCAGCGAAAGAAACATCGCGAGATAATTTGTAAATCAATACATTCTTGAAATTAATGCTCATTGGTCAGTCCTCGGTAATTTTATTATTTTGCAAACCGTGGTCGGCGGTCTGCTGCAATGACTCTTGGTATTTGTGTTCCAGAGACGCTTGTAGCCTGATACTTTCATCACGCCATGTGCTTTCTCGCGCCTCCTGATCCTGCTTAATTCTCCCCTTCAGTTCGTCTAAAAATTGTCGTATTTTTGTGGGTACTTCATTCCCAGCCTTCCCCTTTTCTGGCAACAACAACTGATATTTTTCGGCTTTAGGTCTGGGAAGCAATCCTGTTGTTACGGCCTGCTCAACGGTACGTTTTACTGTCTCTTTGTCCCATCCTTCAGACACTGACCATGACGGTGATCGGCCTGTCCCTTGCGCTGCCTTAGCCAATCGTTCATAAGCAGCGATAAAAGCCATACGTGCGCCAATTTTGTCGCCCTCCTGCATGATTGGCTGGGCAATACTCCATGCCTGGGCAATTTCATTCGTCCAAACCACGGTGTTAGCTTCATCTTGCGCGGGTAATGCCAATGCCCACGCCTCATTCGCTGAGAGCCAATCTGGTTTACCGTCAATATTTTGGATATTGCGGATAATATCGGCGGGCTTAGGTGAAAACCGGCCTTGTTCTGGATCTATCACCCAGTTGCTGAACGCTTGACGCACAGTTTCAATGTCGTATGGCAGTAAAGCATTCCAATAAATTTTTAGTACAGCCTTGGATCCGTCTTTGCCGTAGATCGCCAAAATAGCTTTCATGATCTCAGCAAATTCTCGTTTTTCAGTCTCTGCTTCCCGCATGGATCACCCCCCACTCCTGACAAAATCGTCAGCAACCTGTGCATTGCGGGCCTCCAGTGCTTCCTGACGACTCAGGCCGGTGTTACCCGCGTACTGACTCTGTGGCCGACTCCGATTTTGTAACCATTCAAATTTGAACCCCTGCCAACCGGCAGCCATAGCTTCCGCTAACGAATCATCCACCGACCACCCAGCCCCAGCCGCTTTGTTCAACTCCTTACCCAGCATGTTCACCACGGTCTGCGTCATCGGCGCTCGTTTTGCTTTTCGGTGTATTAGGTAGTCATCCCAAATCTCAGGACTCACCGCCATTGGGAAAGACGAAAAATCAAATAACGAACTTTTAACCGCCTTACGCTTGCGCTTCTCTGAAGTAGTCTCTGTTGTACTCTCTGTAATCTCTGTATGAACATCAGGGCAATTTGCCCCCTTCTGATGGGGGCAATCTGCACTAATGGATGGGGGCAAGTTGCTATCTCCATCAGGGCAATCTGCCCCCTTGGACTGTGGCAATTTGCTGTCACTGTTTAGTGCGTCACACTCATAGTGAATCGTGTAATAATTCGTCATGTTACGTTGCGCTTTTGCTAACTGCTCAACACGGACGCATCCCGATTTTTCCAATGACAAAAGTGTGCGTTTTACTGTATCAATGGACCAAAACGGGAACTGCTTTACCCACTCTTTATGTGTGTTGTAAACCCACTGAAGGCCTTCCTGTTCAATGCCTGAGTTAGTTTCTGTTAGCCAATAATTGATCTGCTGCAAAATAATGGCTTCATTCAGACCGATACGGGCCGCTAACTCTGGATTGATCACCAGTGGCCGATATTTAAATAACAAGCTCATAGATCCCCCTACGGCTGCTTAGTATCAGAGGGACTATGTTGACGGGAATAAAACGCCTGAGTCACCCCAGACAAAGCCCCTGTGATAGCCATACGGCGGGCCTCCTGCCCGTCAATAGCCAGTTTTTTACCCACAATATTGGCAATGAGTTCTACCGATTGTGTGGTTGTAGGCGTGATGTTAGTCATTGGGATTTCTCCTGTCTGATGGGAAGCTCAGGCAGCCACTCAGGTACCGGCAGTCCGGCGAGTTTTAATTCGGCATGAACATGAACCAGCATGTCGGGAGCTTCGGCAAACATCGCCAAAAATCCACGAATGGCGGCTACATTGGTTTCTACTGCGGGGTTGGATTCCAGCGCGTTGGCGGTACTTTTTATGGCCACTGCCTCGCTTTCTGTCCATCGGGTCTTAATCTGATCTTCACGCACGGTATGGAACGGTAAACCGTTCTTTCCCACCTTTTTGCGGGATAGCAACTCCCGCCGAACGTCAGATGCTATCGCAGCCCCTGCCGTTATAGCGGCAGGTTGATAAATTGTGGTCATTGGTCAGTCCTCTATCTTTACTGATGAGCTGGTTTGGTCAGAACCAGGCTAAGATTTTCCGGGTTGCGGCCATAGTCGGCCGGGTTGTAGATGTATGGGATGTTAGAAGATAAATGACACAACAGAGCAATATCTTCGGGCACTCCTTGAGATCGCCACTTACCCACTGCCTGCCCGGTTCGTGACTTACCTTTTGCAGGAAATCGGCGGCCAATTTCCGCATTGCTTCCAATTTCAGTTTTCAAAATATCATACAATTTCATGGATACCTCCTCACTAATCGTAACCAAAGTATCAGATTCAGGCAAGAGCATAACGAAAACAAAGTTTCCAAAGATAGTGTTACTTTGGTGTCAATTTTTAGCTGGATATAATTCAGAGGAATCAATGGCAAGTACTTTAGCTGAAAGGGTCAGCGAAAGAAGGTCAGCGTTGAATCTTAGTCAGGAAGAATTGGCAAGGAAATCAGGCGTGTCTAGAGTAGCTATAAGTAAAGCTGAGTTAGGGCTGACAAAAAACTTTAATGGCAATACGCTCTTTAATATTGCCCGTGCTCTTTTATGCAATCCAGAATGGCTTCAGACGGGAAAGGGAAATCCTGAATTACAATCCACATCCAGCGCTAATTGGGATGCGAATGTAAAAGAAAATAAAGACTCGCACCCATTACAATCCTATGAGTATCCCAAAATCAGTTGGGTTAGCGCGGGAAATTGGTCAGAAGCCATTGAGCCTTATAGTCTTGATGAAATAGACGAGTGGGTAACCACCACTAAGTATGCTGGACATAATGCCTTTTGGCTTGATGTTAAAGGGGATTCAATGACCTCTCCTGTGGGCTTAACCATTCCTGAAGGTATGTCTATATTAGTCAACCCAGATGTTGAACCCACCTCAGGTAAATTAGTTATCGCCAAACTAACCGATGGTAATGAGGCGACATTCAAACGCTACATTGAAGATGCTGGCAATAAATATCTCAAGCCTCTGAACCCCCAGTACCCAATGATAGAAATCAATGGTAACTGCCGAATTATCGGTGTTGTTGTTGAGGCTAAATGGGAAAATTTATAAGGAAAAAACAATGTATTGTATGAAATGCAGCGCATCAATTGAGCCACATAGCAAATTTTGTTCATCTTGTGGAACTCAAGTAAATCAGTTAAATCAGGCAAAGCCATCAGACCCTTGGGTCAGTGATTCACCTAAAAGACAACAAACCATTATTGATGCAAAACCTATCGCGACAACAGAAAATGGCGTTATGGCTTTTATCAAAAAATGGGGCACGAGAGCTATTATTCTCATTGTTGCCACTATTTTTGCTGTTCTTGGCAAAGATCTAGGTCGCGCGCTAACAGATAAATCAGATAATGCCTCAATCTGGGAAAAAGCCGTACCCGCATTTGCTGAAGAAAAAATTAAACTTGGCATCCCTAGACGTTTGGATGACAACACCCTTTTAACTGATATGTTTGTCAAAGACAAAAGCATTAATTACATATATAAAATCAATGATATGAGTCCTGATTACGAAACAATTGTACATGTTAAAGCCATTGCTAAAGAAAGTTTTACCCATGCACTATGCGACAATATTCTTATCGATAAATATCAAGGCGCTGCTAACTATATTTACCAATTCCCATCAAAAACATTAACCGCCACCTTTAACAAATCAGACTGCCCAGCCGTCCGCTAATATCCCCTCACTCCTCCAGAAAAACCACATGTAATGGTTTTTCACAACCACATCCGAAACTAAAGTATCAGATCCTGCTTGACGCAATCCGAAACTATAGTTACATTTAAATCCAAGAACAGGACTATCACCCGAAACAATGGGTACGCTCTTTAACAAACAGGTTAAGTGACACAAAACGGTCCGCGTGTACCGGTCACGGCTCAGCTAAACCACGAATTACCAGTGTGCCTTCCATGAGGGTATAGCGGTGATAGACACAACTGAGGACTGACCAATGGCCACCACATCTCGTCAAAAACGTATGGCAAAAAAACGTAATGCCCATATCCAGGCACTGGCAAATCGGGGAACTAACCGTGTTGAAAGAGCAGTATTAGTGATGGTGCGGAGTAAACTGATACCGGATATGCCAGCCATCACCAACAAGTCCCGCACTTCAGCAGATCCAGAGAAACGCATTGCAGCAGTTGCCCGCCAGAAGATGCGTGGTTGCAGTCAGTTACCTCGCGGCGTGCGTTAGGCGTTAACTATCAAGAAAGCAAAGTCAAACCATCGGAGCTACAGCTTAGGCTGTGGCTCTTTTTTTTACCTTTAAGGAACCAAAATGAGCAAATTATCAGCAATTAACATGCAGCAGATTGAATCTTCCCAGATCCATAGCATCGGCCATGACTCGGTAAGTAACACTCTGGCGATTCGCTTTAAGTCGAAAGGTGAACCTGCTGCGCTCTATCACTACAAAAATGTATCCGCTGATGAATACGCAGCGTTCTCTGGTGCCGAATCAATTGGCTCCCACTTCTACCGCAATATTAAAGCGGATACCGATCGTTATCCGTTCCAACGCATTAACGAAAAGAAAGACGACGAATAAGTGGTTTTACCGCTGCCCCTGTACGCGGGGGCTTCGGCAAAACCACTCACTGAGAACTACTATGAAAACTTTAATCTCAATCAACGCCGCAGACCGCCACGAAGCTCAGATGAAAGCAGAGCAAGCCGCCGAAGCACTCGACAAAGCGCACGCACTGGCTAACCTGATGAACGCGCATACCGGCCAGATGCCGATTGCCCAAATCACCGCTATCTTTGCGTGCAACCCACCACTAGCGGCACATATCCTCTGCAAAAAGGTTAGCTCTCATAATTGAATGAGAACACGTTCCGTCATCTGACCTTAAAAACTAACCGCGCCACGGATGACGACCTTCTGGGACTACCGATATGAAAAAGATTTATTTAGGAAAAGTGTTTGTTCCCGGCGCTTCTACAGTTGGTTACGGTCGTGTTCGCATTCTTTCTCGCAAGGAAGTTGGGCATTTATCGTTTCGCCCTATCGCTGTTGCGGTTCACTGGTGTTTGAGCGGTTACATTACTAACGAATGCGTAACTGAATCCTTCAGTAAGTGATTTTACTGCTGCCCTTGCGCGCGAGGGCTTCGGCAAGTTCACTTACTGAGCGTTATCAAATGACTCAAAACTCAATAATGCATATATGCATCAGAACCATAAACGACCATGAACAGTTGGTTAATAAACGCCGTCATGTATTAGGTGCTGTTAATTACTGGAGTGGCAACACAGCAGGAAATCACTCTCCCGAATATATCGCAGAACAAATTCAATTTTTCTCATCTGGTTTGGAATTGATAGATAAAAAATTGAGCCAGTGACATTAACCGGCGATGTGAATGATTAAATCCCCCCTGAAGCTATAGCGAGGTGCATCGTGAATGAATACAACTATCAGCGAATGGTTGAGCAATCGCTGGAACAGTATGACCGCCTATTAATTTCGGATCCGGATGAGCAAGAGGAGTTAGGCAAACGGATTGAGTTTTTACGCCGCCATTCAAAAATGCTCAATGCTTTTAAATCCGCTGTCCCAAATAGCTGTTTTGTTGCTGGAGCGAGTACCGGCCACCTTGAGTTACTTACCGAAACTGCCGCTATGGAACTTTATCTGGATGAGGTACAGGAGGAAATATTTCTCCGGGTTGCCAAGGCCGAGCGAGCAATGGAATTAGACGCCGAGAAAGACCACCTACTCCAATAAAGAGAAAAGCCCCAGCGATTAAGCCGGGGCTATCCCAGGAGTGCGGGACCAACCGCAAACCTACTGAGGACTGAACAATAACCACGAGGATTATTATCAGCGTGGTTGAGTGACCAAACCCAACCATGGGAAAGCATACCATGCCTATTGAATTCATCAAGACACTCCAGTATCGCCATCGTGTGACTGGTGACGACATTAACCAGTATCCCCGCCAGTCTGGCCTGAAATTCTTCTTCGCATGCGTTTTAGGCGCGTTCATGTTTCTTGCTATCGCTGTCAAAATTTGAGGGCTAATCAATATGACTAACAAAATCAACTTCCCCGAGGTAATCATTAAGGATGATGCGGCACCAGTCTTATATACCAACGGTGGATTAAAAGCATTTGTAGACCAAGCACGCCAAGCAGTTGAAAACGAAGTGGTAGACGCAACTACCAAAGAAGGTCGCGCTCGTGGTAAATCTTTGGCCAGACAGGTATCCAGTAGCAAAAATGCTATTGAAAAACCGGGCAGAGACTATTTACGGCGCTTGAAAGAAGCAGTTAAACCAGCAGAACAAGAGTTACGGTGGTTTGTTGATGAAATGGATAAGCTACGTGACAATGTTCGCCGTCCTGTTGATGAATGGGAAAGTAAGGAAAAACAAAGAATTGAAAAGCTAAATGAGAAACTTAGCTTTTTGAGAAATGCAGGCAACGTTATAGATGAGCTCGGTAATTTACAAAGCTCTCAAATAATCGAAAGCCGTTTAGAGACACTAAAAAATACAGTTATTGACGAAAGTTGGCTTGAAATACAACAAGAGTCTATTGCTGCAAAAGATGCCTCTGTCACCAAGTTAGAGCAGGCACTAATCGTTGCTCGTGAGAATGAAGCTCAAGTCGCTGAACTTTCCCGACTCCGCAGGGAAGCAGAAGACAAAAAACGTCATGATGAAATTGAACGGGTAAAACGGGAAGCGGCTGATTTGGCGAGGATAACCGCTGAAGCTGAAGCAGATCGAAAACTTCAGACTCAGCGCGATGCAGCGGCCAAGGCAGAAGCAGAGGCTAAAGCAGAAAGAGATATGCTTCAGCAGCAGGCCCTATTAGCGGAGGCACGGCGCAAGAAAGATATTGAAGATGCGGAAAATCGCGCACGCTTCGAAGCTGAAAAAAGCCAGCGTGAGCACTTGCAAGAAGAACAACGCCGTCAAGAAGAACAAAGCAAACGTGAAGCAGATAAAGCTCATCGCCAAAAAATATTTGGTGAGATCATGGATAACTTAGTTCAAGAAGCAGGAATTGACCGGGTTGCTGCCCGTGCAATTGTTGTTGCAATTGCCGCACGAAAAATAGCCCATACACAAATTAATTTCTGAGGTACTCATGAATCCGGGTATTTACTATGACATTCCAAACGAGACTTATCACTCTGGCTCTGGAGTGAGTAAATCAATGCTGGATATGGTCGCTTTAGATCCCTCACTTATTCAATGGCGGAAGAACGCCCCTGTTGATACAGATAAGCTCTCAGCGCTCGATATGGGTACAGCGCTGCACTGTGCATTACTTGAGCCAGATGAGTTTGATAACCGATTTATCAAAGCCCCTTTGTTCAATCGTCGGTCAACAGAAGGTAAGGAAAAAGAAAAAGCTTTCATAGCTGATTGCGAGGGTAGCGGGAAAATTATTTTAGATCATGAGCAGCACCGCCAACTAACGCTAATGCAGGGGAGTACTTTCGCCCATCCGGCTGCAAAATTTTTACTCGAAGAGGATGGCTTTTGTGAATCATCTATTTATTGGATAGATGACGAAACAAGCGAATTATGCCGTGTACGCCCTGACAGATATTTGAGAAACCGCCCTGTTGTTATTGATGTTAAGAAAACTGCTGATATGGAGCGTTTTTTTCGTTGGCATATTGAGGGTTTTCGTTATCACGTACAGGCTGCTATGTATTCAGATGGCTTTTATCAGCATTTTGGGGAGTGGCCACAATTTATATTCATCGTCGTCAGTGAAACTATTGACTGTGGTAGGTACCCAGTACGGGTCGTTAAGTTAGATACAGTAAAGATGGATCGAGGAAATCGTCTGTATCGAAACGACTTGATGACATATCACGAGTGTAGAGTTTCAAATAACTGGGGCGGCGTTGAAATTGTTTAAGAGGTTTAATTAACATGTCACAATTAATGATAATTCAGGAAAATCTATCCAAAGAACTTGAGCCAGCCCGTAATATTCTCCCTAAACACATTTCTTTTGACCGATTTGTGAATGCCGCCGCTGTCGCCCTTGCAAATAATGCTGACCTGTACTCATCAGAACCACAAAGCCTTATCAATGCACTTACTATGTGCGCCAAAGATGGGTTAATCCCTGATGGTCGTGAAGCGGCAATGGTTGTTTTTAATACAAAAGTAAAAAGAGACAATAAAGATATTTGGATAAAGAAAGCCCAATATATGCCCATGGTTGACGGTGTAATGAAACGGGCGCGGCAATCTGGCGAGGTTGAAATTATTGCTTCGCGTATTGTTTATGAAAATGATGAGTTTGACGCATGGATGGACGATACTGGCGAGCACATTCGGTACCGGCCGACGCTCAAAACTCGTGGAGGTTATCTCGGTTCATTCGCATATGTTCGAATGAAAACAGGCCACGTGCAATTCGAATGGATGAATCATGAAGATATAGAAAAAGTTCGTATGGCGAGTAAAAACAGCGATAGTGGCCCTTGGAAAGATTGGTGGGAGGGTATGGCAAGAAAATCAGTTATGCATCGACTCGCTCGGCGTTTGCCAAATAGCTCTGAATTGATGGAAATGCTTGAACGCGGCAATGAAATGAATTGGCAGAAACAACAAGAAGAACGCGACATAACACCCCAGAGCAATATCCCAGACACTATTTCATCGCTTAATAATGCCATCAATGGTCAACCAGAGGATATTTCACCCACTGAATATATTATGAGTGATGATGACCGGCAAATGTTCGATGACCTAATCTGGCAAATGGAGGAATGTCAGAACGCTAATGAATTGAAATCTGTTAGCGCTAAGGTTCGAACAATGCAAAAAGATCAAGCGAGTACCGATGAAGCTAATAAAACATATTCAGCAGTAAAACAACGCATAAGCAGCCAAGAAAGCAATATTTAGTATTTCCTCTCCTCTATATTAACAAGTTCCCCACAGGTAACCCATTATGACCACACAGGCCACCACTGCCAGTGTGCTGGAGTCATCCCTGCGTCCAGTTCGGGCGCAGTTAGACCTTGCCATTGAGCAGACTACCGGCACCACACAGCGCTCTATCGAGAGCGCGACTGTTTTACTCAACCAAACACAGTCCCTATGTATTGAACAACTCAATATCGAGACTGACGAATACAACCTTTTATTCGACCGTTTAGAGAAAGCTGAGAACGACCTAACCACGAAATCCTTGGCATTAACGCATGTACAGGAACGCATAGAAAGCGCTGACCTGGTAGCCGCTGAAGCGAATGCCCAGAGAGACAGTATTTCAGCCAAATACAACCTTTCAATTTCTGATCAACGCGTGTTGGCCACTGAAGTGAATCGGTTGAAATCACTTAACCCTGAAAAAATGAAAATCCAAATCGTGCGGCTGAAAGATGAACTGGACAACAAGCGCACGCTGTTAAACCAGCAATTGACGGAAATCCGGCGGTATAAAAAAGAGGCGGCAGAAAGAACCAGCAAACTGGCGGCCATGGTCAATGTTAACAACCAACTGGCTAATACTGTTTCAGACCTTACCGCACGGATCCAGCGCATGGATGGGGACGTCGAGCCCACTTATTACCGTGGTAATGATGGCACTGAGTTTTACTTTTACACCTTTCAGTGGGGGTTGAAGCTCCGCTCTGGTGATTATGATATGCAGCTTATTAACGATATTGACTGGCATATTGAAATCCGTTCCACCACGGGTATTGGCCTGATCGTCTCTGTTAATGAGTGGGCATTGCCGGTCTACCCCATGGTTGATGACTTCAAACGGAACTGGCCGGATGGCCTAACGCCTGCTGTTACACAGCGCATTCGTGACCTGATTGAACCAACTCACCCGCACCTGGTTAAGCGGGCGGAATGGGCAGAGTCTGTGCTTACCGAAACTCTCCCCTTGAAAGAGCAGTATTTAGAACTGCTGGCCCGCTCTGGGATCCATTCATTGTTTGATGTTGTTCGCCGAACGCCTGACATGTTGGCTAATGCAGTCAAAGGTTTCGGGATCGCAAGCGCTCGCCAAGTGCATGCTCAATGCACCCGAATCGTAAAAGAGTGGGAATCAGAGCAGAAACAGAAGGAAGCCGCATGATGGATGAGGAACTAAACCTGAGCACCGGCTGTTATTTTAAGGAAGATGACAGAGGAGACCACACCGCTTGCATAATCTGGTTAATGCGCAGCCGCGCAGAGATCCGCAGCGGGAATCCCTACCTGCCAATGCCAAAACCGATTTATCCCAGTGATGAACGATGGCGCGGCTTACCCCAGGTGGATACGGTCGATATCGGTATTCGTAAGCGCTACTCATTGGAAATTTTGTTGGCTATTTATCAGTTTCACCGCGCTGGCCACAATGAAAACTTGATTGCCAGCGATACCGGTATTCCGGTGACCACTATCCGCAAAATGCTGGAGCACAAAACCCAAAACCAGCGCAAAGCATGGCAACTGGCGCACCAGCTTCGCATCCCCTCCAAACGAGACATTATCAACCGGTTAATTAGGGAGATTTAGTTTTAGCGGAAAAACACACAGGTATGAGTAATCAACTTCGAAAAAATAAACTGAGGACTGACCAATGACCGATGAAAAACAGACAGCTAACCCTGCCCTTTCCGAACCCAAAGCCACCAGTCTAGCCGCCGATATTGCTGCTCATTGCTTGGCCTTCGAACAGTCGCCAGAATATTCAGCGATGATACAGCGACACGTTTCCAGCCTGTACGACAAGGCGATCAAAGAAACCTTCGAGTGGGGTGACTTCCCCCGCGCCGTCAAGAAAGCGCTAGAGGAAGCTCTGCCGGCCAACATCTCACAGATGGTCGATCTGCCGCGTTACAACATCCTCATGGCTAAGAAGCTGGAGGAAAGCTGGACGCTCAATGCGGTTGGTGAGCGAATGACTGGCAGTATGCAGAAGATGGTGCTGGATTTCGTCAAGTCAGAAGAGACGCCAAAATACATCAAAGCCTCCGATCTGTGGAAAGCCTATATCGAGGAACACAAGGGAGAAGCGGCCCACGAGGGCTGGGAGCGGCCAGAAGTGCTGATGGAAATGGGTGAGGGCGACGTATTCAGAGTGGGGATCGAGAAAGAACCAGCCAGTGAAAGTTCATCACTGTACAGCTCATCACGCAACAATAAAAAAACGCACGCATTCGAATTCACGGACAATTTCTATTTCATGCGCAAGGGTGAGTATGTTGATTCTAAAGGTCGCATGGACAAAATTATGCAAGAAGTTGATGGTTTCCCTGTCTATGAGCTGTATTCAGGTCAAGTAGACGGCGATGCATTAGGCAAAAAAGTAATCATGTTCCGTGGTGAATTTGAAAAGCTAGTTGGAGCACTGTACTACGGCGATAGCTTGCTCGTGTTAGACGAGTCTGATGCTGATGAAGTTTATTATCCCGACTGCTATTAATCAGGAAATGAGTATGTCTCAGGAACTGGCTTTGAAATTTAGCAACGCAGGTCCAGAGCAATTACTGGGCATACTCCCTACAGAAGAGGTGGTAGAAATAATAAAGTTTCATTTACAAGAAGAGGTAGAAGCGGAAGTTCGTGGCGAATTCACCGCCCGCATTGATTATCTGGAAAATGAAGTAGATGAGCTTAGTGGGTGGGAAAATACAGCCAACGGATGGGAATGTGATGCCATAGGCCTGTATCGTGCTATTGAGCACGCATTAACGGTCCCATGGAGCCAAGCAATACCGTTACTCCAAAAAGCAATAGAAGAGCATGGTGGCGATATTGAGCCAATACCATGAAAATCGCAAAAGGCCGGGCGGCGGTATGGGAACACGCTGCCGAGGCCAATATGCAGGAAACCATCAGGAAGATTGCAGCATTATTTGATATTGATGATATTGCCATTTTCACCCCCGGTAAGCTGACCTACCTCAAAAATAAACCCCGTAAATATATCCGTATCAGGCCATTAGAAAGTGATGTGGTTATCAATCCAATAACTGGCGCTCATAGCGCTAAGAAGGGAACGTGAATAAAGGTTCTAAGTTAAAGCACCCAAATGTCATTACTGTTAAAAAGCAGGTTAATAAAGTAAATACTTGGTTTAATCGATTTAAATAATTCCACCCTCTCAACTCCCAGTCATTACTCATTATATATCACCCCACAGTCTGGGATTTATTTATTCAATCAATCAATCAAGGAGTAATCCCATGTTTGGATTGTTTCTATACGTCTGTTTTACATTTCAGCCCTGCAAATATGAATCACAGGGATATATATATCCTGACCAAAGTAATTGCCTTGCTGACATCCAGCAAGAAGGTTTGCCGCCTGAATATGTTTGTTTGCCAGTTGAAGGCGTTTTAATGGCGAGGATAAAGCAATGAGCAAAATAATATCGGTAAAAATGGCAAGGCCCAGTGAAGATGAAGTGAAATCTCTGTGGCAACTCTTTCACGCCACTGAAGCAGCAGAAGACCGCTGGCACAGAGAATCATCCGCGCAATTTTTAGAACGCTTTGACGATCAAGAAATCAGTGACGAGGAGCGCACATTTATTGCCGTTGCGTGGGATTCCCTGGTACAAGGCCACGGCGGCTTTGGACGCTTCATGGGGGCTTATGACACCCTGATATATAATTTCCAAGATCCAGATGCTGACCACGTTGCAACACATCCTAAATTTAATGCTCTTCTGACGGAATCAGAGCTATTACCAGTGGTATTTGAGGGTTATCACGAGGCTAAAAATACTATTGCAGATCTGGAAAAAAAGAATCAAATGTTGGCTATTGAAAACATGGTGTTGCAAGAAAAAGCAGCGCGGGAATTATCCGGAGCGTGGATCATGAACCGGCTAGTTGTTGGTTCAATCGCAGCAATTTCACTTATTCACGCCGGGCAATTTACCAGCGCAAAGGATTGGTTGCTGGAAAATATGGAGGGTATAGATATTGATATTCCTACCTATCAATCAGACACACAATTAAATGAATGGGCCAAAAGTCAGCAAGAGGGGTATTTAACCCACACTCAAGCACTGGAAATTATTAAGCAACAAATACCAGAAACGGCGCGGGTAATTAATGAATATCAGGCGCAGGGAGTTGAACTGGCAGCGGATGGATTCCACAAGTCGGTATTCTCTGCAATTGAAGAGGATGGAGTGATCAAGTCTCTTTTATATATCAAAGCTGACTTAATACAGTTCGCCGCCAACCTGCGAGGTGAGCATAATGTCAGATAAGGAATACTGCTATCGCTATGTAGATAGTAATGACTCGAAAGGCCGACCAATCGTAATGCTGTGGCAAATGGTAATTCTACGGGAGACAGAAAAGACATTTTGGTACTGCCCTGACTACCCGAACATGAGTCTTGAGCAAATTATTAAATATCAAGGTAGACCGGGGAACCGTCAAGTTAAACGCAGTCTTAAAAATGCTGCCCGTTCCCGCTATCACTACACAAAAGAAGAAGCATTAAAGGCTTTTATTTACCGCAAACAATATCAGTTAGAACGAATCCGGCTAACAAGCGAAACCGTGTCGCTTTGCCTTAAAGGGATAGGTGAGGCTGGTTTTGTTGAAATCAGTAAAGACGGTGAATTCAACAGTTTTAGCAACATTCTATCTGTTCCCGAAAAAGACTTTCGCGCGGCAGAAGAAGCTGGAGAAGTAGCCTCGACGTATCGCTGGGGAGAATATTGATGAATAACATCGACGAAGAGACAGAACCATTTTTCATCTATGGAGATGACTTAACGGACATGGTTCTGACCGTACAACAGGCCGGAGAGGGGAATGCAGATGCTGAGTAAAGAGCCGGTACGAATTCGGCACAATTGGGATTCAGCAGTAGTAGCCGAATGTGATTTTTGCAGTCACACAAAAATGACTGTTCCACGCGCCGACAGTGGGCGTATTTGTGCTTCATGTTGTGATTCTGAGTTTTTATCAAGTTGGCAGGGTTACGCGAAAAGTCTGGAGACTGAGATTCTATCACTGCGTGAGCAATACAAATCACAGAGCAATGAACTTACTGCAATGACAGCAGCAGCTCAAGCGTTGCGTGATGAAATGTATAAATGTGATGCGAAATTAGAGGCCCTGGCAGCGTTACCGCCGGTTGGCGGGGTCATCAGTAAAAAGCTGATTGGCTGGAGAACGGAGGATTATACGCACGAAACAAATAACATTGAATTAGCCCGAAACTGGGCACCAAATGTTGGTGTTCTTCCGATATTTGAGGGCGATATTAATACCAGTATTTCCACTACCACGATTGACACCACGCCGCTGTATTAATATTCAATAGATGTATCACTAAAACATAGCCCCTTACCACCACAGACCAAACGACCATAATAGGGCGCAGCATCGTTGCGTCCTTTCCTACTGAGGAAAGACCAATGACCAAAATACTGACTCGCACTGAATTAGAAGAGATCACTGGTTTTGTACAACCCAAGAAACAGTGTGAATGCTTACGTGAAAGTGGCATTTTTTTCATCGAGCGTAAAGATGGTAGACCTAGCACAACATGGGCGCATGTTGAGCACCCTATCTCTTCCCGCAATATCATTCATAGCATGCCTGAAGACCAACCTAATTATGGGGCTATTTAATGTCACGTCCACGCAAGAACCCTGCAGATAACTGGATGCCTCCACGGGTTCGTAAAGGCAAGTCTGCATATGAATTCAGGGCAATAGACGGGAGAACAATCCGTCTATGTAATTTTGAATGCAGTCAGGCTGATGTCTGGGTTGCTTTTGAGAAATTAATGATCAACCAAAAAGAGGATTCGACATTTACTGGTTTGATTAATGAGTTTCTATTGTCAGGTGATTTCTGCGAACTGGCCTCCGAAACGCAAAAGGATTACCACAAATACTCATCAAAAATAATTGCAGTGTTTGGGAAAATGTCTCCCGACAATATAAGACCAGAGCATATTCGAAAGTATATGGATAAGCGTGGAGCAAAAAGCAGGGTTCAAGCAAACAGGGAAAAATCCTTCATGTCGAGGGTTTTTCGCTGGGGATATGAGCGCGGGAAAGTAAAGTTAAATCCTTGCCAGGGGGTCAAGCAATTTAAAGAAAAAGTTAGAACTCGTTATATAACCGATGAAGAATACACCGCCCTTTACGATACCGCCCCATCGGTCGTAAAAGTGGCCATGGAGTTGGCTTACTTATGCTGTACCAGGCAAGCGGATATTTTGGACATGAAGAAAGGGCAGTTACTGGAGAGCGGCATACTTATACAACAAAGCAAAACTGGCGTTGCCCAAATTAAAGCTTGGATACCTCGGTTGCATGAGGTTATACGACTAGCAAGCACCCTCCCCTTAAACAGGGGCGTTGTGAGCATCTACTTGTTACACCAGCAATCAGGGTCACGTTTCACCCGTGATAGTTTTAATGCCCACTGGATGAAAGCAAAAAAGGCAGCAACTATGAAGTATCCCGAACTGGAATTTAATTTTACGTTCCACGATCTAAAAGCAAAAGGCATCTCAGACCTAACTGGTTCGCTATATGACAAGCAGGCAATCTCAGGACACAAAAACGCATCACAGACAGCGCGATATGATAGAAAGATTAATGTAGTTCCGGTGGTGGGAGGTCAAGATATGGCGAAGTGA